AACCAACGAGGACGAAGATCGTGCTACTATTGCCAACATTACGGGCAATGGTAATAATCTTGTGCTGTCGAATTTGGGGTTTGTAGAAGGGAGTGGGTATGGGTTGTATGCTGAGAATTATGCTGGTGGTAGATGGGTTCAATCTACTGATAGAGCGGATTTAACTTGGACGAGTTATTCTGTAAATATAACTTCAGTTAAAGTTGCGTCTACACAGTTATATTATCAATCCTATCCTGAACAACCTTCTTTTATAGTTCCTTCTTATAAGATAAAAGTTTATGGACTGAAAGATGGTCAAACCCTATCTTATAGACAAGCAACTTCTGAAGGGCAACAATTATATAAAATATCAGAAGATGGAACTTATACATTACCGTCTTTTCCATTTAAAGCAAATGGAGATTGGTATGGATTTACCTTAAATAAGGTACAAGAATCCTGTGACATTACTATAGAGCAAATCCCCGAATACGAAGGCTACCTGGTTACTGATGGGGTGGATGATAAGATAACTTCGTCTATATTTAAAATGGGTAATGATTGGACTGTAATAGGAGATTGGGAGCTTATAAATACAGGGAAAAATGACAATGCTGGTATTGTAAAATTTGATAGTATAGTCATTTATAATTATAATTATAATTCAGTGCTCATTAATATAAAAAATGGTAGAAATATTTTGATTCCCGATCAAAATACCGTTAATGCAATTTGTTCTGATGGCAGGATTTATTCAAAAGACTGGAAAGAATCTATTTATAATGAAGAAACGGAATCTACCAGTAAAAATTTCTTAACTATAGGATATTCAGGTAACGCATATACTAAAATTGCTTTCAAAAACTTAGCGATTTATCCTACAGTCCTCTCCAGGGAAGATTGTATCAAAGCATATAACTATTTACAAACTTTAAAAGCAAAATAATATGAAATTCATTATCATACCAAAAGAAGTATATGATTCCGTATCTGAAGAAAAGAAACGTGAATTAGGAACAGGTAGCCCAAGAGCGAGCGTAGACGGCTCTTGGGTTATTTTACACGTAGAACATTATGACCATCTATTTAAGTCTTTAGACGCGCAGGCTGATGACGATCCTCAATATCCGTATTCGGTATATGATAGCCCTTCTTCTGAGTTTGAATCTGTTCTTTCATCTAAAGAATGGGTGTCTGATGTTAATGACGAGTGTCTTTGATCTTGTTATGGTTGGGGCAATTACTATATTTGTAAAAAGTTGAATAATTAAAGCGTGTGGTAGCGTTATCTACCATATAATCATCATGTTTCAGATAATAATCGGATGCGTTTTGGCTAATATCCTTACGATAGCAATCATCGGTTTAGCCCTGTATTTAGTGTATCGTAAAAACGAAGATCGTTTAAAGGCTTTGGATTCTAAGATTGATCAGAAGGTTGAGGACGTAAAAAACAAGGTTGGTGCGGTGATGGACATCGTAGACCAGGTCAAGAAGTTGTTGGATAAAATTAACAAAAAATAAATATGGCAGAAATAGGTTATAACAGTAAATTCGAAGGCCAGGAGGTTGATTCCAGACTTGAGAATGTGGTGCAGGCTGCTCCTGGAACAGGTTCGGAGTCGGGGAAGGGAGGCCTCATCCCGGCTCCCCCTGCCGGAAGTCAGGACGGTAGCAAGACTCTTCTTAGTAATATGACATGGGGAGATCATGTAACAAAACAGTACATAGATGATGCTGTTTCGGCAGCAGGGTGGAAGAAACAGATTGTTAGCAAACTTCCTACTGTTGAAGAAGCGAAGGATAATGTCATGTATCTTGTAAAAGACGATGTGGCATCTAAAGAAACTAAAAGCGTGTATAACGAATATATTTTGGTTACTGAAGAAGGTGGAACTAAGGTGCTTGAATCACTTGGTATGGTAAGTACAGGAGTAGATTCATCTTATCTTGATTTATCCATATTTCCCAGAACTTCTGGAACTCTTGATGAGGATTCGTATGCAAAAGTTCTGAATGCTTACAATAACAATATTACATTAGGTAAGCTTAGTTTTTATTATTTTTCTTTGGATTATTTTTCAGACAATGATAATTCTGAATTAAAAATAATAGCTGTTTTATTTAATAACACCAACTCAAAGGAAGACGTATCTGGATCTTATATAGACATTGAGATGGTAACTTATGTTGTTTCCCAAGATAAGACATATAGAGCTATAGCTAATACGGCTACGTTGTCTAATGACATGTTATCTTATTTGAAGTTTATGGCTAAGACTCCTAATGTTGTCACAACATTAGCAAGTTTGCCAATAGATGCTCATAATATCATAGCCAACGTAGCTTCCGCTACGGACCTGTCTATGGCCGTATCTGCTGAGGATGCTGGGAGGGAATGGCAGGTGCGGGTCAACAACACTACCGGCACAGACATCACGCAGCCGCTTCCTACCTCTGGCCTGTTCCAGAGCATGTCAGGCGATAGCGTAGTAGTACCTAAAAATAGTTTTATAGAATTAAGTATCTGGTATATTAATGATAAGTTAGTTATCAGAGTAGGTGAACAAGCTTAACAGAAAGGATAGAGTATGGTTTATGTAAATAAAAACGTAAAAGGTTTTTACTGGGAAGGATACGAGTTGGATTCCTCTTCTTACGAAGTAGGGTATTCTTACCAAGATTTCTTAGATGGTAAATGGGTTCAACTTGACTCCGATCAAGAAAAATTCCATCAAGACAATCCTGATGCGAGTGTGAAAGAAGTTATTGCCATGCAGCTTGACCCGGAGCCTCCTGGACCAACTGAAGAGGAGTTGCTTGCCAAGGCTAAGGATAAGAAAGTTTCTGAGGCCAGGGAATATGCTTATTCTGATGCTGTCCGCTCTTATAGCTTGGATGGTAAACAGATATGGTATAACAGCAGCATGAGGCAGAAGGTTAAAAACGATATTGATGTAGCAAAAGGGAGCGGGATATACACCGTATCTGTAGCAGATTCAGAATACGAGCTTGATATTGCTAATACGGCAATGAATGAAATGCATGTATATGAATCTGAATGCGATGATCGTACTGCTGCCATAGAAAAGGAAATAGCTTCTAAAATTGACAGGAGTGAAGTTGAATCTATGAAAGTGGATGAAGGATATCCTGAGAAGTTGGTAAGGACAAAGGATCAGATCATAGAAAAAAATAAGATCCTTGAAGCTAACGATCCGGAGAAGGCTATAGCCATGTACATGAGGGCGATGATCAATACGCCGGCTATGTTGGAGAATACTGACCAGAGTCTGGCTCTTAAGATAAAAGGATTGTATCCTATTTGGGATAAGGATGGAGTTTATGGCGACAAAGGTCTTCCTATGGGAACTGCTGTTGTAAAGGGGCAGCGTTTTCGTAGTAAAAACCAGCCTTCAGATTTGGATTGGACTTTGTTTGAAGTAAGGCAAAATCACAATCTACAAGCTGATTGGGTTCCTGGCCAGGGAGGTGGAGCCGAAAGTCTGTATATGGTTGTTCAAGAAAAGCATTCAGGTACCGTAGACGATCCTATTCCTTGGGTATATAATTCTATTTTAGAGAACGGAAAGTATTACATAGACAAAGAAATTAAGTATCTTTGCATAAGAGATTCAGGCATCCCTTTGGCTTACGAGAATCTTTCTGATCTTGTATCAGCCGGATACGTAAGGGTTGTTTAGGTCGTAATTTGTTGTTAATGTTATGGATGGCCCCTGTATATTTATTTATGCAGGGGTTTTTCTTTAATCCAAACTCCGCTTATTTTAATATTTGGTAAGGTTCTGATTATCTTTGTGAAAAAGGTTAAGTTATGGAAAGAAGTGATATTATAAAAGAATTGAGTCAGTATTTTAGTATTGTTGAATTAGTTGGTCCTAAAGAATACGGTAGAGACAAAGATCTTTGCTGGAGGTATTTAAGAACTGAATTGCTTCACACGATACTGGTTTTAAGGAAAGACATATTGAAAACGCCGATGACGGTTAATACCTGGAAGTCGGGTGGAAGGTTTGATGAGCGTGGGTTTAGGAACAATATTTCGGATATAGTAAAATCCAAGACCGTATCAGGGTCTTTGTATGTCAGTCCTCATATGCTTGGGGCAGCCATCGATTTTGATGCCAAGGGTATGACGGCAGAAGAGGCAAGGAATAAAATAATTCAGTCGCAGGATTTACTTCCTTGTCCCATTAGATTAGAATCAGGTACCAATTGGGTCCATATTGACGTATATGACTCTCTTGGAAGTAGCAAGAAAGTAACTATGTTCTAATATGGCTTACAGATTTGTAGGAAGGATGAATTTAGAAAGTTTCTGGGCTTTTCTCATTTCCGGATTATCAGCATTGTGGATGAATTTCCAGGAGATTCACCACCTTATATATTCTATATTGTTTATATTAGCTATAAATCTTTTGTTAGCTACTATAAAAAGTATCAAACACTGCTATATCCTAAGAAAGAGAAAGAGGCCTTTTAAGATATTGACATGCATAAGCGAAATTGGAGTTTTGAAAATCCTTCTTGAGTTCGCGGCCTGCTCTTTCGGGCTGTTTACCATATCCGGAATGGATCTTATTATGTCTATGGGAGGGCATAAATCCCCAGAGTTTATAGACATGCTTCTTCAGTGGATTACGATATTCTCCTTAATATTATACGGTGGAATGGCATTCAAACGCCTCGGCGACCTTGCACCTGATTTGATGATAGTAAAAGGTGTTAAGTATTTCTTTAGCAAAGTAAGTTGGTGGCAGAAGGTTCCATTCGGAGAAGAGCTTAAAGAAGGTATTAACAACGGTGATATACAAGAGCTTTTAGACGAAGATAAGGAGGGTAAAAGATGTGTTTGCAAAAAATGAGAGCCAGGCATGTGTTAGGAGTTCTTCTACTGTGTTTTATATCTTTCTTGTTTGGTAAAACATGCAAGAAACAAGAAATAATACACGATATAGAAATAGATACTGTAATAGATACCATTATCCAACCTGTTCCTGTTCCTCAGTATATAGTTGACGTAGGGGAGGTAGAAATACCTTTCCCTATGGATGCTATAGTTGAAAAAGATACGATAAAAGACACTGTCTATATCAATATTCCTATACAAAGAAAAACATACAACACAGATGATTATCGGGCTGTTATAAGCGGATACAGACCTAATTTGGACACGATGATCATCTACCACAAAAAAGAAATAATATACGAAAAGAGCCGGCGCTGGGGCATAGGACTGACGGCAGGGTATGGGGTTGGGCGCGAGGGCTTCTCCCCCTACTTAGGCGCTGGAATCTATTATCGGATATGGTAATAATCACGTCCTATTTTATTTAATACACAACATTTTAAACTTTTATCACCCCATTTACTTATCTTTGTGGAAAAAGGTAAGTTATGAATTATATCGATATTTTACCACAGATAAGAAATAACATTTTCTATGTCAGGATAGTAATGACCGACTACGATGTGGAAAATCAGATGGTTATTAGAATAGTAGCCAGAAGAAATGACGGTTTGTACAAGACGGAAGTAGTACAGTATCCAAATGAAGGAACTGATTACAACGGAGAAATCATTGTTCCTATGTTTGGTATGGCTAAGTCATTGGTGGCCCAAATAGTAGGAGTCAAGATAAATGGTACCGAGGTACGTGTTAATAGCACTGAAGTAGAGGGAGCTGATATAACAGCCAGATACGATGATTCCCTTACCAGAATGGGATGGGAAGAGAGTATGAACAACATTCATCTTGATTTTGAGGTTATAAGCACCAACAACCCTAAAACGCTTCGTATAGCCGATCAGTCGGAATGGGGGATACTGGCAGACAGACCGGCTATTATAGAGATCGTACCACCTGAAGATGAGAATAAGTATGTTTATTATCTTGGTAAGAATCAGTTGAATGTATTCAACAGTAAGACCCTTGGCATAAATCCGGGTCGCGGAAATGATTTTGAAAACCTAAAAGATGGTATATACGATATTACCATAAAAGGCAGTCCTTCCTCTTATTCATTTAACAGAAAGTATTTAAAAACAGATCTGATCCGTCTTAACATAGATAAGATATGGGCCAGGTCAACTGTGTTATGTGATCATGAGGATGATGACGTTATTGACAAAATAAAAGAAATAGAGTTTCTGCTGGCTGCGGCTGAAGCCAATATGAGATTAGGGAATTTTGAAAACGTAAAACAATTATATGAAAAAGCATCTAAATTGATTTACGTTCTCAATAATTGTGAAAATTGTGGTTGTAAAATATAATAAATTAAATATCAATAAGTTATGGGATGCGGATGTGGAAGAAGCAACATTGCTTCTATTAATAAAAGTCGGGCTATAAAGCCTCAGTCGAATACGACACCTAAAGCTGATTCTAATGCGGCTTGTATTCAGAAATATGATGAACTTGCTGTGTTGGACAAGAAAATCATAGACCTTCATCGCAAGTTTAGGTTTGTAGGAGGTGTAAGTAAAAGGTATGCTGATATTCAAAAGCTGGTAAGAGGGTGGATTGTTAATTTGAAGAACGAGTGCCCGGATCCGGATGATCTTGCTACTTATTCTGAATACATAAATAAAGAATACGCCAGGTATTTTACCGTGAAATGATATGGCAGCTACCGGAAGTACACAGCAAATTCTTTTCCCTTCATCTTACTTATGTGAGTGTGCTGATCGTTTTATAGCATGTAAGGCTGATCAGTATCTACAATATCATAAGTATAAGGTAGGTATTAAGCCTGATATGGATATGGTTCTTAAAATAGATCGTATGAGAAGAATCGTATGTGAAGGGGAATGTGGGCTGTGTCCGGACGAGATTCAGAAATTTAAAGAAGAACTTAATAAGATCTTGTCATGAAAAAAATGTATTACAACAAAGAATACAGAAAAGTTTTCAAGAAATCGGACTGTCCGGAAGATCTTGGTTCTGAAGAAACTTTCATCGTTCATGAAGCTGAATTTTGTTCGGATATAAGCCAAGATGATGCAGATAGGAAAGCGGAAGAGTTTGCGGAGAAAGAAGGTCCGTTGTATGCTAATAAAGTAGGTGGCTGTTGCGAGGTATATTATAACACAAGACAGGAAGGGGATTTCTTTAAAAATGATTGTCCTGATGGTCAAAAACAAGAACAACCCACACATCACGTGGTAGAGGCCGGGCGTGTATGGTCTAAGTTTAGTACCGAAATAGCCAACTACGAAGCTGCGAAGATTCTTGAGCAAGAAGGGCAGGCTGCCGCTAACGAATCTGGAGTATGTAAAACCGTTTATTACAACGAAGATCAACATGGTTGGTTTAGTAAACGTTGTAAGGAAGGATGGAAGGCTCCTGAGAAATACAGGAGGATATACGCTGGTACCGTAACGTCTTTCATTAGCGTTGATGATGCCAATGAAAAGGCTAAGAAGATACTGGAAGAAGAGGGCATGAAATGGGTTAATGAAAATACCAAATGCGAGCCTGTTGTTGATGAATGCAAATTTGATTTTTGAAAATGAGCAACGTAAAATTTAATCCGACAGAAGGTGAGAATGATAAACTGGTGTCGGTGTTTTCTGAAATAAATGAAGGTCTTGATACGACTTTGAATTACACTATTTCCGATGAGGGGAATAAGGCTAAGAAGAGCATCGTCGTTAATCAAGTTGGTAAAAGGGAAAAGTTTTTATCGAAGAAAGGGGAGGAATCTGAGCCTTTTGTTTTGTCTGATGGTAATACTTTCAACGTTCTTAAAGAAGGTGCTTCAGGATCGGCATCCGCTTGGGCTGAGGACCAGCTTCCTCCAGAAGCCACGGAATCAGTTGGCGACAAAAGCCTTCTCCCTTCTTGGGATTTTTACCTTATAGACATGACTCAAAATACCGGAGACAAAGTGCGTCCGGTAGGAAAGCTTCGTAAGAATAATCTCCTTAGATTTGAAAACGGAGATTTTGCTCCTACGGTGGGCATAACCGAGGAAATGAGAGCCGAATGCGATGTGGAACTGTATTTGGATAGCGGTCATAAAAATAAGTATTGTGATGCCGGAGCATTTGACGCTAAGGCTTTTTACGAAGAGTATGGTATTGGTCAAAAACTTTATAATGTATCAGGGTCAGAGGTAAGGATTTTAAGACCTTGGGAGACTACTTCAAAGAATTATAGCATATTCTTAGGATGTAGCAAGAGCCTGTATGTAGCTGATAAAGTAGTTGGAAAAAGTGGAAAAATATGGTCTGGGGTGTACGACGCAGACACGGTCCCTATGCTGGACGGACTTGACCTGCGCCAGACGTGCCCCGTGCTGCCTCCCACAGCCTTATCTCCTGGACCGGTATGTACAGTAGACTCCAAGGCAAGATCTTTCTTTTTCTTGTATGAAGGAGAAACAAATTGTAAATCCGGAGCCGGAATTGGTAACGCCTGCACAATGTTTCTAAATGGAAGAACTTATCCGAGATGCAATGATGTAAATCAAATCAATATAGCTAAGTATTCGAGGGCTAATAACGTAGATACTGAATCTTCTTATCCTTTTTCAGAAGGTGGATTTTTGACTTTGAATGCGTATATCATATACCTTGAAATGTTGTACGGTACTAAATACTTAGTTAATCCAGACACTTTCGGTTCCGGAATATCAAGTAATAACGGAATAGGTAATGATGTCAATTATCGCAAATACGGAGGAGTGAAATACCGTAAAAAAGGAGAAGAGTCGTGGCTGTATGGAATATGGGCTACAAAAGCTTCTATTATCCATTATGAACCTACTAAAACAGCTCATTTTTCTGACCTCATAAATTCAGAGTATCCTAAAGAACAGTGCATGGAAAGCCAGATGGCGGCTTCTTTTGCATTTGAAACAGGAGTAGAGGAAGGATCAGAGTTTGATTTTTATGGAGGAAAATACTGGTATAAGAACGTCCAGGGAGCCAAGAGTATGGCTGAAGGTCATATGAATGTTATTGTGTTTAAGGAAATGACTGGTACCATATCGGCCTTAAACGAAAATGACGAACCGGCAGAATTTGATTTGGAAGTTATTTTAAGGATGTCTTTGTACGATGGCATGAATTTGTCTGGAGATGTCTTTAGGTATTGCGGAGGAGGATACGAACAGGTAGGAACTTGTTTAAATGATCCTAATGTCATTGGAATAGGTAATACTATTGATATTTATATAGAGCCAGATCAAAAGAAATGGACATATGAGAAAAGGTCTACTATAAATAATGGTGAGGTTTTTGATTTTGAATCCAAATATAAGAAGATAGCAACTACCCAAAATTTAGGAAATGGTCATGTTTTACATCGTATCCCTTATACCGGATGGAAGGGTAAAAAGGGAGGAAATTATAATTCAGGAGAATGTTTTTATACATGGGACATCTGCTACTGGGCTTCATCTGTTGGTATAAAGTCCAGAGTGGCTGCTCGTTTCGGCGGTCCTGCGTCCGCTGGCGCTTGCTCGCCTCGTACTCTGATTGCGTATTACGCCACTTCTGCTACGCATCGCCACTATTGCGGCCTTGCCCAGTTGTTATTAGACGTCAGTCAGCCGCAGGCCTGAGGGGTTGCACCCCTCTGATGGCGCAGCCATCATAAGCGCAGCGCTAAGGCGCTGCCTTATATACTATATCACGGCGCAGCCGTATCTTGTTAATATAATATTTTATAGCTATAAAACAAAAATTTAAAATATTTAATACAAATTGTTTTGTAGCTATAAAATATTATACATACATTTGCAATGTTATTAGACAACAGAGATAGTTAACATTATAAACAATAAAAATTTATTCAATGAAATCCGTTAGTCTGCTAACAAGTCTTACGTTGGGATCTGACCTCTGAAATAGCAAATAACGGTTGAGAAAAAGGTTAAAAAGAATTGGCTGCTCGTTTCGGCGGTAATGCGAACAATGGCAATTGCTCGCCTCGTAATCTGAATGCGAATAACGCCACTTCTGATACGAATCGCAACAATTGCGGCCTTGCCCTGTGTGGGCTAAAAAATTGGGTATATTCTTTTTAATCTTTCCCAGGAGTGGAGAATCAATAAAAGACAAGCGTATGAGGTTATATGATAAAAATATGATAGAGATGCGCGACGGTCGTAAGCCCGTCATTAGCCCACAACTGAAATCAGTTTCAAACTATATAGATATAAGTTTGGATGATATTAGAGAAGCATGCGAAGCAGCATTTAAAAACCATTCTAAAAAGAATGATGTTGTTAATTTCAATTTTGATTTTGATGGTAATTCGTTAAAATTGTATGAATGGTATTTAGATGGTACTTATGTTAGCAAAATCAAATATCGCAAACTTGTAAAAGAAAACAAGAATGGTAAGGTTCGTGAAATAAACAGCCCGGATCTTACCACCAGAATCTATCAGCATCTTGTTTTAGTAAAGTTGGGTCCTTTGTATTATGAGAAGGATAATATGAATGGTCTTAATTGTAAGCCTGGATTTGGCATAACAGCATCGTCTAAATCAAGGTCTCTTATTAAAAAGATGAAGCACGTTTATTATGATAGACTTGATTTGAAGTATTGTTTGGTTATAGATCAACGTAAATGTTATAACCATGTAAAAGACAAAGTGTTTAGAAAAGTACTTAAGAACTTTATTTCAAACAAAAAGTTTATAGATTTTGTAATAGACGTAAGTTTCGTATCTGGAGAGCTACCTATAGGAACCCCTACAAGCCCTTTCATTCATCATCTCCTTATGAAAGATTTTGATGATCTTGCAAAGAGAATAGCTCCTTTTTCATTGAGATATGCCGACGATAATTTCCTTGCTTTCTATACTAAGGAGGATGCTAATACTGCCAAATGGAGGATTAAGAATTATTGGTGGTATGAGCTTAAGATAAGATCTAAAAGGCATACTTGTATTATAACAGACATGGATAGACCTCTTGATTTTTGCGGGTATGTTTTCCACCGTAATAACAAAGGCGTATCTGAACACAATAAAGGTTATGTGACGATAAGGAAGAGGGTAGCCAAAGACGCGAAGAAGTGTATTACAAATGAAAGCTGGTCTTCTTACTTCGGTCTTTTAAAACACTGTGACAGTTATTCATTAATGTCAAAAATAGAAAATATCATGAAATTACGAGATTTAACAAGCACGATTCGTATTGATAAGAAAATGGATGCGGACAGCATCGATGTCAAGAACCTTGAAGGTATTGTATTTGATATCGTGAACTACGAAATACGAAGCAATAACAAGAATGAGCCAAACTGGATAAAGTGCTTGATAGGTATTCCAGAAACCAATAAAGAAGGTATTCCTACCGGCAGGAAACTCGCAAGGGAATTTCATGGTAATTATCAAGGTATAGTAAATTTTATTTCAAAATGCGAACTTACTTATGGCAAAGATGCTATTCTCCCTATTACCGATGTAGAGATAGAAAACAGATGCGGATACGTTTTTAAAGGCAGCACTAACCGCTTGGAATACATTGATTGACTTCTTATTGTGATGGTGTGAATGAAAATTGTTATCTTGCACCAAAAAAAAGAAAGTCATGAATTGTAATACTTGTAAAGATGACAGACCTGATATTCTGAGATCTAATATCTGTATCGGGTCTGATCCGTGTAATGACTGTACGGACAATTGCGAAATTATTCCAAAAGAATGCGATTGCCCGTATGGTCATTTAAGCGATCATTGCATTCATTATACAGGATGCAAGACATTCATATCCAAATTAACTCCAGGTATGCCTTATAATGAGGTTATGCATAATATAGAGCTGGTTTTTGAAAACATAGATAAGTTTTTGGATAGGATGGTTGAAGAAAATACGCTTTTAAAACAAAGGGTTGAAGAACTTGAAAAACAGTTACAAAATGGAAAAGAGTGCACAAATTGGTAAGGACTTAAGTGGTAAACACGTATATGTTCCACATGTGGACGAGACGCCGGTGCCATGCCCGGACGGATACACCTGCACGAACTGCGTGTACTGCGCTGACGACATCAACGCTGGCTACTTCAGTCTGGCTCAGAGATCTGATCTTACGGCTTTAATCAATGCAATGATATGCCGTATGGAATATCAGGATAGGGAAATAGAATTTTTAAAACAAAAAATAAATATTTTAAGTAACAATGGCAATAACAGGTAACGGTTGTTTTGGCAGTCATGGTGGGTGCGAACGCCCACATCATTGCAATATTCCTTCTTCTAACATATTCTATGATGGAGAAACTATAGAAGAAGCTGGTTTGTATCATGGTATGCCTTTAGACAGAGCTTTGGCTAATTTAGCTAAATACGTTTCAAGGGCTATTAACGTAAGTGGATCTGTCAATACAGAAGTATTTGACGGTACTTCTCATGTGGTTCTAAAGAAGGATCCGGCAGAGATTTTGCTTGTATCTTATTGCGGAGGTGTCGTACCTTCTGATATGTATAAAGTCCAGGGCCGTACTGTTAGGTTCTGCCGGGATATGTGTCAACAAGATGAATTTGCTGAAGTGAGGGTCGTGTACCGAGAAGAGGCAAATAGTTCTTATGGGTTCCATTGTTAATTTAGGAGGATGAGAAATGGCAGAAAAATGCAAAGGATTTATATGTGGGGGTAATCTTGTTGATGGCTCTGTGCCTTCTGATAAGTTAGATAAAGAAACCATTATCGAGCTTATTAAAGAGATTCTGAAAGAGGAAATGCACGAATCTTGGCTTAAGGAAATAATAGAAACCATACTTAAGGAATCCATTGATTCGGATTGGCTTCGTGAGTTCTTTAAAGAGGTTCTTAAAAAATATGCTAAAGAGGAATGGTTTAAGGACATTATCTGCGGCTTAGGATGTGTAGGTGTACAAGAGATATTCGACGTTATTCCTACTGACATAACATTTGAGGCTACAGGAGGTACGGCTACGGTTCAGGTGGTTGTCGATGATGGAGTTGAATGGGAGTTGACACTTTAAATTAGGGAGGATAATTATGTCGAGAGAGAAAATATATAAGATGGATGATGGTTCTTGGCTTACCTCGGACAAGAAGGAAGGTGTCGGTCGTGATAAAATGAATTTCGATGCTCCATCTTGGAAAGGAAGGGAAGATAGGATCACTATCCGAATTGTGAAAAAATCCGATACTGAAAGTATGAAAGCTATTACTTTCAGGCAAAAAGGCATTAAAATCACAGAAGTCTCGGTTAGCAGGCTGGAGTTCCCTATATCTGGTGGAGATAAGCAGGTCCTTATTACTACCAACTCCGCTTCTATCAATGCCCTTATTACGGGTGAGAAAGATATAAAGGGTGTCATAAAAGCATTTACCACCGCTTCCGGTCTTAATATTGACGTCAATGATATTAGGCTTGATTATGGTTTCCCTGGTGATCCGGGTCTTGAAGACACGTTCCAGGTTTCGATGATTGTTTCCATGCCTGGCAATGAGGATGGGAATGAAGTTAATGAGAACATAACTATAAATGGTGTACTGATTCCTATTTATCAGCCTGGAAAGGTCGTTCCTTACATTAAATTGGATAAGGAATTTGAACAAATTGAGGGTGATGAAACAAGCACGCAGTTAAGTATAGAAAGTAATATAAAAGATTATGTTATTGAAATAGTTGAATGCGAGTCTGTGGATAAGGAGGAAATCTACCTGGACAAGGATGTTGTTGATCTTGATTCAGATGGATCACCGGAGGTAATCAACGTAAGTACAACTCCCGAAAATTTAAGATGGAGGATTAGCGAATGAAAGTAGGTAATTGTTGGGCGAACATAGATAAGAAAGAAGGCAGTCTTAACAGTAAGGTTAATATTTCCTTTGATGAAAATGATACTGGTGCCAACAGAAGTGTCAAGATAAGGGTGTCTTCCAGGGATGGTAGCGTATCTGAAGAATGTACGGTAGTTCATAAAAGAAAAGAACAGGTAGTTTATAGAAATAAAAGGCAGTCGGCTCTTTTCACAAAAGAAGGATGTAATCCTGAGACAGAGAAAGGGGAAGAGCTTGAGTACGTTGTTGAGGCCGGAAAATACACGTCTATCATATCTCAGTCTGATGCTGATGACAAGGCTATGAGAGACATTGAGCAAAATGGTCAGAACTGGGTTAATGAGCATGGTCGTTGTATAACCATATTATGGTACAATGTCAAGAAATCAAAGTCGTTTAGAAAGAACGACTGCGATCCTGATACCGAAGAAGGAAGTTTGGTTACGATGACGATCGAAGCCGGGCAGTTCTCTTCTTCCATAAGCCAAGAGGATGCTGACCGTAGGGCTGAAGCCGAGTTGAATGCCAAAGGTCAAGACTATGCTAATTCTCATGGCACTTGCAATACCATAAAATGGTACAACGACAGGAAATCCAAAATGTTCCAAAAGACAGATTGTGAGGTAACTGAAGTTGGATCTATGGTAGAGTACGTTGTAGAAGCCGGCCGTTTCTCTTCTTCTGTTTCTAAGGAAGATGCTAATCAGAAGGCTTTGGAAGCCTTGGAAGCTGAAGGTCCAGGGTATGCTAATGAGCATGGCACCTGTGAAACCAATTTATGGTATAACGTAGAGAAGTCGAAAGTATTTTATAAGAATGACTGCGAAGATGGGTTTATCGGAGCACCTTACACTTACACGGTAGAAGCCGGTAAATACACATCAGACGTAAGTCAAGAAGATGCTGATCAGAAAGCTCTTGATGATATAGAGAAAAATGGTCAGGATCAGGCAAACCTGAGTGGAGAATGCGTTACTGATCCAAATTATTTCGTCGGAAAGGCTTCGGCTCGTGTTCAGAAAAATGATTGCGATGCTGAATCTCAGACCGGAAGCTTTGTCGATTTAACTGAAAAGGATCTTGCTGGATACCCGGATGCTTTTGTATCAAGGGAAAGCCAGGAGGCGGCTAACGCGCTCGCTCAGGCTGCTATGGAAGAACAGAAACAGGATCTTGCAAATAAGAAAGGCACTTGCATAGATAAAAACCAATTTGTTGGTGTATATAGCAAGGTATTCACAAAAGACAATTGCGACGGAGAAGGCGTAGGTTCGCAGGTAACAGTGGACCAAGATGATGTAATCGGTGGTCCTTTTACTTCATACGAAAGCCAGGAGGCGGCTAACGCGCTCGCTCAGGCTGCCGTCGAGCAACAGGGCCAGGCCATAGCTAACCGGGACGGCCATTGCACGTGGACTGGTAAATACAGTGAGGAATTTACCAAAAATGATTGTACTGAAGGTCAGGTAGGATCCAAGATTACGGTAACCGAACAAGATGTTGTTGGTGCTCCTTTCACATCTACCGTAAGCCAAGATGATGCTAATAACAAGGCTAAAGCTGCTGTCAAAGAACAAGGACAGGCTATTGCTAACAGTAAGGGTAATTGTGAGAATATGACGGTCTATACCGGTCATTACAGCAAGAGATTCGTTCCTGAATGTGAAGCTTGCCATAAGGGTGTAGAAATGGAGGTTACGGCCGAAATGGTTAATGGTAGTCCTGTTACGTCTACAGAAAGCCAGGATGCGGCAGACGCAGAAGCTCGTAGGATCGTAGAAGAAGGAGGCCAGGCCTATGTTAATAAAAACGGCAACTGTACGCCACTTAGCACCGATCCTGTATGGGAAGACGTTGTTCCGGAAGAACTTAGATGTAATGAAGGTAAGTCTCAGAAAAAGCAACATGATACCAACGAATGTTCTGAAACCCACAATCAAGAACGTTGGGTAGATGGTGGGAACAAAGTTTGTAGCTGGACCGGTCATTACTCAGAAACGTTCCAAAAGAACGACTGTGAAATACCGGATTCAGGAACAGAAGTAGAGGTAAGTGAAGCTGATGTTGAAGGCAATCCTTTTACTTCTTTCGTAAGTCAAGAGGATGCTGATAATAAGGCTAAGGAAGCCGTTAAAGCTCAAGGGCAGGCTATTGCTAACCAAAAAGGTAAATGTAGGTTCGTAGGCGTATATAGCAAGCAGTTTACAAAAGACAATTGCGGATCATGTCAGCATGGCGTTCCGATGAGCGTAACACAAGACATGGTGGGTGGACCGTTCTATTCTAATGAAAGCCAGGAAGAGGCAGATAGGTTGGCTCAGGAAGCTGTAGAAGCCCAAGGTCAGGCTTACGCTAACAAGAACGGGACATGCGAAATGGACAACACCGATCCTGTATGGGTAGATTCTGAACCGCTTGAAACCAAATGTGAAGGAGGTAAATCTTATAAGAAGCAAGTCAATACCAACGAATGTTATGGTGGAGCAGATGAACGCTGGGTAGAAGGTGGAGATAAGGTATGTACCTGGACCGGAACATATAGCAAGCAATTTACAAAACAGTGTGCTGATGGAGGTGTCGGATCTGAGGTTACTATAGACCAAGATGATGTAACCGGCGGTCCTTTTACGTCTACCGTAAGTCAAGAAGACGCAAATAGTAAGGCTCAGGCTGCCGTTGAGGCCCAAGGTCAGGCTCTTGCTGACGCACAGGGCACTTGTACTTGGACCGGTAAGGCAAGTAAGGTTTTCACCAGAAACAATTGTGGAAGCTGCCAGCATGGTTCTTCTGTTACCGTAACCCAAGATGAAGTGGGTGGTCCATTTACGTCCAATATCAGTCAAGCTGATGCTAATAAGAAGGCTCAAGATGCTGTAAATTCCCAAGGTCAGGCAGTAGCTAATAAGAATGCTGATTGCTTGCCTGATAGCACAACACCTTCTTGGTCGAATACCGGAAGCATCCGTTGTAACGGGTGTACGTCTCAGAAGCAACAACGTGACACCAATCCATGCTCTTCTTCTTATAACGACACAAGATGGGTTAATGGAGGTGGAGAGTCTTGTACTGACTGGTCTTACTATGGAACAGGAGACTGCGTAGGTCATACTCGGTACAATGCTTATCGTGATAGTTGCTCTGGTAGCATAGATCGTCAATATTCTGTAAGTTGTAGAAATTGCTGTAATTGCGGATCTTACGGTTCTTGGCAAGAAAATGGATGTAATGGAACCAAAACTAAGTTTATTCGTTACGATGATTGCGGAAATTCTGATACTAAAGAAGAGTATGTTATTGGAAGTTGCGGATATGCTCCATATGAATTTCAGTTCCATGATGGAAGAACGAGCAAGTCAAGGTCTGTAACTGGAGAATCTCAGGATATTAAAGAAGTTATCATAAGTACTAAGAATGATTCATATATAGGATATTCTGTTAAATCGAAACCTTCTTGGTGTTCTGTTGATTACAGAGACCAGACATCTGAAAGCATGAAGGCTCTGGTGACATTATCTGCCAATACAACATCTTCTTCCAGATCTGGTGACATTGTTTTTGTTCAAAATGAATCTGGAAAGACTGTTACTCTTAGCATCACACAAGATGTTGCAGTTACTTACGAATTTAGTACCAACCAAAGCACTTGGAATGCCGATGCAAATGGAGGTGCAAATAACTCAGATTTATGTATTCAATTAAAAAGTAAAAAGAATGGAAGTAAGATAGGATACACTGTATCATCTAAGCCAAGTTGGGTTACAGAAGTTACAGAAAAACCGTCAGGAGTAAATTGTCCTGTTTGGTCAGGCTATGATTATTCATTTGCAATAATCTCATCCGCAAACAGCTCTTCATCTTCCAGAAGTGGCACTGTGACATTGAAGCAAAATGAGTCTGGGAAGACTGTTAACATAACAGTCAACCAAGAAGGAAAGGCAGAGGCTAAACCTGTTCCGGCGCATATTACATTGAAAAACGGCTCTTGGGCTACATATAGGAAGAATAATGTTTCTTATAATCCTGGCACCGGTAAGTGTATTGCCGGATTCGAATGGACTGGTGATGAAAATGGAGATATCCGAATCTACACCTGTGATATTAAGGTGGTGGATGCTAATTATCGTGAGATATCTGGAGCTACTATAAGCATCGGAACAACAACCCAGAGAATCCAATCCGGAAGCTCTTGTTCGTATTTCAGGGACGTTTATGGAGGAATATTAGCCGGATATGTTCATTCTGGAGATGAGAATGGATATACTACATGGTATCTACGAACTATAAACGTGTTTTACGAAGGCAAATTGTATAAGACCGCTACTGTTAGGCAGTATGAAAAACAAAATATCTCCAAGAAAGGTGGTTTTTTCAATGTATATAATGCATATCCTGCTTCTTACAACTTTATCGTAGATGGAGCTGAGTGTGGTGATGAAAATGGTACTTTGAAATACGCTTATTCTCAAATGGATCTTAATCCAGCATAATTAGCAAGGGGAGGGAATTTAGTTCTCTCCCCTTGAATATTTTAGATTATAATATTGTGTTTTAAGTATTGTCTATTAGAATAAAAATGATTAATATTGCACATCATTCAATTTTAAATTTTTAGTATCATGGCTTGTAAAAAGAAAGCTCGTCAGGGTGGGGAAGTTGATAAAAAGGACAAACCCAAAATGCGTCAAGGCGGTAGTGTTGGCGGTAAGATGAAAAGAAAGAAGACGAGCACTAAAAAGTGATTGAAAACCAGGGGAAGGTGCTGATCGCCTTCCCCATTTTAATAACATAACAACAACATATTATGAGCAACAAGTTTATTAGCAAAGGACAGAGGAATGTCTGTGTGACGTTTGTGAAGTATTATCCTGTGTTGATGCAGGTTATTATGTTAGCCAGCATTTTTGATGAGTTTTATCCTTTTAGTATCACTAATTGGCGGTATCCGATATTAGGTCATTCTCTATCATGGGACCTATTTCTCTTGGCTTTTCAAGAATGTTCAGGTTTTGTATATGGCATAGGTTATTGATCTATAGTATGATTTTTAATATCTGTGTAGAATGGGTTACGGTTAATATTGAGATGCCTATTGAACACAATATCGTAGTGTGGTCTGTTATGGCTGTTACTCTTTTGATAATCATTGCCTCTATTGTTTTAAGGTTTAAAACAGGATGTTTTGAAAATGAAAGAAATTCTGACAGAGACGCTGCGTAAAAGCGGTGCGGCGGTATGCGATAAGATAAAGGAGATGTTTTTAAGCGGGGAATGCGATCATCTTACAGCCAACGATCTTGAGACATGGACGCAGCTTGCTAATCCGGCTAAGTACTATACCGGAGAAGAGGTTGTTTCTTATCTTAATGTAACTTCTAAAAGATTTTATGAATATCGTAAGGCTAAGTTGGTTCCTGATCCGGTTAGGATAAAGGGATTCCCTAAACCTTTATATACGAAAGTTATGTTGGATGAGGCTATAAAAACCATATCCGGCATGAGTGAAAGAGATATTTATATGAGGATCTTGAATGCTAAATCAAGAGAATCAAGAGCAAAAGAAAGGAGGGGAGCATGATCACTAATGGTGAATTTGTATCAAGAGTCGTAAACGGTATTCATGCCCTTGACAAAGATTCGCATGTTAGTCGGAGATGGATATTGAATATCGGTAGAACTAAAGCCGAATCTTATACAGCACAGAGGTGGGATGACGGGACGTTACTTGGTGACCACCGGCTCCTAACTTACGTTACTTGCCTGGAGATGATTGAAGTTGATAAAATAGTTTGCTGCGATGCCGAATTTGCGTTATGTAATACTTTGATGCGGTCAAAGCATAAGCTTCCAGGACTTCTTTATTCTGCCCTTAGACCGGCTATTACTAAGGTGACTAACGTAGATAACACTATATTTTTTAAGTTCGCTGAAATAAAGTCGTATCGCAATGAACAAAAAAGACCGTATGCTAAATACGTTAAAGAACGTCGTCCTTTTTATTATGTAGAAAACGACTATATTTATATACCGGATTTCCATATAGAGCTTATTAACGTAGAGTTCTTTACAACAAGAAGAAAGAAGGCTCTGGAGTTAATGGCTTGTGATCCTACACCTAAAGGGTGCGAGTCTGAATGGGAATACGAATTTATCTGTCCTATCAAGCTAATTGAGTACGTGGTAGCAGAGACGATAAAGGAAGTAGCGTTCAGGCTACAGATTCCTGTTGATGAAAATCCGAATCTTGATTCCAATCAGAAAAGTCAAATTGTTCAGTGATTCTTTTTATTGGACACCCGGCCATAGTTATATAGTTTGGCCGGGTGTTTTTTTGTACTATTTCAATGCAAGAACAGGGTTTCCCCATTTTCTTTTCCATTTATCTCCGAGGTAATTTATCAAAGAATTGTAATCTTTGATAAAACCGTCATCAATAACAGAGGCTATGACGTTCTCTATAGCTATTATGTCATTGAGCTCATCTTTGCTGGCAGTATTCCTTATCCCATCTTCGTGTTTATTAAAAACAATGAAATTAATAGCTTTAGCAACTCTCTTTATATTGTCTTTCAAGTCATTCTTGTTTGGAACTATTTTGCTTATTGCGCTACACATCCTAACGTATGCATCGCCGGCTTCGTTCCGGTTTTCTATCAAACCATCTGTGAGCCAAATGACAACCTCTGCGTAAATTTCTGGATCCATCTCTAATGCAATCATAACAAACAGATATGGATTGACAAACCATTTTTGATCTACTCCTTTTCCTTTTTTGTAGGCAAGGTCTAATTTACCAAGATCCATTACACTGCTGATATTCAGGATATTATCTTTGAGTCCGAGATTTCTCCTACTCAATAAGTCCCTGTCATTCAACTTATTAAAAAGCTCGAAACATCTCTCCCTAAAAGAAGAAGTTAGCATTATTTCGTTAATCCATCTTTCTTTTAACCCTTTTTCTTTTCTTTTTTTGTTCATGGCCGATACGGCGTCTGTTATACATATGTAACCATCTTTAGACATAACAGACACGTTCATTCCTAACAAAACTCGATCTTTTGATTGTAAAACAACATTTGATTTCATAACTTTACTACGATTTTAATTTTGTAAAATATAAGTCTACCTGTCCGTGAGGATCGGTAGACTTTGCAAATATAGAATAGTATTTTGACGCAACAATATATTCTAATGTTAATTATCTGAAATGTATAATTTTAATTTTTGAATTATGAAAAGAACATCAATACAATCACCGTATTTTGCAGCTTACTACCATCGTCTTATGAAGAGAAAGAATGGTTTTAAGAAAGGCATGATAAGAGACAGAGGAGAGATTTTAAGACTGTTGTCTATTATATGGAAAACCGTATCAGAACATTATGTGGAAGCTGATGCTGGTGTTTACGTAGATAACGTGGGCTACTTATGCCATGTGCTTATACCGGGCCAGCGCTTTACCGTCAGGCGGGACCTGGACATCGTGAGCAGGCTCGGCACCAACGGCTACCTCTACAACCACCTGGCTATGGATTTCGCAGACTCTAAAAGATATTACCATTTTGTAATACAAGATAGCTTGAAAAAGAAGTTAAGGGTTAAAATGAATAAAGGACGAAGATATCGATTTATGTACAATGAAATACTTGCTAAAAGAAGAGTGTTTAAAGATTTCCAGATTAAGAGAGTTTTCGAAGATAAAGAATTAGGACACAGAAAGTCGTAGAAAAAAAGTAGCGATCACCCTTTGTAGATACAGGATAATCGCTACTTTTGCATATCCGTCTACTTTCTCAAGCAGGCGGATACAAAAAAACAATTCCTATTATGGGAACAAAGGTAAACAATTTTCAAAACAATGCGAAGAACAGTAACATTATTTTGACGCAAAAATCCAGCGAAACGGAAACAAACGGGAGCGTAACAATCTTTAAAAATTCAGAATTTGGAGATATTAGAACCATAGTAGATCCAAATGGAGATGTGTGGTTCGTGGCTATAGATGTAGCTCGATCACTTGGCTATACTACGCCTAAAAATCCAATAAAAAGACATGTTGATGAAGAAGATACCATTCTTTTGCAACTGTCTGATTTTCAGGGGGGCTCGTTTTGGGCTCCCTTGGAAATCAATGAGTTAGACAGCATACGTGTAATCAATGAATCTGGGTTATATTCTCTTGTTTTGTCATCAAAATTAGAATCGGCAAAGAAGTTTAAACGATGGGTAACATCCGAGGTTCTCCCCTCTATAAGAAAAACGGGTTCCTATTCTATAACACCGAAAGACTATCCATCTGCATTAAGAGCATTAGCTGACGAGATTGATGCTAAAAATAGAGCCATAGCCGAGAGAGCGCAAGCAGAGGCGGAGAGACAGCAGGCGATAAAGACCATAGAAGAGCAGCGTCCCGATGTGGAGTTTGCGGAGTCGTTCAAGAAAGTTGATCATGAAAACATGTGGTTGATTAGAGATGTAGCGAAGAAGCTTGAGCAGAATGGAATCATCATCGCCGAAAAGAATCTCCGTTTGTTTCTTGAGGAAGTCAAGTTCATGTTCAGGAATGGGCAGGGTAGATGGGAGTTATACAGTGACATTGTTAAAAACAAATTTGGTGTTTATCGATCTTATTTTGTGGATAAGTATTCTGGGGAAAGAGTTAATCAGCAAACCATCTACATGACAGGAGCCGGATATGAGGCTACACTTAAGGGGATAAAGGAAAAGTGTAGGAGCCTTTTCTTGAAGTATGGTAAGTTTGAAGATCCTAACTTTTGAAAATACAAAATAGGGCATTAGACAGATTATTTATATCTTTGTGGAGGTCAGGTTCGTTTCCTGTCCTCCATATTTTTTGTTATGACAGTCGAAGATTATATCATAGAGTTAAAATCGTCTTTAAGATCATTTGACAAGCGTGATCTGATAGATGAGGTGTCCATCTACAAATGGGTAGAAATTGCCCTGAAGAAGTTCGGAGGTGATATTACTATGCGCAAAGAAGCGGTAGTGGATGTCAAGCGAGGGCAGGCCCGTATGCCTGGTGATTACTTTGATCTTATTCTGGCTTTCAAATGCGATTTTAAAGGATATGAGGTGCCTGAAGGTGATAAGGTGATACCAGAGCTTCAAAATACAATAGCTTGGAAAGAACGTACCGAAAGAAGCTATAGATGGTGTTCGTGCAACGAATGTTGTAAAGAAGAATGCGAGAAGGTGATAGTTGAAAAATTTTATATCAATGTTCATGATCGCGATCATGAAGTTCGTTGCTATTATGACCGGCCGGTAATGTTAGGTCTTGCTAAGCCTATGCTTCGTGATTCTTGTTTAAGTAAATGCCGGAATAAGGTAATCAAGGATAGTCCGTATGAGATAAATATCGTAAACGGATCCCTGTATGCTAATTTCGATGGTCCTATTTACATGCAGTACCGGTCTCTTCCTTTCGACGGAGAATCTAATATAATTATACCAGACACGCCTCAAGGTCTGGTATTGGATTATGTGGATAATTTTGTAAAGATGAGATTCTTTGAGGAACTGATGTATAATGGAGAGGCACAAGGAGCGGCCGATTTGTTCAAGTTGTATGCACAGCAAGATTTGGTTAAGCTGAAAAATGCTAAGACCGAACTTAAGATGATGGGAATGACATTGAAAGGTATGTATGAACCTCTTAGGCGGCGTCGTGCCGAGTTTGAGATTTATTCTAAGGCATATCCTGTAATTGACAACATGCTTAAATTGGTATGACAGAAGTAGTTCTATTTATATATTTGTCTGGCGTTATCGCATCCATGATTGTTTGGTCAATCAGGCAATTTAAAGGAGAGGCGAGTTTGGTAGAGACAATGTACTGCCCGGTAGTATTTTTGTTGAGCTGGATATACGTATTTGAAATATTTAAAATGAAATAATATGTTAGAGGTTAAAGCAAGCGAAATAGTAACCGCCGACAAAATGAGAGGCATAGGACCGGCAAACATCATCTTCACAGCCGGCCCTAATCCGGTAGCTGAAGATCGTAGAGGCGTAGCTAAGGTAACGGCTGGTGGAGAGAGTAAGAACGTTACAATCACACAAGCTGCCGGCGAGCAGGTTGTTGTAATTCCTGAGTTCGATTATCTTGTTCTTAGGTATGGATGGGAATCAGAAGACGGCTCCGATTTTGATACTGCAACCGGTTTCACCAATACAGGCATCTCAGATGTAGATAATAAATACGTTGGATGGAGTAAGCAGTGGGCTACTACCCAACAACAGGTAGGTGATTACCTTGTTTATGGTGGTGATAACATGCAGTCCGGTCTTGAAGGTGCGCTTATTAAGATGAAGACCTTGCTATCAGCGCCTGGAATGGACGAGTCGGAACCTAATATCAATGCTGATATCTATGGTAATTGGTATGGAAATAGAGGGCGAGGAAATGTTGTTGTGTCTTTTACAGCCTACCTTGGAGGAGAGATGGTTAAACAAGGATTTAATTTCATTAATGAAGGAGGTACGGAAGTTTACTCCGACAGCATCACTACTAACGTTTCGGCTCATGGTGAAACCAATTACCAAAATATAAAAGGTTTGTACACTAAGATGGGTACGATGGTTTATAATAAGGAAAAGCGTGATTGTGTTATTGTTATAGGTTAAGGTGATGGAAGGTCTTTGGGATAAATACAATAGGATTAAGGAGGTGTTTTACCGGGATTTTGTTTATGATTCCAGCTACACAGAGCAGGCCTCGTGCATCCCACTGTCGTCGGTGAAGAACGGGGCAGGCTGGGTCGGCGACGGAACTATCAACCTGGCTCATTATCTCCAGTTTATATACACGGAAATGGTTCTTGGCAGCAAGACAGAAGATGATGTGCGTAATTCCATATTGGTACTTACCCGTCTTGCCGATACTACTTATGATCTATTTTTTAATAACAACAAAGGTATTTATTTCAAATTCGAAAAAGGATTTTTCTTAAGAGACGATATCCATAGCGAAGACGCAAGCAAATTCGGTCTTACCAAGATAAGCTCCGGATATACTAATGGTATAGAGTTAAAAGATGAAGACCCTTGCTTCTCCCCATTCACTTCACAAGATCAGATCTGGAATCTGGCTCCTATATTAGCTTTCTTGTCAGAAAAAGGATTTGAAGAAGCCGGGCAAGTAGGATACGATATTTTTGAGTACGTTATTAGAAACAGACACAAGATATACAATCCTTATTATAGTGCCTTGCTTCATCATTGGACATTCCTTCCTGATATGGATACCGATAAGGTCAAGCCGTGGGATAGGGTTAGTAACCGGAATAAGAATCTTAAATACAAAGTTAAGGTTAAGAGAGGGGCTAACAATTGGTACTTCTCTGGAGGGTTCAGATGGGCATTTAAGAAGTTTGGAGGCAAGTGTAGTACATTCTGGCATTGCCTATGGTATAAGCCATTTATATTTTTAGCAGATAGGGTATATCATCCATATGTATGTAAATGGTTCGGTATTAAGGTTAAGAACAATTCTTACTATTGCCTTGGATCCACAAATGAAAAATCATGGTACGGTCCTAAGTTCAGAAAGAGGATGGTTAGTAAATTTAATAAGTCTTTGGAAGGTGGAGAATTGTTTATGCCGCATCTTGTTTTTCTTAAAGAGTGTGAAGATGTTGATGAAAGTAAGTTAAGGTCTTATCTTGAAAAATGGGAATGGGATGGAGTTAATTCTCCTATTGAGTTTTTGATTTTGTGTAACTGGTATAAAATTATTTTTTTTGACAATGAAAATATTTTATAATTCAAAAATAGCTAAGTTGTTTACGTTCATTGACGGCTATAAAACAATTATGCTGTTTGGAGCCGTATTTACCGAACGTGATGCTATATCATTGAAGGCCGAATATCATGAAGAGGCGCATTGTAATCAGTATCATACAATGTTTTGTTTTGGTATGTTTATATCGTTGCTTACAATAGGATTGTGTCTCTTATTCGGTAATGCAGGGTGGTGGATGCTGTGGCTGTCTCTTATTCCGATATTTTTATACTATTCATGGTATTTAATTGAGTACCTGATTAGGTTGTGCATATATCGCAATCACGATAAGGCATATCACAATATCGTATTTGAAAGAGAGGCTTTCGACTTAGAAAAGTATTGGAATAAGCATGATGTTTTGAGGAAGGAGTCGAAAGGATTTAGCTTCTTGAAATATTACGGGAAGGAGTATTATCATGAGTAGGAGAAGATATTTTGAGGAACAGAGATCTGGTAATGGAGCTATTTATCATTGTGTTGAAATCGATACCGATCATGATGATCGTTTTGAGGTACTTAATTTAAAGAGTAAAGATGAATCAGATACAATTAGCCCAGATAAGGTGAATAATGTCTTGAATCAGCTTAGGCAAGGATCATGTTTTAACATTCATACTCAGAGTACAGTTTCTTTTGAGATTATAAAAAAGAGCAGTAATGCTATATTTATCAAATTTAATCCAACTCCTGCTCCAAGTGAACAACATGGCATTATATATAGGTTTCAGATAAACAATAAAAAATATGTTTTTATGTTTTCTAACAATTATGACGGCAAGAGTGACCTTATACAAAACGCAGATGAGGATGTTGATTGTATGACATACGCGCAGGATACCCGTCTTTATCATAATGATTATTTCTTTGTATTTGTTTGATTATGTATGTTAAATATAATTATATGATTTACAGTAAGTTATTATATATAGGGGGGGGGGTAATCCTTAGTATGTTATGAGACGAAGATTTGAAAATGTTAATATGGTGATGGGTAATTGTTTCTCTCCTGTAATGGAAGGGAGTCAATTTAAATGGAATAATATTGTAGTTAATAGTCCAGTATATATAACTCCAATAAGAAGAAAGAAATTCAAGATAAGTTTTGGAGAATTTGATTTATCCAAGGTTTTGTCTAATGTATCATCTAATTGTGATATTATAATAAGAGATAAATCTGCATATACATTTCTATTGTTACTTCTGTCTGCTGATCATTCTAAATGCAGTTTGTTTAATAATCATCTAACAGTTAATACCCAGGATTTACCAAGATATATTTTTTACATTGATTCCGAACATGAGGAACTGTATTCATACAAAGACGGGGTTTTAGAAAGTAATGTGACGATAATGGATCCAGTTGATAATTATTTCTATAATTATATTGATATTCAAATAAGAAATTTCAATGATAATCCTATCCCCGATTTTTATGTAGGTGTGGTCGATAAAGTAGGAGACTGAAAATGTATTTCTTTTCTTCACCTACTTTAGAAATCCATGATTAAATCTCTTTTGCTATCTTTGTGACAAACAGTTATAAAATGGCAGCAGAAGATAACAGAAACATAGCGGTTCCTCAAACAGGTATGAACCGAGATCTGCATCCGTCGAGTCTTACGGATCAGCATTATACGTTTGCCTTGAATGCCAACATCGAATCCGAGGATGGTAATGTTGGGATGAGATCTAACGAGCACAGTAATCTTAAATGCATTGATTTCGATGGGTTTAAGGTTATTGGTTATAAGAATGATCTTACTTCAGGCAATATCTATTTTTTTATAACAAATCCTGAAACAGGCGTATCTAAAATAACTTATTTCAAGCCTGAATCCGATACAAGTATCTTGTCTGATTCTGATATAGAATCTATGGTAGAAGGATCGGAGTCGTTGTGTTCTGGCATGAAAACCCTGCTTGAAGACAACGAGCAAGATCCGTGCCTTAATTTCTCTATCTACCATCCTATAAAAACCATAGAAATAAAGACAGAGAAATGTGGGAAATGTATTTACTGGACTGACGATTATAATCCTCCCAGGTATGTTATTGTAGACAAGGCTCTGACTCCTGATGATGAAGGTGATATATGGTATCATTATCATGGGTATAAGATATGCGATAAAGAATACGATAAGGACAAATTCATGCAGGAGAATAGTTGTTTTCTGGCATGTGAGAAACTTAGGGTGTTTCCGCTACTGGACCAGCCATGCGTAGAGCCGGTACAGATAGAGTACGGGGGCAGCCTACGTGCGGGCGTGTATCAGTTTGCTGTGGCCTTGTGTGATGAATTTGGCAACGAGAAAACTAACTATACTTCATTGACTAACCCTGTTCATGTATTTGATGAGCAATATATTAGGATAAATGATGGTAAATGGGGAGAAAGAACTAATCTTGGTATAAGACTTAAGGTGTCTAATCTGGATAGGCAAGTCAGCCATTACAAGGTGGCTGTTATTCAGAATACTGTAGGATACAATGGCGAAACACAACCTGTAGTGGATTATTTTATAGAAGGTATTCATCCTATTACAGAGAAGACCATATACTATTATTCTGATCTTAATAATAAGAGGACAACATTTGAACATATTTCTTTAAAAAGAGCCATATATAATACATCAAGGGGAATAGTGTCAGTCGGAAACCGTCTTCTTCAATATGGTCTTACGGCAGAAAAAGAATGGAATTTACAGCCTGTAGTTTCCCTCATGGGTCATTTCTTGAAATGGCAGGCGTCTGTAGCCCACGAAGATTTATATAAGGATGGTAATGCTTGTTCGTTGTATGTGGGATATATGAGGAATGAAGTGTATCCGTTTTCTATCTCGTTTAAGACATCTACTGGTTATAAAACTCCAGCATTCGTTCTTGTTCCCCCACCTTCTGATAAGGCAAGAGAGGAAATGAACAAAGACAGTATCCCATACCAGTCTATAAACGCATATGCTCCGGATTGCTCAGGTGTTGATAGGAAATATGTATGGCAGTATAGCAATACGGCAGGAGATGGGGTATTGATTGACGACGATGCGGTTGTTATAGATGAAGAACAGAAAGAGTGTAACAACCCGGCTACTGTAGGTCAAACTGTTATAGTGGAAAGCAATTTCGCTACTTTTAAAGGGAAATCAAGATTTATTATCGATTATGATGATATTGTAGGAACCCCTATAAATTATTTGTCTGAAAATATAGGTCTTGTAGCTTGTAATAATAAGGAGAATGGAAACAATGAAAGACAGATATGTGATATAGCTACCAAATACAGAGAAGATGGAACACAGGATTATATGGAGCCAATTGATCATATTAGGTTACCAGAAATGGAAGGAGACTGCGAAGTCCCTCATCGTCAAGAATCTATATTGTCAGCTCCAGTTCCACTAATAACAGGCCTTGTAGAAAATTATATCTATAAGGTTCTTAGCGAAATGGAACACGTCTCTACAGATTATCTATATACCACAGGAGGAGAAAATCAGAATAAGTATTCTGTGTTGTTTAATTACGAGACAATGGATTCTTTATCTGAATGGATGGAGGAAGCATTTTTTGGGTATAGCGCTGGCAGCATATCAGGTGATGGCAATCAACACCTTTGTTCTGAGTTTTATCCATACTTACAACCTGGATCTGTTTTAAAAACCGTGTCTGATGCTATATACGTATTAGATACCATGCCTTGTACATGCGGATGTTATATTGAGAGTTATTGCTCTGATCCTACTGTGTCAAGAACTGATTATAACAACTTTCAGAATTATAATTATCTTCTTGGAAGTTATATTCTTCATATAGATGGATGGAGCCAAAAGATAAATGATGTAGGAGATTGGCGAGCCGGTAGATCTACCAGTACAGTCATAAATAATCAGTATAGATCAAAGAACGGACCCAGGTATTGTATTGAGCAATTTTGGCCTGAAGCTTCTGAGAAGTTGCAAGATATGATATATAAAAATTCGGATACCGGTATAGATGAAACTGATTGGAAATTTGAAGGGTATGTAAACAATGCTACATTTAATAATCCTACAGGGGATAAGCTTAATATTGGATTCGCATCTGAATTTGTGGTATGGAAGTTTGTCAGAAATGTAATGACAAGTGCAAGATTTATTAGAATTAATAGACCAGAAGAGTGGGACATAGAAGGTTATAAAGACGAGAACAAAGTTCTTTATCTTGAAGCTCTTGGAAAGGTAGATGGCATAATGGATGCTGTGTCTACCTATTACGTTCGTGTTTCTTTTTGGAAGGATGTTGAAACATGGTCCCCTCTTGGAATAGTACCAGTTGAATTTGATAGACCTGAGTATGAATCATCTCATTCCGTTATTGTTAACATAGCAAGACCGGCTTTCGGAGAAATAAATGAAGAGTTTTTTGATTCTATAGGTCAAAATTATTTTTATGTTACAATAGAATCTCCTATTGTAGCAGTTCCTTGGATAATGACGTTTAGAAAAATTCAATTTTGTTCTTATAAAAATTATGATACCCCAGAAGAAGAGGAAGAAGAAGGAAAGAAGCCTTCCCGTGCTATTCTTGGAGTCGCTTTTGCTACAGGTAAAACTATATATCCGTATATTTTTGGTATAAGAGAAAAGGAGGTAAATAAGATTGATTTGTCTGTGGATTCTATAACACTTAGATCAACTGTCTTATTTGCATCAAAATGTCAGACATGTGGAGATAGGCCCATCAATTGCAAGCCTCGTCCTTATAAATACGGGGATTTTGCATATTGGGAATCATCTGAGAAATATCCTGCTAATTTTGAACTTTATGATAGTAGCAGGATGAAAATAGACACAGGCAGATCTTATGGTGATCCAAAAAAATCAGAAGCTTATTCTAATATTATGAATAAGTTAACAGAATATTATGGTGCTCCTTTGTCAGACAAAAATGGATTATCTTATTTCAAGGGTCATTCTTATGGAGGGGTAGATACTTCTACCGTATTTTGCCAGCAACCTATACGTCATTACCGGTTTCCAGATAATAAGCATATACCATTCATGAACAGTGATGAACGTGGATATGACATAGCTTCTGAAATATATCCGGTAGGTATTATGGTAGATGAGAACACCATACAAGTGTTTTTGGATTTTGCAGTGGATTCTGGTTTGATTACGCAACAACAAAGAAATACGATTGTAGGATATGAACTGTATCGTGGAGATAGGAGACTAAATAGGTCGGTTGTGGCTTCAGGATTAGCCTATGATATGCTTAGATACATAGGAGACGATGGTAATGTGAATATCTATCCTAATTACCCATATAATGACCTGTCACAAGATCAATATAATTATACGTCTGGCAAAAGAGACGAGTTTATATCCCATCCTTTCGACAAAGGAGGAAACGTGTGGTATTCATTCTGTTCACCTGATATTTATTTCAACAAGCCAGAACTTCCAAATGAAGTATGTATAGACGGGTTTCAAAGAGGAATGTCTGTGGGCAGTTTCGTACCTGTAGAAGATCATCCAAAATGGACTATCTTAGGTCCTGCCGCATACACGATGGCTGCGTCGCTTGCCGCAGTTGAATCAAGTGCTACAATAGCAGCTATGATAGCAGAAGAGCTTCAGATAAGGGCGCAGTCTGGATACGTAGGAGGGTCGGCCGGTCTTACCGGAGGAGGATTCCTGACTAATTTAAGTGTGGCCATGCTGTTTTCTTCAATGGTGTCAACCATCAGTCAGACTCTTGCTAAAGGCCCGATATTGTACGGTAAGTACCGTTATGATTGGCTTAATACGTTTATAAACAATGGACCAAGACGTAATCATGCATGGTATTATACTTCTGTGGGATTATATAATTCAATGATAGGCATAACAGATCAGGATAAGTATGAACGAAATTTTGCCCGTGGTTTATCTTCTGTTAAGTACATTAAGTCTGGCGTATATCCGATGATGGATGCCAGTATGTCTTCTAAATGGGGAACCGGTAGAAATGATAATGAGGGACGTTTCTTATTCGTTAATAATATAGATCGTGAATCTTCGTTATTTTTATCATTTGGTGATCCAGGTGAAAAAGGAGATGGTAAATCGAAATATTTATTGGAATATCCGAACTATGTTTACAATTACGACAGTAGCCGCATAGATGATTCGGTTATTGCTGGAAGTGATGTTGTAGCAGGAAGAACATTCGAGCAATCCAAAACAGTATCGTACATCTGTTCTCCGTATATGAGACTTATGCGATATAGGCCGGATCAATATGGACAGATAGAAGATATAAAATGGATTTCCATAGGCGGATGTGGCTTTTTCACTAATGAAAAGAAACTGATATTCGGTGGCGATACGGTGATAACCAGATTTTCATTAAAGAGAAAATTTCCTGTTTTTTATAATAGCGCTTTTGGTATTGGAGACATGATACCATTCCCATACATGGATTACAGAAATGTAGGGTATCCAAGATATTTTGTTAATTATGATACTGGAGAAGACGCTCTTGAGACAATAGATAACGAACGTTTCGATAGCTGGACATCATCTAATAAAGGAAGATACGCTTTTTATCCAAACAGGAAGAGCTTATACGAATTAAATGGTGACACATCCGGCAAGTACGTTAATGGAAGATTTTATACATGGTTCTATGGCATTCCTCAGTTCCTTGTAGAGTCTGAAATAAATTGTAATTTCAGATTAGAGGGCCCTCAGCCTCATGAACTATTCTATCCAAAAGTAGGAGATTTTGTTTGGTGGACACAAGAAAAGAACGTATCTATCCATAGGGATAATGATTACAAGATAAGTCCTATCTATTCGTCGAGGATGACACTAACACCAAATGTATTGCCGGCAACATACGAACGACGTTTTTATGACTGTGCTTACCAGCGTCCTAATGGTGTTATATGGAGTAGGGCTGACGTATCTGAAAACAGTCAAACAGATCCGTGGCTGACGTACAAGCCTATGGACTATCATGAGTTCCCAACCAACAACGGGAAGCTTATTCACATGAAGCGTATTGAATCCGATCAGATTCTTGTTAGGTTCGAGGATCAGGTTTCACTCCATAACGCCATAGACGTAATCAAGGAGCGTACCTCCCCAGGGCAGGCCGAGATGGGCACCGGCGGTCTGTTCGCGTCCCGGCCTCTGGAGTACAACACGACCGACCTCGGTTATTCTGGAACCCAGAGCACTGAAATAATTAGTTCAGAATTTGGTCACTTCTGGGTAGATACTAAAAGAGCACAGGTGTTTATGACCGATCCTAATGGACGTAATCTTAAGGAACTTAGTGTAGGTATCAGACATTGGCTTAAGCGTCATCTTCCGTTTAAGATTCTTAGATACGGAATAACTAATATCTTAACCGGTACAGAGATGACAGAAGAAGATACAGACAATAAATTTATCGGTCTTGGTCTGTCTCTTGGATGGGATAACAGGTATAAGAGAGTACTTATCACGAAAAAAGATTATATACCTGTTAAGAACCCGGCATATTATAAATACGATGGTGGAAGGTTCTTGTACAATGAAACAGAGGTGCTGTCAAACGATAAGGAAATATCTTTAAAAGACGAACAGTATTTCAAGGACGTGTCGTTCACTATCGGATATTCGTGCTTGAAGCAGGAATGGATATCGTATTATTCATTCTGTCCTGACTATTATATAGAACAGCAACAATATTTCCAGACAGGAATAAACTTCCCGGCATCGGATGAAGAAGGTGGCTTATGGAGCCATTTGCTGACGAATAAGAGCTTTCAGACATTTTACGGAGCAACATATCCATTTATATTAGAAGTGCCGATAAAAGAGAAATATAACGGTTCTACGCTGGCTTCTGTAGAATACGAGCTTGATGCAAGGAAATACGTAGATGATGTGAATTACACTCTTGACAGGAAAGTAGGTTTAGATACGATAACTATCTACAACGACACAAACAACTCAGGCGAAATTCATCTTGTTCCAGAAGAAAAGAATAATTTAGCACAACGTATATCATATCCGAAGATCGTAGGTGACCATACTGAGGTCCTGGATACTGAGGTATATAGAAGACATAAGTTAAATGACTTCTTCAACAGGGTTGACGATGACCGATCTGAAACACCTATCTGGATCAAGGACGATAACGATATAAATAAGTCAGTTAATCCTGATGCTCTTAATTTCAGACGGTCATGGCTGGATAGGTTAAGGGGAAGTTGGATGCTGATGAGGATAAAGAAAGTAATTAGTAACCGGAAAATCATATTCCAGTGGTTGATTTCTGAAGATAAGATTAAGAATAGATAAATTACAATATTTAACAAGTTGAAAATAAGTAGTTTTTATTTTGTGATTTAATAATAGTTGAATATATTTGTAGCGCCTATCGATCCATCGCGGACAGGTAGGCGCTTATTTATTAACAATAAAACGGTGTAAAATTATGAAAAGTAACGTATTATTACAATCAGAAAGTAGAGAATTATTAGGTAGAAACATTTCTGTTATGTCAAAAGATGGTTTTGTGTGTATAACAGAGGTTATGGATGTATTGTCACAGAAAAGAGCGGCTATGGGGTTGGAGCCTAAAAGACTCGACCATTTAATGTCTACGTCGTCTTTTCAAGAGAAAATGAATGCATTAATTAAAGAATTGAATATCAATGAATTGACTTGTACTGTACGATATCGTACACTCAAAGATAATTCATTGAATATAAGTAAATTAACTGATTTGAAGAAATACGGGATGGCATACAGGAGAGGAAAAGGAAAAGATCAAAAATGGTTTGTTAATCCGTATTTTTTCGTTATGATAGCCTTAGAGTTAGATCCTGAAATATATGCTAAGGTTATATTATGGCTTACCGACAATTTTATAGAAAATAGAAATATAGCTGGTGAAGCTTACATTAAGATGTGCAAATCTGTTTCCTCTTTAATAAAAAACAAAAGCGAATTATCTGATAAGATAAAAATAGTAGCCAAAGCCATAAATTTTATTGTTTTTAATAAACATGAAGATGGGATTAGAAATTTTGCAACGAAGAATGAGTTAAATGAAATAATATCAATAGAGAATGCAGTTGGAGCTATAATCGATGGAGAGTTTGTTCATTCATTCGAAGAATTAAGAATGTATTTAGGTAAAGAGTGGAAAAAGAGATGGGGTAATCCAATTATGACTCTAAAATAATTTATTCAAATTAATACATTTTAAATCATTTTAATTTGTAAATCATATTTTAGTGTCTATATTTGCATCGTAATCAAGAGAGATTATAATATAAGACAGTGGTGGTGGAAGGTGATACTTCGGTTTGTGTCACAGGTTCGAGTCCTGTATTTTTCATGCAAGAAAGATTAGATCAGTTGGTAGATTAAAACCTCCTTTCAAACACCTTCCAAATTATCCCTGTTTTAACAACATATACGGATGGTGAGGAGTTCGGTTACTTCGAAAATTAGTGTAGTGGCTAACACGGCTTTAGGTAAAAAGGTTTTTCATTGGTTCGAATCCAATATTTTCATTTTAAATCCGGCTCCGCTTTTCCTCTGTTTGAAATATATAAAAACTAATGAGTGGTGATGGGGTTAGTTACTTCGAATTTAGCTCAGATGGATAGAGCGATACTCTTTCAAAGTATAGGTCGATGGTTCAAATCCATTATTTCATTGTTTACACTAACTTCAGCTTTTCCCTCATTGAGTATTCATTTTGATATATTTTTTTTCAAGCAGTGGTAGTAATATCACTGCTTTTTTTGTATAACACTTTAAAGAAAACAACAAATGGGAAAGTTTAACAAAAAGGATGAAGGTGTTAAACCTACGATCGTGAATCACATGGGCGAGAAGGCATATAAGCCCAACGCAGAAGAGGAGTTGGTGTCTACGGTAATGACTACCATGTTGTCTGATTCTTATTATGAGAAAGAAAAAGACAAAGTAGAAAGAATTAAGAATCTTATGGACCAAGTGGATCCGTATTTTGCAGCACAGACGGCATTGTATGTCCGGAAGGAAGGGAAGCTGCGGTCTGTTACGCATCTTATGGCTTCTGTCCTTGCCAGCAAAGCATCGGGTAAGGAATGGGCTTCAAGGTTCTATAATAAGATCGTTATGCGTCCTGATGATATGAGCGAAATCCTTGGCTGTTATGCGGCTCTTAACGACAAAAAACCAAAGAAGTTAAGAGGTATATCCAGTGCTATTAAGAAAGGGTTTAAGACAGCTTTGGAAGGTCTTGATCCGTATCGGATTGACAAATACAAGATGGACAGTAGGGTCATTACTATGGTTGACCTCGTAAACTTATTTCACCCCAAAGGCAATCAGGTTAACAAAACGGCTTTCCAGTACCTTATAGAAGGTAGGTCTTTGTCTGGATTATACGAAAGCAAGATTCTTGAAAAAGAAATGTCTAAAGCCGGACAGGACAAGAAAGACAATAAGGAAAAGAAAGAAGCTTTAGGTGACGCTATTCGGGACGTGGTTTCTAATGTAAAAGGTATGCCTATTTTTAATATGGTTCGTAACCTTGTAAACATAATCAAATACGCGCCTGATCAAATAGATGAAGTTTGTAGGCAGCTTACAATAGAAGAGAAGGTGCTTAATTCGAAGATGCTTCCTTTCCGTTTTGCTTCAGCTTACAAAGAGGTTGAAAATATAGGCACTGATGATTCCGAAAATGATATTGTATTTGAGTCGGATAAAAAACGTGCTAAATTAACAGCGCGTAACAAAGATAAGATTTTAGATGCGTTGGAGAAAGCCATAACCATCTCCTGCAAGAACCTGCCGGTATTGGAGGGGCGGTCGGCTATCCTGATTGACCACTCTGGCTCTGTACGTGGAGATATGGGAGGATCTTCTGAAGTGTCTGCCTTTAGCAAAACAAATACGGCTGTCATTGGTAACTTGTTTGGCTGTATGATTGCTTCTGTGCTTCCTGACGTATTTATTGGTATGTTTGGTAACAAACTTATCAACTACGAATATGATAGAAGTAAAGGTGTTTTATGGAACAACAAAAAATCTTTTACTGCCGGAGGAGACTGCGGTGGTGCTACCGAAAACGGTCTTTTTGCATTCTTGGATAAGTGCGCTAAAGATAAGATCAAAGTAGATAACTTGTACGTTATTTCAGATATGCAGATAGGAGACGGTGAATCTGTTGTATGGGAGAAAAGTTCCAATTATGGATATGGTAAATTCGCTGAACTTTTGAAAGGGTTTAAAAAAGTGAATCCAAATTGCAAAATCGTTTCTATTTCTATTCAAGGATATGGAAGTGAGATGTTTTACAGAGGATCTAATATCTTGAACATAGCTGGCTGGTCAGAATCTATCTTCGATGTTATTAACAGCAAGTTCTGTGGATATAAGAATATGATTGAAGAAATTAAGAAAATAAAAATATAATCATTGATTTTGCTTCAATAGTAAACAAGTTTTAGCTTTAAAGGTATAGCCGAAGAAGTACGTGAGTATATCTTCGGCTTTTTTATTTACATTTGTTGAAAAACAGTTTGTTATGAAACAAGTATTATATAAAAATGATATATACCCCTATAATGTAAGGGTATTGCTTGGAGCAGATGAAGAGTATATAGTTAAGACGTTCGCCAACCTGGAAGTAGAAGATCAGAGCTGGGAGGGGTGGACTGATGATTATGGTGGCAGAACTATTTTCGTAGGAAACCGAACCAATCACAGGAAAGAAATATGTTTCTTATTTCATTCACTATCTGATATGGATGTTAGAACCATAGGACACGAATGCCTGCACGGTCTTTCTATTTATTGTAAGTATCTTAATATGGATTACGGTTTTGAAGTCGGAGGAGATGAGCATGCCGCCTGTCTGATGGGATGGTTAGTTGATAAGGTTTGTGGTGCTTACCACAAATTTAAGAAGGAGGAAGAAAAAAATGGCAAAGAAGACTAAAAATTATGTAAGAGACAAACAACCAAAAACATTATGGAGTAAAATTGGTCCGTTTGTAAAACTTAGAGAATATCTGGCATCTAATATAACACCTGATGTGTATGCTAATGAAAGAGGATTAAAAACCAAAATAATGGAATTTTTTGGTCAAGATGTTCCGAAAGCCAATGTAGATGATTTTAGTCAGAATCTTTGGTTTAGATTCTTAAACCAACCAAATAATCTGAAAGAAGAAAATGGGATTGTCAGAATACCAGACAATATCAAATCCATTATATCTGACAGGATAAATGGTGGGTGGGAGAAAATGACTAAAAAATATGGAAGGGAGCTTGATTCCTTAGATAATAAGATAATTGATGGAAAAGTTGCAGGCAAGGACGTATCTGATTTGGAGGAGTTAAGGGATGTAACAAGTAGGAAACTTGGAATGGTGGAAGAGGGAATAGATCTCTTAAAAAAAGCCAGAACTGGAGAACATCAGGTATTTAACGAATACAATTTTATACCAGATGCTTACGGCGATTTAAATGATTTATCAGGCTTATCAAGTTTCACTATGTACCGTGATGATAGAGGTAGGATGGTCGTAAAAGATAAGTATGATTTTTATAGAAGCGATCAACCTCTTGGTGTAGGGATTGTTACTAAGATTCTTGATACAATAGGATACCCGTTTGATATTCTGGATTATGTAGAAGATAAGAATCCATATGAAGAGAATGATCCAAACAAGGTTTTGTTGAAATCCGCCATTGATTCCAAGAATGATCTGGATAAAAAAATGAAGATAAGATCTAAAAAACAAGGAGGGGATTCTTCTAAGCCGGAAATAGATTGGGATTTATTCAAATCCAAATATGAAAATATGAAGCGCGTGGGTAAGGGTACGCACCGCACTATGGACGTAGATAGAATGAATATGATCTATGATGCTTTATATGATAAAGGTTTCAATCAACGCCAGATAGAAGCCGTACTTGGAAATATTATTGAAGAATCTGGTGGTAATCCCTATGCCGTATCTGATTATGGAGGGTTTAAGGGACTTTTCCAAGAATCCGATAAAAGATATCCACCCAAAGAGTTTGAGAAAGATAAAGAGCGATTTAAGGGGGATAAGCGTGGATATATCAATTACATGATAGACAGATTTTATGATCATGTTCAAGATGCTGGGATGTATAGTATAAAGGATACTAAATACAATAAAGCCATTCATGCAGTAAGCGAATTTATGTCAGAAGATCCAGATACGGATTATTCGTATCCACTTGTGTATGCTTTTGAAGCTCCATCAGATAAAGAAGGAACTTATAAAAATAGAAAAAGCGTATCAAATTTAATAAGCCAATCTTACGTTTCGAATAATGTTGATAAATTAGATGATGATGATAAAAAGGATGATAATATTATTAATGCCATTCTTGGTATAAAAAACGATCTTGAATTACAAGACCCGATTTCCACTACAAGAGGCGAAGCCTTTAAAGAAGCCAGGAAAAGAGGTCTTAAGGAATTTACGTGGAATGGAAAGAGATACAATACCAATATCAAGAAAGAAGGTGGCGTGGTTGGTAAACAGCGTGAAGCATATGAATATTTTACTAATAAAAGAGGCATGTCTAAGATACAGGCGCTTGCTATCATAGGTAATCTCATGGCTGAATCCGGTCTTAAAGATGACATATACGGAGACAACAGAACATCATACGGCATACAGCAATGGCATAATGAGCGCATGGATAAGCTATTCAAGCACGCCAAAAAGAAAGGTCATTCTACACCAACATTCAAAGACCAACTTGAGTTCTTAGCTGATGAATACGAAGGGAAAACCGGATATTCTAATTTCTTATACACAAGAAAAGGAAAAGAAGGACCAGGGTATTACAACTACAGCCGGCAGGACTTCATGAACGCCGATAACCTTAAAGATGCTGTAGTAGCTTGGAACCAAGGAGCAGGACGTCCTCATAAGAGTGTTATAAGAAACGATGACCGTTATAATTATGCTATGGAGGTTGCTAAAAATCTTGGTTTGGAAATTGAAGAAAATTCCGTATCTCCGTATGGTCAAATGGGATTCGGAGATGATGCTGAAATAGCAGCATCGGTAACACTTCCAGAGGTAGAAGTGGCAGCCGCCCTTCCTAACCCGGAAGCCCCGTCCCAGGAGGGACAGTCCGAGGAAGAGAGATTCCGTACATGGACTGAAACGTATGGTAAGGACATCGTAAATCATTTACTGACGTTAGACGGGAAAAAGGATGGTGATGACAGTGATTACAGCATGATGTATAAACAGCATGAAAAAGAAAGCGAAGAGGATAAGAAAATGGCTTTGATTAATGCCGTGCTTCCCAATATACAACTTCGCATTAAAGGCGTCACCGATAATTAGAACAAGATTGTGTTTTTTCCTCATATTAATAAAGCGAAGCCGGATTTGAGACTCGTTATGCGGATACCGAAGGTTGAAGAACGATATCAAGATAATCCGGCTTTTTTTGTGCGATTTCGTGAAGGATGGAACTATCATCGCCTTGGTTTAACAGAACAGACCTATGTACCTCCACTGTCCTGACGGGCATGGGCGCTCGTCTCGCCTACCAGCCTGCCTAATTCTCCACTGGCTACCTAATATAACTATTAACGTCACTCCATCACCTATCTCCCTTCAGTCGATAGGTTCAGTCGTTTTTAAATATTATAAGTTCTTTCGCATCGTTCCCTTTGGTCACGATACTCAATCTTTTAACACAATTAGGCGAACAATACAATGACGGAAAAAGTAATTTGTCAATCCGTTCACTCACTTAACTCCCTTCGGTCGTTAAGTTCATTCACTATAAACAATTATATGAATAAATGGTAAAGTATATAAAATAATATAAATAATATAATGAGTAAGATCATTGAAAATGGTCTTAATATTAAGGAAAACGGAGACTATTCATAGGCGTAGTTTTAATTCAAGATTTGTTGTCCCACCCCTGACGGTCAGTCGGTTACGTTCAGAGTCGTTTTCCTGTCTCTTATCCAAACCGTCATAAAATAAAAAACCTTGTATCCTATTTCTCTCAAACCGGATACAAGGCAGTGCATTTTCTTCTTTTGATATAAAATCATATATTTGCACTAAAAAACAAAAATAACATGGAGACAAAAATAACTGAAATAATGAATCCTCACAAGTTACACGACAAGCTCTTCAAGAAAGAGCAGGTCTCTCCGATAGAAGTTATATACAATAGCTTCAGCAACTTGGGGTACAATGTAGTACGCCGTCCAGCCGGTCAGTGTTTAGGCAATTTGAGATATTTTAATCTATTTTATGACAAACATACTCATCATTTCTATCAGAAAAACAGGAAGTTGAGATATTGTAGTAATTTTCTCATATCTGATTACTGGAAAGATAGAGTGCGATGTTTCATAGTTTGGAACTTTGGATTTGGAAGATTCTTTCCGTACAATGACTTTATTGAGGCTATGGTTTATGATTATCTTCGATATGGGAGAAAGTCAGTTCCTTATCTTAAAAGCGTGCAAGAGGCTGAAGAAAAGTGTGTAAGGTTCTATATCCGGTCTCAGATAGATATGCTTCGTAAGGAAGGATATGCCGCTTATCGGGCTAAGTTCAAGGAAGAACGTCCTCAGTATTTCATCGGAGACGATAGGACGGTGTTTAGATGCCTTGACAGCTCTTTAAAAAGAGAAGAGAAGATTGCTGCATGCGTAGCCCACAAAAGGGCTTTAAAAGAAGGGATAATGACTTCCTTCATCAATCACCTTAAGAAACATCCTACCACTTTATATTCGTGGTTTTCATCAGAGGTAGATAGCGAAGGAAAGAATAGGCTCTGTCTATCTGAAAAGGCTGTTTCGTATTTGAATAAGAGACTGGTTCGCAATGGGTTAAAGTCTCTTTCTGCATCATATCTTTTTAGAACGTTTAGAAAAATGGTGAAGATCTTGTTCGGTTCCAATGTCAGGTCGTTTTTGAATAGCTGTCTGATGTCTGTTTCAACAGAAGAGGTTTTAACCAAATCTATGAAGAAAATAGTTTCCAAGACAGTGCTGTTTTTGTACAAGAGAGCGCTTAAGAACTATCGCCGGGCATGCGGTCTTAAGTACGACCCTGATTCGGGCGGTTTGTCTGCCGTACATGATTGATTTTTAAACGTATCCCATAACGTTGGATTTTCTCGTTCGTTTCTCTTATCTTTGTGAAAAAAGATAGTATGAAATTACGAATCATAAAAAATCGTCCGATATTCGCTCCTGGCGGTAGTGTTCAGGATAAGAAACAGGATATTAATGTATCCTCTACTCAGCCTATTCTTGATTATGGAACGCCTGTTAATAAATGGGGTGAATCTGATATTCAGAATATATATATGCCTTCTGATGTGATTTTAGAAACAGAGGAGGGGGAGATAAATCCATTTAGTAGTATGCCTACATCCGATCCGTTTTTTGAAAACAATGATGCAGGATATGCAGGATATGCAGGATATCTCGCTGATAATAGGGGTATGGTTAAAAACGTAGAGAAATCAGTCGTTGATAATGCAATGAATGTAGGTGGTGTTGATGCTGATTCCTCTAAAGAAAAACGTTCCCAAGATGGTAATCCTCTTGATCCTATGACTACCCCATATTATTCACCCGATCTAACCGGCAGAGCTCAAATGTTCGGTACAAGTCTTGGCCGGATAAGAGCCGGTAATAAGGTCGGTGCTAATGTGGCTCAAGCTGCCTTGTCTGGTGTTAGTTTAGGATTAGGTCTTACCCGTAATATCATGGGAGCTTCATCTGCTGCGTATGCAGCCAGCAGAGACGAGCAGGCAGCGAGGGAAAAACTTGCCAAGGAGCGTCGTCAGCAATTCATCAAGTGGGAACGTGAAGGTGGTGGCGTGAATTTAGGTAACGGTCAGAAGATGGATACGTCTGATATGACCGGCGAATATATTTATCCTCTTCCCAAGTCTATGGAAGATGCTGCGAATGTAGAGATAGAGAAAGGCGAGTACGTGCTGACTCCTGACTCCGTAGGGCCTATGGAAGCCAAAGGGAACAGACATGAAAATGGTGGCACTCCGGTTGATTTGCCAGAGGCTTATATTGTTTCCGATTATCGTAAGATAGATGATGAGTTTGCCTCTTACGTTAGAGAAAATTATGGTATTAAGGCAACGTCAAAAGATACGTATGCTACACTCCTTGATCGATATAAGAAGAAGATTGGTTTGTCTGATAAGTACGAAGATCAGGAGCGTGTATATAAGAGATTAGAGAAAAATGAAGATGTAAAAGACAAAAACACATCTAATCTTAATGCTTCTATTCTTTCCAAGTACGTCAATGAAAACCAGAAAGAGATAGACGAGCTTGAAGCACAATTTCGTTCTTTCGCTGAAATCGTTTATGGCAAACAGGAAGAATCTAAGCGTAACGAGAAGATGGATGCTTTTTTCAGGGATGGCGGGGTTGTTGATCTGAATCAGGTAAAGAAACAAGCTAAGGCTTTTAATATTGCAGAATCAGATGCTAAGAACTGGATATATGACGAGTATGTTAAGCAAACCAGGAAAATGGCTGAAGGTGGACCTACTCAGAAGGAGCTGGAGGAACTTAGAAAGAATGCTATCGGCTACAATAAGCTTATCAATCAGTTATTTGGACGAACTCTTAATATGACTGTATCTGATGTTAGTGGTCGTGAGCAGATTCTTAATCCTGATTCCAGTGTCAATGCCAACCAGAATCTCCAACATAGAAGCAATTTAGGATACGGCAGGGTAAATGATAAGGCGGTATCTAATTTGCTCGACATAAACCGATGGGCTAACAAGTACAATACGGATGGTGATTTTGATACAGAAGGTTTCCAGAAAGGATACAACAGGCAATTAAATGCATTGTGGGCGTTAGCTGATGTAGGTGCTATCACGAATGCTGATGCAGCCAAGAAATTCAGAGATGAGTACGGATTCTGGGGCCAGGATGCCGGAAGCTACGGAGGTAATCAGGCTTATAATTCATTTGCCGTAGATGATAAGTTTGGTCAGACAACAGCCACCCGTTCTTATTATGGATTGGACGTTGTTTCGGCAGAGCAAAAAAGATTGTTAAACGAAAAAGGGATAAAGAATTATGTTGACTTATTTGGTGATAAATCTGATGCCGCTAAGAAGATTCTGGGCTCCGATTATAATAAGTTTGTTGCTTTAAGAGATAGTGGGTTAATGCCGGAAATAGACTTCGTTCTTGAGTCTGTTAAACCAGAAATGAAGCCTATTGAGGCCGGTCCCATAGCACCAGACCTTACACCGCCTAAGATTGGATCTCCTGGAAGGATAGAGGTAAAACCGAAAGCAAGTACGCCTGCGACTGCAACCGACACCGATACAGAGGAGGTGGTTGAAGACAACGGACCTAAAGGACAGGGCAGACCGGCGGCGTTCGGTCCTATCTTCCCGGAAATGCTAAGAACCCTTGACACTGGCTTGGAGATAGAAGGCCTGGAAAGACATCAGGCTCCGAGAATAGACCCGGTTCTTCAATCTGCTGATCAGTATATCAACGAGCTCAACCGTGCGACATCGGCTCAGTTAGACGCAGCAGGTGACGTGCCCGACTCCCAGCGGGCTGCTATTCTGGCTAATATGAACGCCATAGCTGGAAGCAATATAGCCAAGTATGTTAATGAAGTAAATTTCAATAACGCAAGGCAAATAAACGAAGCTGATAGGTTTAATGAAATGGCTTATGTTCAGACAGATGATAAGAACATAGCAGAAAGGCAACGTTATGAATCTGGGTTGTTGAAAGCTATGGCTATAAGGGATGAAAATCTTGCTCGTTATTATGATAGTATAAACAGCGAGATACAGAATAAGTTTAATGTTCGTACATCGTTGAATACCATAGCTTCCATAGCCCCGAATATGAGAATGCTTCCAAGTGGTCAAATTATTTACGTTCAAGGCAATCAGGATGTGATGAATATGGGTGATTATTCTACACCTTATTTGAAGAGCTTGGAGGATGATGAAGAAGATAAATATAAAAAGAGAAGGAGAAATAGCTGATGGCTTCACAATATAGTATTTTAAGGCAATATGCCCCGTATGTTAGTCCTTACAACATAGATCTTGTTAAGGACGTCATGATGTACAAACAGCAGAAGGTTGATGCTGCTCGTGAAAAGATCTATACCCAGGTAGATTATCTTATGGGTCAAGAGATAGATAAGCCTGAAGCCCGCGCTTATATGGAAGATAAGATGTCAGGTGTGATTGCTAACATCAATCAAAAATTCAAAGGCGTGGATCTTTCTTCTGATGGTGTTACGAGAGCCATACAAGGAGAGATCAGTTCGGTGTTGGATGATACGGTCATTAACGCGATTGCCGGCACAAAAGAAGGCAGGAGAATGCATAAAATGCTATCTGATTTACAAATAAATAATCCAGAACTTTATTCTGCTGCGAATGCTTATGCGGCTTTAAAGCCGTATAATGAATGGGTGAATGATGGAAAGGCTGGTTCCCGTCTTGCTCCTCTTCAATATACTCCTTATACTGATTATAATAAGGAATTAAAAGATAGGATAGATTTTATAAGCAAGCTTCATAAAGGAGCTAAAGTTCAGATTCCTATTCTTGACAAGGATGGTCATCCTACCGGGGCAGTACAAGAAGTAACTAAGGATATGCTTACTCCTGAACAGATAGCTTCTTTTGCATTGTCAGGGTTATCAGATAAAGCAAGGCAGCAGATGCAGGTGGAGGCTATTTACATGGTAGACTCTAATCCCTCTTTATATTCGTATGATTCTGTTCTTGGTTTTATGAATAAGCAGATAAGTGATAAGCAGAGGTATGTTGATGCTCTTACTGCCGATCTTTCCGGTTTGGGTTCTGATCCTGCAAAGAAAGAAATGGTTGAAAATGAAATAAAGAGAGCCAAATCTGAAATAGCTTCCATGAAATCTGAATTTAGCAGAATGGATGAAAGGGCTTACGATCCGTATCTTGTAGCGATGAAGGTTATTGAAAATAATTTTATTAATAATGCTGCTGCTTCATATGCTTATGATAATTTGTCTTTCATAATCAAAGCCGACGAGCTTTACTGGAAAACCAAAGAATATAATCAGAGGGAAAGATTAGCTAATTTGAATTTCGAAAAATGGAAGATAGAATTTGAATATGGTAAGAATAAGGATGAAGCCAGAATAGCAAAACTTATGTCCTCTGGTGCAGGAGCGGCAGGCGGCAGAGCTGGAAGCCGAGCCATGCAGGTGGGCGTTGGCACAAACTCTGGTGGAACTATTTCAGCTAATCCTATTGAAACTAAAAATATTAGCATATCAGAAGAAACTCATAAGAAGTTTAATAAGGCATATACAGATCTTGTAACATCCGGAAGTAGACTATCTACAGCCCTTGGTGCTGAAAACATGAAAAATATTCAAGCTGCCATATCAAGAAATATGACGGATGAAACATCAGGATACAAGTATCTTATGGATGAAGAAAAACTTCTTAAGTATATAAAGGACAATGGAGGTCTCTCTAATGATATGTTTGACAAGCTACCTGTGGCAGAGAGAAAAGCTGCCACAGATGCTTATATGCAGCTTAATAGCGCTGTAGACAAGATGGATATAGAGAATGATAGAATTAAGAAGGAGAATAAGATTTATGATAATATTGTATCTGAAATAGCAAATGCGATCGCGCAGAAGGAAGGAGGTAAACCCGAAGAATATATAGCCTATGCTACAGCGTTATCCCTTAATGATATTTTAAGAAAAAATAGAGGTACAGTCGGCGATGTAGAATCTGGAGTAAGATATTATGGAAAAGGATTCTCGCCTGCTGATATAGCTACTATAAGAAAGAGGGTGAAAAATGATGGCATTGATTTATCTAAAGTATTTGAGAGGGATAGCAAAAGTGGCAGGTATTTCTTAAAAAAATACGATGATGTAAAAAATAGTTTCTCGGATGGTGAAGAAAAGGTGTTTTTTAATACACTGTATTCTATTAGCGGAATGGAGAGCGTTGGAGGTGATGTAGTAAGCGATATTAATATAGCCAATCAAATAACTAAGGTTCAAGATGATGGTATAAATGAGATACGTAAAGAATATCTCGAACTGTATTCACCTAACACAGTAACGTATTCAACCAAATTAACCTCCAAGGAGGCTGGTTATAGAGAGATGGGTGTTCTCAGGGATCTATTTACTAAAAAAATGGCAGAGCATCCTGTTGGTAAATCTAAATCATCATCGGCAACTATTGAATCATTTTCTTTGACAGAATCGGGAATAGCCGACAATGGAGAGAAGACTTACAGTTTGGTTGCTAATCATACTGGTGAAAGAGAGGAAATAGATATTGTTGAGGTATCTGAAACAGAGTTGATAAATAATGGCATAGATCCTGGTATTAATACTCCTTCCGTCGATATAGGTGGATATGAAAGTGGTATTATAAGACCTACATTTGGAAGTGATACCAATATGTGGTATCCGAAGATGCTTGAAAATTCAGATATATCACCCGCTTATGCTTCTGTATCTTCAATGATGAAAGTGTTATCAGATATGATAAATGAATCTGGTAATAATTTAGATGATATGCCAGAACAAAAGGTTTGGCTTCTTAATGCAGCTAAAGATATATTGGATAACAGTGGAAAGCTTGGTGTAAAGGTTGAAGGTTATGATCCTAAGACAAGTTACGGTTATGGATATGAGACAAGGCTTTATCTTATGGAGAATGGTAAACCTGAGTTAATAGATTCGTTTGATACTCCTAATGTATGGTTTGCGGATAATGTGTCTAAAGAACTTGCTGTTGCGCCTCAGAAAAAAATAGTTGATTTTGTTGTGGCAGCCATAACAGAAGAGATTAAGGATATGGTGGCGGCAAAAGAAAGGGGTGATTTACCTACGTCTTTGAATAAAAACGGCAAGTTGATGAAGTTGTTGAATAGTGTAAATAGGGAATAATATATGGAAAATAAGGAACAGACATTGGTGGAGAAATCAGGGTTCTTACCATCTACTGGATTAAGAGGGTATAATGCCGGAGTTCCTACGCGATATGAAGAAGAATCTTCTCTTATTGAGGGAGCAAAAAGAGAGATGGAGAGGATGAAAGTAGGATCATACACTCCCCCAGTATCAGCCATAAATCCTGATGATGATTCAGAAAAAGGATCTGATATTAGCGGAATAGATACTTCTTTTGATGTAGACACATCTTTTTCTGGATTAAAATCGGCTCTGAATGGTGGAGATGACCCAAGAAAGAAGAAAGAGGAATCTTATAATAAGTTAAATTCCATGATAAAATCTATTCAAGATAAATCAAGGAATACTTATTCTGGTAAACAAACGTCTTATGGTGAGGTTATAGCTGGTAATCAACAGTCATCTGCTGCTGATTTTGGTGTATTTGGTAAAGGAAGAACTATTAAGTTAGATGAAGCATATGACTTTTTATCCGATGGAAACATCGGTCTTGCAAAGTTTAAAAGTTATATGCCAGGAAGGGATAATGAAGATTATTACGGAAGAAGGCAAACTACTTGGAATAAGGCTGTTAATGGCATAGGAAAGCTTGTAACAAAAACAGCATTATATGGTGTATCAGGAGTAATAGGTATTATCCCGGCTGCGTATAATCTTATAAAGACTGGTACGTTATCTTCTGCATTTGACAATGATTTTACACGGACCATAAATGATATAGATGAAAGAATAAACCACTCTCTTCCTCATTATTATACAAGAGAAGAGCGTGATATGGGATTTTTGCAGAGTCTTGGAACTGCAAATTTTATTTTTAATGATGTTATTGGAAATGGTCTATCGTTTATGGCAGGAGCTATTCTGTCTGTCTACTTTACAGGTGGGATGGGCGTGTCAAGTCTTGGAGCTGTTGGCGCTAAAGTAGGGATGAAAGTGGCCGGCAAGATGGCAGCATCTAAGATTGCAGCAAGTGCTGTAAAATCCGCTTTTGGAGCGTATAGAGCAGGAGCGATGTACGGCAGAGCTATCGGCAATATGGCCAAGGTAGGAGTAAATACGTTCGTGGGAGCCGGCTGGGAGTCTGCTGTGGAAGCTCAGTCCTTCATGAAAGACTCTGAAAGTAAATACAAAGAATATTTTAAAAATATGTATGGTCGGAATCCTAATCAGTCCGAGATGGCTGAATTTAAGAGTTCTATTTCCGATACAGCAAACAGCATATTTTTAGCCAATATGGGTATAGTTGGATTATCCAATTATCTCCTTCTGGGAAAATATCTTGGAGTAGACACTGGTTTTGCTTCTAAATACATACCTGGATTAAAGGGTGTATCAGATACATATGGAGGATCAAATAGTTTTATAGATCGTTATTTGTTTGGATTAGGAACTAAGAAGGTAGCGGGTGATGCTGGAAGGTTACAGACATTAAAAGCAAATTTATTCCAGAAATCCTTAGCTACTGTCTGGAATGTGTCTAAAAGGCCCATATCTGAAGGCGTATGGGAGGAAGGCATGCAAGGTGTTGCTCAGCGCATGGGGGAAGATTTTATTAGATCAAGATATGATAAGACGTATCTTGATGCTACGTCTTCTATAGTTGATTCTTTTTCTAAGGCCATAGCTGAACAATTTACAACCAAAGAAGGATTGAAAGAGATTGGTATAGGATCCCTGATTGGTGGTTTATTTGGAGCCAGAAATGGTGCTTTTGGTTTATATGAAAGGAGAAATAAAGAACGTACTATTAATACTGATGTTGAGAAATTTAATAGTAATAATGCTTTTACTTCTCAATCTGTAAAAGACTCTATGCGAAATTTAGCCGAATTTAATGCTCAAATGAATGATCCTGAATCAGATTATTATTCTAAATTTGAATTATCTGACAGAATGGGAATGTTAGAGGATACGGCTAACAATTTCAGGTCAATGGTTAAAAGCCTTGACGAAAGTGAGTTGGCTTCTGAAATGAAAGTAGATGAAGAAACTGTCAAAAAATATAAGGAAGATATTATAAAAGATTTTGATAAGAAGTTAGCCAATTATAAAAAAGCTTCTTCTTTTGCTGAGGCTATTACTGCTGAGACTTCATCTGATCTTTATCGATCTAATGTTGCTAATGCTGTTTTTAAGGGGTTGGATGCAGAGGATATAGCAATGGAAGCATCAAATGATATTGCTGATTATGTAAATGACAATAATTTGTTTGATGATATAAATACGTTTTATTCATTATCAAGTCAAGCTTTTGATACAGCTAATCAGTTAAGGGAATTGCGTAATGAGATCAATGATCTGAATGCTGAAATAGAGAGGTTGGCTACAACTCCGAGAAGAGTAGAGGATGGCAATGATACCGAAGCAGAGGCTATAAAACAAAAAACTATTAAATACGATAATCTTAATAAGGAATATAGAAGGTTGTCAGAAGAACTTCTTAGTAGTTATAAAGAAGTATTTTATTCTTTTGATCCTGGAGTATTAGCTCTTGAGTTGTTTAAATCTGAAACGATAACTGCTGAAGATATATTGAAGGCTTATGACTCCGTAGCTTCTTTAAGTACTTATATTGAGAATAATAAAGGAAAGAAAGAAGCAGAGGATTTAAGAAATATGGTTGTGAAATATCAGCAAGCCATTACCCAATATAAGGTTTTACGGTCATTTATGAACTCCATACAGGATAAGAAATTCATGAGACATGATTTTTCTTTATTTTCTAAGTTCTTAAATGATATGGTATCTTCTAATACTGAATCTATAGAAAGTGATCGTTTTTATCAGACAGAGGGTAATAATGTCAGTTTGGATGAAAAAATAGATGAACTTCTGAATAATGGAGAAATAAATTTAGATGAAGCATTTACCATGAAAGTATTTGGTCATCTAAACGATGGTATAACTCAGAAGCCGAAAGAGGATATATTGTCTGATTTTGATTATGAGTTGGCAATGAAAGATCTTTTGTCTGCACCTATAGAGGTTAGAGAACGTATCGTAGATAAGATATATACAGGTAATCAAGATCTTTTATCTCCAAGGGAGAAGGAGATATATGAAAAGTATAAACAGGATATTGATGATTATATATCATATCTTGGTGATAGTCCGGCTAAGATGATAAAAGATTTATCGGATAAAGTTAAGAGACTTACTGAACCTCGATCTGTGTATGAGGACAATAAGATCATTATTGATATGGCTAAATCAAATTTGGAACCAGATCAAAGGCAGGAACTTGATGATGCTATTTCTTCGTATGTGGATATAATGAACAGACGGGACAAAGGGGAGAAAGTTGACGAAGATAAGCTTGCTGATTCGGTATTTACCATAGAAGATCTTGGCCAGGTTGGAAACATCACGGATCTCCTTCCTTATGTTGAACAAAACAGGATTATTGACAAAGGTCGTATCTCTGAATCTACGTTGAGTAATTTTGGGGAAGATGATGCTAATATAGATTCTCTTGTAAATGAGTTAGATGAATCCGATAATACGCCAGGAGCCAATATAGATAGCGCCCAGAATCCAGAGACGTTGATGGTGAGAAGAATCTCCAATGACGGCAATGAAAGGTATGAAATTGCAGGTCTTAGAGCCGATAAATTTATATCTTCAATAAAATCATTGGTTCCTATTCAAATAAGTTCTGAAACGAACGCTAATGGAACTAAAAGGTATTTCCTTAACATAGGTGGAGAAACGGCTACCGTGATAGAACTTCCTTATCATGCGAGATGGTCTATAGACAAAGAATCGGCTCGTGTTCTTAATCGCTACACAGATGTGTCTATTCAGGACGTGGGTAATTCCTATTCTTTGGTTTATAAGCGTCTTGATTCAGATGAGTTGGTTCCGTACAGAACGGGTGTCGGATTCGGAGATAATGAGGTAGATAAAATAGATCAGGAAGCATTATCTTCTTTGAAAAAAGGAGATAAGGTTAATCTCGAAATAGATGTAAATGATACCTATAATCAGTCTCTTTTTGCCGAATACAATGATGCTGTTCAGTCCGGCGATAAAAAAAGAATAGAATCTGCTGAGAATAAACTGGTGTCCAATATGGTTATCAAGGTCATGAGTGGAAACAGATTCGTTTCTGTTGTAAAAGCTGACACAGGAGGCATAGATGGTATAAGTAAGATAAGAAGAACGGCTTTTAACAAGTGGAAGAAGGACGCCGGCCGGTCGGCTACCATCGGCGTCGGCACGCATGTTGTTGCCCAGACCCTTCCCGGAAGACCGGTGTTTAACATGAAGGTGAACGGTCAAGGATATGGCCAGGTAGAAAATCTCCCTATTACCGAAAAAGGTGCTGAAAAAGTATCTGATGTCGGATATGTATTAAATGGCAAAGTCGTGCTTAAGAACGGATCTAAATACACAGGCTTCCCATTTGCTTATTCTATATTAAATGACAAGGGGAATAATTACAAAAATGTAAGAGTTCCGGTAGTTGTCATCAAAGGTAAAAACGGTCTTAATTATCTTTTCCCAGTTAGCCTGCGTTCTGTGGAATCAGAGGAAGGGCGGAAATGGATGTCTTTTATAGATATGCTGCTTGAATCCGGTGATTCTGAATTGCTACAGATGGGTCAAGATGATATACAAGATCTTAATGCGTATCTAACCAAGTTAGGCCTTGATCCGGCTTCGTATCAAGTATCGTATTTGAATCCTATTTCAGGGCTTAGAAAAGCTCGTGAGGCTATAGAAAAATTATCTACGGTTCCTGATGTTGTTAAATGGGTAGAAGATGAAAGCAGGAATGTGAAAGACATTGTGACGTCTGAAGTAGAATCTGGAATAGATTTCGAAGGTGAGATGTTTGTCGCTCCTAAGATCAGGATTCAGTTTGGTAAATCATCTTCCAGACCTAAATCACTTATAGAGGATGATCTTCCTTTCTCTGATGAGGGTAAGACCGTTACTTCTAAAGAATACGTGGATGTTTATGAAGAGGAAATGCCAGAGGAAGGGGCTGCCCGGGAGACTCAGACGGCGCCATTAGCTCAGCCGGCTCCTGCGGCACAAGATGCGCAGTCTTTACCTGGCAAGAAGCGTACCTCCAGGAAAAACTTCTCTCTTATGTTAAACGAAATAGAATCTCATATAGAAAAAGAGGGATTGCCGCCTTATGCTAATATTTTTGATTTTATAGCAAGGAAGATTGTAGGAGGTGATTTGAGGTTTCTTCGTGAGAGAGGTAATCCTAAAAGTCTTAAGGAGGAAATGGGATTAGAACCTAAAGGAACAGTAGGTGATAAAATATCCACTCCTTCCAGTAAAGGTGGTAAGACTTTAGAAGAATACATTTCTTGGCTTCGTTCTCAAACAGATCAGGTGGTGGTTGATTATGTTGGTCCAAGATCTGATGAACAAATTATATCAGAGTTGGAAAACTTTTTGAAATATATTAATTTTGTTCCAAGTAAGGCTTTAAATTATTCTCTTAGAGTCAATGGCATGGATACCCTAAAAGAATATGGCACAAAAGAGGAAGTAGAAAAAATGGAATCTGATATCAATAGTTTGGTTTCTAAAGTTTTGCCTACGGTGGATAATAAAACTGTAGAAGATGTTTCTACTGCAATAAAATCAAACAACTTGCCTGCCATATGGAGGCCCGTGGAAAGCCTTGATATGACAAACGAGGAAAAAATAGAGTTTTTGAATAACGTAGCAGATTTCCTTAGCGGCATACCAGAGTATGATGCTGTTGTGGAGTCTATAGAGTCAGAATCAGATAATATTTTAAATGATGGAAAAGAAGGAAGTGCAGAAGGCGGTGCAGTACGCACTGAGGAAGATGGCGATAAAAAGGGAGATGGAGAAGGCAAAGGACAATCCAGAACAAATGTCGAAGTTGAAGGAAATGTCGAATTACCTGGATCTACAAAAGGAGAAATAGAAAAAGACGAACCTCGTATATCCGAAGAACCGCTTACTCACATATCAAGGGTAACAACCCCTTATTTTCTGTACGGCGGTGATGAAGCATATACATCTGTTCCGGCTAAGGTAGAACAGATACCTGAGAAGATAATGGGTCGTAATGGCATTAAATTTGGTATGAGTGTAGTCGAGTTAACCAAATTAGGGTACAAAAAAGCTGGTGGAAACTGGATATATAAATTCTATATGAACTCAGGTGTGTATGATTTGTATAATATCAGTACCGGTGAAGCGTTTAGGGCAAAACCGGATCTTGGAGTTAAGATAAGTTCCAGTGCATTCATCCGCTCTTTATCTCAATCTGGTAGAAAAATACAAAATATGATGAGTAACATGAGTCAGGAAGAGATAGATAGGAATAAGAATCTCGTAGAAGGTTCTGATAATTCGGATTCGATAAATGAGTTAAATAAGGAGTGTTGAGTATGAGAAGGAGATTTTTTAATGCTGCGGATAATTTCGTGGGAGGATGTTATAATAAGTTATCCAATGAAGATATAAAAAGGCTTGGAGGAAAAAGACCTTATGTATGTCAGTTTAATAAAATTCATATACATATAGGACCTGTATTAAAAGATCATGATTCTGATGTTAGTTACATAATGTTTAATAGTGATTGGAATCATGGTGGTTATGAATCTATGGTTTATAATCATAGCAATAATGGTATTTTTATATTAGGTGAAAACAAAATTGGTAACAAAGAAGATCATATACAAGATCTAACATATTGGTACGAATATGATCCAAGCATTAATGAAAATTATTGTTATTTTTATTATGAGGCTAATAACAGCGGAAATGCTATCAAGTTGAATGGTGGGTTTGGTGATACCAGTACTGTTTTCAACATTCCCAGCTTGGAAGTCACCACTCTTCGTGATGGCAGTTTGAGTTTTCCGGAGATTTATATAGAAGGAATTTGGGATCCGTCATTGTATAAGTCGGTTTTATAATTAACTTTGCAAAAAAGTTAATTACAATGGGTGTCAAATGTCAGATAGAAAAAAAGGAAAATGAAATAAAACGGGTTAAGGCTCCTAACGGGGAGCCTTCCGTTCTTTACGAAAGTGCTTTAAAAGTATTAGGAAACAGCGAGCGGGCCCTTCAGGTATGGGCTAAGGCTTACACTCCTGGTTTTTTGTCGTATTACGGTCATTGGAACAACCCGGCTCCAGGGGAGATGTTTAATACCGATCCCAATGGCGAACCTCTTTTAGAAGACGTGCTGTCGTATATGAAGCGTCAGACTTATTTTGCTGATCCTTTAACGGCTCAGGACATTAAGGATGTAAGGGATTTCCTTTTGTCTACTCATTATTTTTTCAATGCGTCTTCATTGTCTAATGCTATCCTCTTCGATTTTTATGTAGATGGCAGTTTGATACTGAATGAGCAGAAATTAAGGAGATCCGGTTTGTATGATGAAACAGAAATAAGTCGTATTTTATCCGATCCTTCTGTTTTAAACGAGGTTTCGACTTCCATGAGAAAGTTAATAGATTCTTCTATTAACGAACATGATAGGGAAAAGGATAATTATTTTATGTCTGTTGACTATCAGTATGGTCCTATTGTTTACAAGGAGGGAGTGTTTAACCAATTTGGTAAAAAAGTACCATATAATCCTTCTGAGCTTTATTGGGCTATGGGCAAAACAGTAGCCGGCATAAAAAACTTTTCTGAATTTTCATCTGCTTTTGAATCGTTGAGAAACTCATACCCTGAACTGGTTGAGAAATTCGTTTCTGATAAAGAATTTGCCGAATCTATGTTTGATGAGTTCTCATCTACGAATAAGATTCCGGTAATAAACATAGAAGGGGATGATGTGGTAGAAGGCAAGAGAAGATCCTTGTCTAAGCTACAAGATCTGTCTTATTACAATCCTGGCAAAATAGAGTTCCTAAGAGCTCGTATATCGGCTTATTTACATAGGGCTAATGCCGACACCGAATCCGATTTAAGAAGCATGATATGGGATATAGAAGAGGCTTGTACGTGGTTTGGCATAGATATAATAGGGACATCGGAAACTTATGATGGCACAGAAGAATCTTTGAATAAGATAGATAATTTGATGCTGGATCTTGATATTTATGTGGCCAGGCATAATGATGTAAATTATGCTCCAACGCTGGCATCTTCTATAGATGATGTTCTTGGTGATAGCACAGATTATTATTTTGGATTATTACCGGAGTATATGGATAATTTGAATATCGTTTATTCTGAATCCGATATAGACCCAGTAGAGGCATTTGAGAAACATTCATTGCTTAAGGTAGGAGATAATCTATATCAAAGGATCAGCAAAGATGATCTTAACGAGATGTATCAAATATCAACAGTGTTAGCCAAGCACAACCTAACTCATTTTTCTACTAAAATATATCCTGAATCTTGTTTTAAGAACGGCGTTTTGGATAAAGAGAAAGTACGGAACGTAGATAATAATACGCTCATGGCTTCCATTAAAAAATACGTCAGATCGTTCATGGATTCTCAGAACACGGAGGACATGATAATGACCAGGATGGCGTTTGGACACCCGGCGGTACTTGACGTTCCTTACGTGGATGTGGATCGGGAGTATAGTCGATACATGAACAAAAAACAAGATAGCGAAAACCCATTATCCTTATTCGATTTATACCAATCTTACCTTGACAACAAACTCCATAAAACAAAATTATATGATAATGCCTATAAGTATCTTGACTTCAAACCTGGTCCATCTTTGGGCCTTATTTCTGATGATCCTGATATTTTGAAATCAATAGAATTATCTTTATCTGGAAAAGACAGGTTGATGTTGTTTGATTATAGCATGACCAGTACCGACCCTTCTTTATCAGAATTGTTTTATTTGGAGAAGTATGACCCTTCGTATGCCGGGAATGATTTTGAACACTATTTTTACACCAGGCACCCGTATTTGTTAAAAGAAAAATCGGGCCCTAATATCGTAGAGCAAGATGGTGTTATAACAGCCGAAGGTATTTATGATAATTTTATAAGAGTAGGTAATAAGATATGGTCTAAAGTAAGCGAGAGTAGTTCCGGCTCTATCTACCAAAATCTGACAGGAACCGAATCAGAGGTGAAATACGATTCTACTCAGAAGGCTAAGACGGTAGAAACCGATTACGCTCCATACCAAAACAGATCTGGCTTGACGCAAGACATGACCGTAAGCAAGTCTGAATTGGATGATCTTAATAAATTGGAATGCAAATAATTTTTGTATATATATAATATAGTTTTTTCATAATTACGATTTGGGAAGTGAGGCTTGTGAAAGTCTCACTTTTCTCATATATGCACGTATATCAATAACATACAAGAAAAGTTAGATTTTCATTGTTTATGAATTATTTTTATTAAGTTTGCAATATTAGTTTCAGGAAGGGATTATAGAAAATAGGGAAAAGTAAGAACAGAACGTAACTAATAACGGTAGGAAATGAGAATCAGTACCATCAAACGTAATAACAGCATTCATCTTATGTATAAAAACATTATGAATGATTTAGGTCAATTAAGAACTGTAGTTTCAAAATCCTATATTTATAATCTGATACAAAATCAAACCGGATTAAGTATCAGAACTATATCCCATGTCTTGAATCACACAAAAGAACAGGATACAGATTCTTTGCGAAAACCATACATTTTCATACATTTGTGTGTTCTTTAGTTTTTAGATTTAAGTTTTTCATGGTATTAGTTTAGATTAGTGTAGATCAGGGTTCGCAGTGATGCGGGCCCTGGTTTGTTTTAAAAAGTATTAAAATATTTGTTATTTAAAATCCTGTTCCTATCTTTGTTCCAGAAACAATGAACAACGAGATCCCACCTCTGGTTGTTTGATGTTGAAAGATATTTTTGGCTCATTAGGGTTTGTCATAGTGGGATCTGACATTCTCTTTTGGGCCTATTTTTTTATTATGGATAATACTTGTATTCCTTTTGTGTTAATAAACGACAGAAAAATGATTGACGCAAAACATGTTCATAAATTGTTAGAATGTAAGTATGATTTTAAACATTGGATTAAGGATGTAATATCATCTTTTAATTTTAAGGATGGAATAGATTATATATCATATAGATATGATAATAATGGAGAACAAATAATAGATAATAATAGTCATGTATTTAGGCATGACTATTATTTATTCCCCAAATCGATTCTGTGTATCATCTATATGAAGTGTGATAGATCTTTATTTAAAGATTTTATTTATGATATATTTGATTGTTGTAATATTAAAAATGACGATCGGGTATTAGATATAATACATAGATCTATCGATAGGTATAATAAAAAATGTATAAAATATTTTACATATATAATAAGAAATAATAATAATGGTTTTTATAAAATAGGTAAAAGCTCTGATGTAAAAAGAAGGCTATCTGGGTTGTCTATTGTAGAAGATAACTTAACATTAATAGCTTATGTGAATAAAGATATAGAGAGCGAGCTTCATGCAAGATTTGATATCAAAGGGATATACAGAGAATGGTTCAACTTATCAGATTGCGAGAGGTCGTTCTTATTGAGGAGCAGACGCAGAGGATCCAGCTTATCAGAAATATGTAGATACTTACGGCTACCATTTTTCTAATGCTCTTGCTGATGAGGCGGTAAAGAAGATGGTCAACGTCGATGGATCCAAGAGGATCTGGAAGCAGCCGGAAATAAAAGATATTTTTGAAAAGTGCGGAGCGAAGAAGCCGGATAAAGCGACATGGGGCGATGTCCAATATGTCTTTGCAATGTACTATTCGGATGGTTTTCCGAAGGTCTTCAAATGTGAGAACGAGTTGGTGAAAGCTACGTTAATGTATTTGGATGATCCGGATGCTCCCGAAGGAGTAGCCTTTATAAGATGGCTTGCCGTGCAAGATTACCTCGGCGAAAAAATAAACTGGAAGGATCTGACCTGAGATCCAGGCCCAGGTCCTTCCGGTGGTGCGGGAGCCATAGTAAAAAATATGATTCCCGCATTCCCGTTTTTCCCGTTTGGAAAAAAAGGAATAAAAAAAATGTTATACCGGTCGGCGGGCAATAGAATACCCGTGGCCGGTTTGTTTCACATAACTTTTTTTGGATATGAATATGGCACACGAATCTAAATCAAATAAAACCCCATTGTATTTAATAGGAGAGTTGATTGGCGTACCGAATACGGTTATGGACTCAGCATTGCATGAACTGAGAGATAGAATAGACAAAGACCCTAAATATAAAGATGTTAAAAATTGGATCGAGTCTTTACCCAAGATCTGAACCTATTTTTTCAATACCAGGCCCGATGCGATTTTAACGTATCGGGTTTTTATTTTAATTCATATTGTTTTATTTTAAATCTAATTAATTCATGAATGTCGTACATTTGTTGAAAAACTATTCTATATGGAAAATAAGGAAGATTACGTTGGTTACGAAGATCAAGAACTGTGTAACCGGTATTACAAAGAGGCTGACGCCATGAGACAAAAGCAGGACTGGTCTCGGCTTAGGGCTGTCCCTGCTCCGGCCAAGGGAACGCCATCGCCCGGCTGGGGACAGCTTGGACGTGGAAATGATGTCCGTGTTAAGTATGTTAGCATCAATTCAGGATTAGGAGGGGACAGGTTATGACCGTAGAAGAATTAGCTAATAAAAGATACGGTGGCGAATTTGTTTTCATGCTTGGTCATTTGGAAGGTGTAACAAGATTCGTTTTTGAATGTTTCGATCCCATACCTGATCACGAAGGTAAAAATACTTATATGGTTTCCTATTTTGATGAGCGCATCCGTAGAAGAGACGTAGTAGAGGTGCCGTGTTATATGAATATTTTGCCAAAATAATGAAAATATTAATCTTAAATGTACCTATATTTTCCGGTAATATTATTTCTCCTACCTGGATTAAAGCTGCAAGAGATTTCCAATCTAAATCGAAGGCAGAAAGAGATTCGTATTGTTCGGTTTGTGGATGTGCGGGAGGGTGTAACTTGTGCGATGATATAAGTAAATATAGGATTTCAGAACAACTAAAATATTATATATAATATGGTTAGAATCGCATATTTCGGAACCGATGGCTGCCCTGGTCATCATGTTATTCCAATACGAGGTAAATTTACGGAAGAGGATGTTAAGGTAATAGAATCTGTAGATTGTGATGATTTTTATAAGGTGTTTGATGTCATGCGTTTTAAGATAGCTGAGTTTAAAGGATGGACGATATTGGGAATCCCGGCAAGCTTAGACGATCATAGACCTGGAAGCAAAACCGTTATCTTCATAGAGGGTAAAGCTAACGAAGCTGATTTTATGGAAGTCATACAAGAGTATTCTTTTCTTAAAAATAATGTAAAGAAACTTGCCGAATTGTATCATGATGGAGAATGGCTTGCGACTGGTAAATTGAATCAAGATCCGCCTACTAACAAGGAGCGGTTTCAATTTACGTTAGACAAGGATGATGTTATTAACATGATTAGGGGAGTCGATTTAGATCCTTATTCTGATGTGGCGAATGAAATGGAGAAAATCGGATTGGGATCATCATCTGATTCTTCATATAAGGGTCCCACATGGTCTTGGTTTGTTAACAAAGTAGAACTTTGGCAGAAGAATAATGTATGGGATAGTTTCTCCGCTGAGTTTTTGTGGGGTTTGTATTGTAGGATAAAGAAAGTATAGTAACAATTAATTTAAAACAAATCATGGAATTAAAATATTTTAAAGATGTGGTTAGAGTAATGACAAAAGAAGAGTTCGAATCAACAATCGAAGAAGATATTAAATTCGTTGAGGGATTCAAGAATTTCTTAAAACATGATGATGCCACGAGGATAGTAGAGCATATCAAGTCTGTGTTAGAAGCATCAGTAGATTACTACTATCCTAATCATCCTGAAGTAGAATTTGAAAAAGATTTTAATATACAATACGATGTCAATAATATCTTGAACAAATACGGCCACACCGAAATGGGTATGTATAAAATACAGCTCTATATAGAGAATATTTTGGGTAGTATTCAAAACAAGAAGCCTGTAGACGTGGGAGAAGTCTCTGACGGATACCACACTTTCAATGAATTGTATCGGTATCGCATGTTGTATAACGCTGCCTTCTTTAATCTATTAGCCAGAAGCGGACAGGTTGAAGTTTGCAAATCAAGGAGACACAGCGACGGAGAAAAATGCTTCGGTTCTGATGATTGGTTTATTGTGATGGCGATCCTACCTACCGGTCAGGTATCTAATCACTATGAAAGCAAATACTGGGATTTGTTTGATGTTCCTGAAAGAGAAACCGCTTTCGAATACGATGGCCATACACCAAATGAAGCCTCCGACAGACTTGAAAAGTATCTCAAACTGCCTCGTCATGGCATGACATTCGAACAGGCTTTAGAACGGCTTAAATTAGGTCGTAAGATAAAAAGAATCGATTGGGGTAAAAAGTATATCTGTATGTTTGACGTAAATATATTGATGATAGATACAGGTCAAAAAGTAGCATCAAATTGGAATCCAACCGAACATGATATTATGTCTAATGACTGGGAGATTGCGGGATGAGTTTGTTTGTTTGCCTGTTATTGGGCTCTTATAAGACCTTGTAAGAATCGTATTTACGATAAGTCGCTAAAGGGATATGAAGGCAAGCCTCTTTGTTCTGAATGTGCCGCTATTGAATATAGTAAGGGAGACGAAGTGGTGGTAGTTCCTGGAACGTGGCATGGTAAGTTCAAGAAAGAATGGCCTACTGAGGAAGAGAAGAAGCATATTGGTAAAAACGGAATATTAAATTTATAGTCATGTGCAATAAAGAAATCGTGATATGCGCTGCCATCTGGGTGCAGGACGGCAAGAAGCGTCCCTATCAGCCCACCAATATACCATCCGGCACCGTGTTCTGTGGATTGAGACACCCCTCTATACTATCTCAACTTGCGGCATACGGTATAGCCCATAAAAACCGCAGTGTTCAAGGATTTTTGACAAGCAAGAATCGGTTTTTAACAAGAGAGGAGGCATCTGAACTTGTTAGAAACAATAATCAGGAAATGGTAGTAGATAGGAATGCCATTAGAGAACAATTGTATTCAGAAGATCTATATTAACTAAAAAAATAAAACAATATGGGATTTATAATCAGAAAGTCAATATCTTATGATATGATGGACGGCAATCAATTAAAGTATGAATTTGACAACAGGGATTTAGATCATATCACATTTAAAGGTGATGGTAAAGAATCTTTTTCATTTAACAGAGTACTTGTTGAAAATTTAATTGAGACATTTGAGACTATGCAGGATATATACTCTGATAATTACGGAATTAAGGTTTATACCGGTAATTGCATAATTCAATTGAACGTAAATCCAAAGGACCCCAGTGAATCCTTTTTTGACGTATATGATAGAGATGAGATGAAATTGATATACGGAATAAAGATCAGTATTCTGAAAGAAATGTTTATCATATGATTACCAAGCAGGACATACAAGCAGCAGCATCGTATATTTTCCGAAGCAGTTTTGTCTCGGAGGACCAGGCAAGGAAAGCAATGGTAAAAGCCGGCAATAACGCTACCAAGATCCTCGTCAAGACCTTTAGAGGCAAGTTGTTCAAGAAAGCTTTTGAAAGAGCCCGTAGAGGAAAGGATATCAGTTCTTTTGAAAGACAGGAAAAAGAAAGTGGTTTCAATTTTCTACATAATCCTAATAATGGTCGTATGCAAAGCGGTCATATTATAATAGATGGAATTGGTCTGTTTAAACAAATAATTCATGAAAGGTAAAAAAGTTGATATTCGTTTAGGCAGAGGTCTGGCGAATCAGATTAAGATAAACAAAACCATCCCAGTGTCTCATAAACCAAAAGAAGAACGTCGAATGATGTTTGTTTGTGGTGATGATATTGCTTCTCTTATAAAGCGGTTTGAAAATGAATCAAAGTAATATAAAGTCGGACATGTGTCTTGTCCGACTTTTTTTATATATTTGTGGCATGGCAAGAGGTTATTATTGGATACCACAAACAGATGAAACGTTAAATGGCAGAAGCTATTACGTGGCTAAGATAGTAGGAGATATCACGTTTGATACTAAACGAAAAAGAATCGTATTTCAAGCTGATAGGTATTTCCCTGTAGGATCTGTTTTCCATTTTACGCACAATTGCTTCAATTATATCATAACTTGCCGACTTCGTAAGCCGGGGCTTTGGTTTGAAGCCAGGAGAGAGGATTCGGGCCCTATTTGCCCTGAAGATATTGAGCGCTTTGAATCGGGAAGGTTTATACACCGAGATGGGTACATGCATTACATATAAGCTGAACTTGACGATTTTTCGTCAGATTATAATTTTTTTTCATATTATTTTTAAGCCATCAGACTGAGAAGTTAGATGGCTTTATTTTCTATGATATGCTTGATTTTTAACTACCTTTGTCTCATAACAAAAATGTTTTACTATGACATCAACGTGTATTATTAAAAGAGATAATAAAAAGAAAGTTGTTTCTGTCTCTACCAGATCAGGGGACAGGTCTATGTTGTTTGATAAAATAGCATCTATTCCTCTTATGGAGAATAGGGAACGGGCTACTACTGTTTTTAAAACCGTATTTTCTAATAAGTTCTTAAAGGCTTTTGGTGACTGGAGAAGGAATGTACCTGTTAATAAACAGGCTTATAATAAGGTAAAATCTAACATCGACCTTATCCCAGAAGCCTATAGAGAAAGGGTGCTGGATAAGGCGTCTAAGATGAGTAACCCTGTTCTTGTGTCAAAATCAGATGCACCTTATGAAATCCAAGAATCGGGCTTTGGATTCTACAGCCAAAATCTGGGTGATAATATTATGTTGGTGGATGCTATGGTTACGTCAAGCATTTCCGTACCGGAAGGACCTGGGATAGACGCCGGGCAGTATCTACAAGATGCTATATCTTCGGACTTTACTCCCGTATCTATGGTACAGGATAAGGGTGTTAATTATATGGTTATAAAAGACGGTCTTAAGATATTTAGCCCAGAAGAGTTACCACAGACAGATTCTAATCCTGTGGGTGTAACGTATCAGACCGGAGAGCCTCGTTTGTTTTTCATGAACGATCGTAGTCAATTATTTGAAGATTACGGAGAAGCTCTTCGCTCTGGAGGGAATGATATTAGAATAGGATTCTTATCCGGCACCGTTCAAGAATCTGCCGTGGATGGCGTGGCAGACATTACTTACAAAGCTGGAAAGTATGTTCTTAATAATCCCAAGTCTTTTATACCGGTCATGACCGCTTCTGCTTCTACTTCTTTATCAACAAAAGGCGGTATAATTAACTACCTTATAAAGAAAGGTCTTTTGTCCGGATCCAAGATATTCGATCCGGAAACAAGAAGCTATTATATTGCAGGAGAAGGACATACAGGACAAATTAGACTTTTCAATTCGGCATTATCCTACACCGAGCTCCGTAATCATTTTGGTTCCGATGTTTCCATGAACGACCAGGGTATGATAACCATAAGCTCGTTGGATAATAGTAAGGTGACTATGAGACTCGCCACCGGAGGAACGGAAAGGGTTAGCAAAGAGCAGATAAAGAACGATCTTAAGTCAGGAAGATACAATGAATTGGATGCTAAGTACGATCATTTTGATGCGCTTGTAGTTTCATTCATATTAGAAGACAACGATCTTTATGCTGATACTAAAGCTAAGATCGTATCAGATTATAGCCAAGAGGAACGTGACCAACGAAATTCTATTGTTGAGATACTGAAAACGATGGGCGTTAGTGTCGTTGGCATGACCGATTATATAGAGAAGTACCAAACTAAATACGGACACGAACCTTCTGCTAAGGCATTGGCGGATATTGCCAATAACGTAATAGCAGTCGGTGAAGATGCTACTTTGTCTGACTTAGTAGAAGAAACAGCACACTTTCTCGTAGAGGCGTATAGAGATCAGAATGCTGTTGAATCTGTTTTGCAAGATGTAGAAGGCACTGAAGAATGGAATCAGTATGCAGGTCAGTATTATAATACATACGGTAAGGTATATGAAGGCTCTGAACTTGATAATGCTGTTAGGAGAGAAATTCTTGGAAAGATCCTCGCCAGGGAGATGCAGACCGGCACAGCACAGGCGCCGGTAGAGCCCACCTCCTTCCTGGGGCGCGTCCGGCAGCTTCTCTCTGGAATCGTAAGCTGGCTTAAATCAGCTTTATCTACCCAAAGACAAGATTTGAATAACGTTATTAAAAACATTCGTGATCTTGCTATTACCGACATAGATAAAGGATTTGATACCTCTCTGTTAAAGGATAATGATTTTACATTATACTCCCTTTCTTCTATGAACAAGAACAAGTTTCTTGAGTCTAAGATCCGGGCATTGAGAAAAACGTTAAGAGACTTACGTCAGATAAGCTCTGATAGGGCTGTAACTACGTCTATGACCCTTGCCCAGCTTAAGACCATAGAAGATAAGATAAATAAGGTAGAGACCGAAATAGACAAGAATGAGATGGCGGCTGCCATGAATAGCATGATCTCTACAGCCGAAGCTCAGGTCAGATACTTAAGTAATGTGGTGAACACCATCCTTCATGGTGATACCAAAGACGGTAAGCTTCACTTCAATACCAATGATCGAAAGAACGTAGATATTATCAACAATCAGGTTCTTCCGATCATGAACGATCTTCGAGGATATATCCGTAACAGAAGTACCGAATTTGATGAACGTGAAAAGCAGGATTATACAAATAGGATCAATACCGTCATTGCCGACATCAATGGTATTCAGTCTGATATTAAATCAGTACAAGACCTTGATGAAAGCACGTTGCTTGATAAGTTAATGAACGAACTTCATGTGCCGGCAGATAAGGTAAAGAGAGTAAAAGAATTTTTCGACAAGGTTCAACACGATGTTTCTTGGATAAGTAGGTGGTTTGGTATATTAGAGCATTCTTCCAGTCCGTTCAATAACGCTCTTGGAGCTATGATTGCCAAAGACAATTACAATGCGATGGTGAATGCCCAGCCCGCCATATCCGACTTCCTGGCATATGCGAAAAAGCATGGTTTTAACAAATCTGAATTTGAAAAACTGCTTCAGAAAGTAGACGGCAAAACTTCTAATTACCTTCGTAGTGCTCTTGATATGGCTAAATACGATCGTAATAAGAAGCTGGCGCAGATGCGAGCGTTTGCGACTGCCATGAACATAGAGATATCAGAAGAAGAAATTGGTGATGTGGTTGACAATAACCGTAATTACGTATTTAAAAGAGAAGTAGTTGACAAGGATGGAAATACGGTTACTGAAAACGCTAAATTCAAACCATCGTCTGATAGAGTTAATACCGATATTTTTACCATCGAGCAGGAAAAGATCTATACAGAGCAGATGGAAAAGTGGGATGCTGAAAATTCGGAACTGGAATTTAGCGAAAGTTATGCCACAAGAATGGAATCCATATACAAAAAGGCTGAAGAAGAATTAGGGCATCCGGTTTCTCAAACAACCAAAGAATACCTTAATGCCCTATCCCGGCAAAAACGGATATTGAGGCAGCCTTTTATTGATAGCGGTGGTAATTTTGATGAGGTTGCCTATTTTAAAAGCAGCAATTACGAAGAAGAAGGACTGCTTCGTAAACAACGTAAGGAAGCAGCTTCAGAATACATATATGTAGGAACCAGGAGAGTGGAAAAAACCGGCGACCAACTTAAGATGGCCAAAGAAATACAAGCTATAAATGAAGTTTGGAGAAAGGAATCAAATAATGCCACTAATGCCGTATCAGAATCGTTTTTGCAAAAATTAAGAACGATTCAGAGCGAGTCTGGAGGAGAAGCTGCGCTGAAGACACTTATGTTGGGAGGTCACCTGTCATTCAACGATCGGTTTTGGAATGATGTAGAATCAGAACAGTCGGCACGTACCGAATCAAATAACAAGGCTTCGTATCTTAAAATGGCGCATGATATCATTAGTTCTACGACAAGTGATAGAGATGCGACTGACGTGGATTCTATTGTGAAAGATATAGAAAAAAATAAGGCTATTATCAAGGAAATAATCGGAAACAATCGCGATGTGGCTGATATCGGAGAGATTAACGAAGCGACATTTACCTCATCTGAAAGAGATGCTTTTAGGGCCGCATCTGAAGCTATTGAAGCCGATTACGCTATTTTGATAGATTATGCTAAGATGGTGGGTCTTGAAGATATTGATAAGTACCTTACTAAAAGCAGTAAGGCTGAAAACGAAGTAAATCAGTCTTATTTAAATGCTCTTGCTGACTCCAAGGAAGTGGAATGGAAGTTCGTACAACGTCATACTACGGCGAAGAAAGCAAAAAGGATTCAGGCTTTAAGGGATAAGCTGTTTAAGGCTGCTGATAACCGATATCTGTTTACCGTATCTGAAACCAACTACCTGTCAGAAAAGCTTGGTATAAGCAAAGAATTAGACGGTAGAGATTTCAGGAATGCTGTTAATGCTAAGATGGCCAGCTTATTTTTAAATAATACAAGAGAAGAGGGCGTAGAAGAAGCTAATGCTATTGTTAATGAATTTGCCAGAAGCCAGGTTTTTTCGTACTATAAACGCATGGCGCCTACCGGATATGCAGCTATGATCGACAAAATCGGTCGAGGTGAGATAGATGTGGCGCAAATGGTTAAGGACGTACAAAACGGTACATCCACCCAAGATTATGGCATGGACATATCGTACTTGTCTTTCGACCCTGCAAGGGCATGGGTGGCTGAATCTGAAGCCGAAAATAGCGGTCGTAATCCTGATTATGTAAAAGATCATGGGTATGGTCATCGAATGCCTAAGAAAAGCCTGTATCGTGACGAATCGTATTTCAATGACTTTGGTATCAAGTATGATGCTGACGGTAATGAGGTTGCTACTAAAAACGTAGAGCAGTGGAATATGATTCAAAAACTCAAGGAAATAAAAAGACAATCCCTTGATCTATACAAAGAGCAGAGCCCGAACCTGTATGCTATTCCACAGATATCCAAACAAGATATAGAACGTGTAGAAGGATTGGGTATTAACTTCAAAAATACGGTTCGTAATTTTGTATCAGATCTGTGCCTGGACAGAGTAGACGATTCTCTATATGGTAAGACCAGGCAAGGAGAAGTGTATGATCCAGAAGACAGGCTTAGGTCTATACCTAAATACTACATATATGAATTGGAGAACCAAGATGATGTATCTCACGATTTTGGCTACTCTTATTCGATGCTTATGATGCAGTCATCGTTATACAACGAAAAGCAGAAGTCTATAGAGCTCGCTCAAGGACTGGAGCAGATGTTACTAAATAAACAATTTGAAGGTGGTAAAAAGGCTGAAGCAACCCAAGCATATCAGATGTTCAGGGACTTCTTCAACGATCATTATTATGGCATTAGGATGAACACCAAAAAACTTACGGTGAACATCGGAGGATATACGGTAGACCTTACAAGAATTATGATGGCTGTTGAAAGGTTTATGTCGGTCATGAACTTGGCACTGTCTCCATTTGTGGCAGCTACCGGCGCCTTAACAGGTCATATCAACCTCATCATGGAATCTGCCGTAGGACAGTATATAAGCAAAGACTCCCTTAAATACGCATCGGCTGAATTTTCACGCCTTGCTCCATCTTGTATAGCAGAAACCGGAGACATAGATAGGAAAAGCAAATTATATGTCATAGGTGAGAGAATGGGGATATTCAATATCCGAAATCGTATGTATGGTGCCGGATACAATAGAGCGGCCAGGACCTTAATGCGTTCGCCTATGTATGCTTTTATGGAAATCCTGAACTACCCTCTTGATCCGCAGGTTATGATTGCTACTATGGACAATGTTCGTTATTACAAAGGCCGGTTCTACACGTTCCAAGATTTCAAGATGGAAAAAGAACGTGGTAAAGAACAGAGTACCATAAAAAGAGAATGGAACGCATTAAAAGATCGTACTTTATGGAGTATGGTAGACGTCGTGGATGGGAAGGTGGTTGTAAAGCCAGGATCGGGTGTTACTGTTGAGGAAGTAGAAACCCAGATGGCTATAACCAGAAATCAAGTTCGTAGCTTGTCGCAGATATGCAACGGATCTTTGAATGAAGAAAACCGAACTGCCGCATCGCGCAACTGGATAGCCAGGTTCATGACCGCCCACCGAGGATGGTTGGTGCTGGCGGCTCAACGTCTGTGGAAAAGACGTGGCTTCAATTTCCAGACAATGCAAGAAGAGGAAGGGTTGTCAATTACGTTAAAGAATATGATAGCCAAAACATTTAGCCTGGCTTCCGAGTCTGGTATGAAAAACATCATAGATGCCTGGAATGAAAATAAAGACAATATGAATGAGGTAGAAAAAACCAATCTCAAACGTCTCAGTGTCTATGCCGGCACGTTCCTTATCATGCAGGCCGTATCTATGCTTCTTGCCGGATGGCGTGATGATGATGAAAACGAAGAAAGTTGGCTTACTCAATTTGGATCCTATGTCGGATTCAGAACCATAAACGAAATAGCTTCACAGATGCCGTTTATTATGGAGCTTAACGTGGTAGATATCATTAACGATCCGTTTGTTATGGGGCGAAAACTGAAGGATCTTACCGATCTTAGGAATTATTCACTTGATAAAGTAACATCCGGTACATACAAGGGAGAGTCTAAGTTATTTAGGCAACTCGCCAAACAGACGTTTATCAAACAATGGTATAATATCAAGACGCCGGAAGACGTAGCGCGCGCCTATAATTGGTGGCAGCAGACGAACAACAAGTCAATGATGTTCTTCATCGGCGCTACTCCTGATTCGGAAGGGGACGATGATGTTAGCTACAAGTAGACGAAGAATATCGGACTTGCATTGTTTTTGTATGATTCCAATATGTTATATTAGCATCGTCAAAGAGTAGATTGTACGTTTTTTGTTCTTACTTGAAAGATTATGTAGGTTTAATTTTTTCTGAAATTGTTTTCTTACCGGTTCTCAGTCAGAGATGATAGGGAACCGGTTTCTTTTATGTTGTCAATTATTGCTATCTTGCAAACAAAAATCATGAGACGAAGATTTGAAAATATTAATACAGTTGCTGGCGGCAAGATCCCTGTTTTTGCTTGTTCGATTTCGGCCCCTACAACCACATGGCGAAATCCTGTACCTATTCTTGGTTGTAGATACCGATCTAATGGAGCAACTATGGCGGCTTCCTATGTTTTAGATGAAATTAATAATAGCAAGGTATGTACGATGGGCGGTAATCCTATAAATTGTACGATATCAAATTCTGGACAATATATCCAGGCTTACTTTAATGAAGGATCGGTAACAGGTGATATTATGTTACGGTTTACGATTGGAGACGTTTTTTATTATTTCTTTATTACAGAAGGATCCAATCAAGTACCTCAACTGAAATTAAGTCCAAGTACTCACCTTATTCATTCAATATATAAGATAAGTACAATTGGCAGCTTTGTTCCTATTGACACCTATGTAGAATTATAATAAAAGATATAAAAATAGTACTAAAATGTATTAGTATAAGATAAGACGGTTATTAATCATATATTACAATAATCCCCAACCGTACACCTATTGTATGGCCGGGGATTATTGTAGTTACCATCTTTTCTTGTAACAAGAATCCACTACCTTTACATTTTCTTCTTTGTTCTTACCATAATTAAATTCATACGCATCTTCGAATGAATAAAAAACAGCATAACACGACATGCCAAACATATCGTATTTTATCCTGTTTTTCCATTTCCCAAAAATGTTTTGATATTGGCATCAATATTCTACTTCCCCATTAGTTAATTTCCTTTCAACTATTCTAAGAGGAATATGAAACAAGTTTCTAAGCATTAACTTCATGACCTTCCCTATCTGTGAAAACTAAACCAATACCTTCTACAATATATCCTACTACAGGAGCTTTGTCAAATTCCTCCTTCGTAGCCCAAGTAGCATTATCAGGCATAAGATCCTTGAATGCGTCCGAAACATCACCTTGGCACCAGCAGTTATTTGATACAACAATGCCTTTCCCTTCGATATTGATATACATCTTTCTTCCACCACATCCAAGGCTGTTCCATCCGCTCGGTACGTTTTCCACCATAGGCTTAAGCACCCAGCTTTCACCGTCTATCCTAACCCATCCGTTATTAACCTGACTATCATCATGCGAACATGATGATAACACAAGTGCCATCAATAAAACAAAATACCTCATATTATTTTCAACATAAAAATTTATAACCTATTTTTACTGCCTCTGCTTCTTCTCTCGTATCAAACATTAAGGTAGTGACAGCTCCTATGCCTTCACAAACGTAAGACACTTTCACCCACCACCTAAAAACCCCAGAGCCATAATCATCATAGTACGGCTCAGAAAGAACTTCTTCTACATACCCATCCAAATAATTCACGATCGCTCCTCCTTATTTTTAGATTCAGCCTCTTCAAGTATGCTGATCACCTTATCAACAATATCCGAATCAGACATTTTCTCAATAAAAATATCCATTGCCTTAGTTATGTCATTGGCTTCTTTTTCCTCAAGAGCTATTTCCCCACCGATAATAGCATCAGATAATGATGTAGATAAGTGTCTTATCTTATCAATGCTCATAAACGTAAATGGATTACCACCTTGACCCCCACCCATTTCTTTCATGATCTGATATCCACCTGAGATAAGTCTGCCTGATGTCGTGGCCAAGGAGGATACGATTAGGGACAGTACCGCCGCTTCCGTCCACTCCTCGGACACACCCTTCGACCACACGGCTGCCCTTATAGCGCCGGCCAGGTCGTCTATGTATGGCATGAGGCAATCTTCCATCGCTTGTGTTATATCAGCTATAACCTCACTACGCTCTTTATTTATGTAGTAGATAGAAGCATTGTACCTCTTTATCTCTTTGTCCATATCATTTAAAAGACGCTTGATATTGTGCTTATACATAGGACTGGTTTTAATTACTTCCTTTAGCTTAAGAATGTAATTATAAGCCTGGTCGTTTACGAACAACGTCATGGTTTCAACCGTTGAATGAAGCGTGTTGAGACTGTTAAGAATCTTATCGAAATTGTTTATCAAATAAGCTTTTCTGGCTTTTGCCGCGTAGTTAATCATCGCATTTAAATTTTAGATTTTCAAGTTCATTCAATTGTTTCTTAGTAGACTCGATCAGGTACGTTCTCCGTTTCTCTGCATGTTTTAAAGCTTCTTCTTTGCTCTCAAAAGCATCCCTTCCTATTTCATAAGGAGTGATCCTATCAGGAATGTCGGCTAACAAAAGACCACCATACTCTTCTATTTTAGCTTTTACTTTTCTTATTACACCGTCTCTCATGCACGCATCTGTAATCCATATAAACCTATCACATTCTTCTAATTCCCTTTCGTACAATTCATACCATTCTGGTTTCAAGAAGCCTATCATTTCATCTCCTGTTTCGTGTAAAATACGGATCTTATCTCCTTCTTTTAACCCATAATTGGAATCAAAATATTCTTTTTTGATTCTATCAATATTGTCTTTATGTTTTTTTATAGCATAAAGCTCTTTTCTTAATAAATAATTTAGTTGTTCTATTGTCATTTCTTTTCCTCCTTATTTAATGGTATCAACCCTTTTCCATGCTTGTCATACCACAGCATAGCTATGCAGTTCCATGCACATTGTGCAAGATGAAAACATCCTGTATCGGAATCCACTCTTTCTCCTTTCATGTATTCCATCAGGTGTCGAAACATTGCAGCTCGATACCGCTCAAATCCGTTGTCAAGATTCTGCCAATTATTAGACCCATATTTTTTGGCTCCGGCATGATAGACTTTTACAATGTCCTCAATTTCTTCCATCGGAAGCAAATCCCATCGTAGTTTGTCGTCAATGATGTCATTTTTCACTGATTTTATTGAAGTACTTTTTTCTGGATCTCCTACACGAATAAGTTCCATAATGTCTGTTTCTATAATAATTGCGTCTCCATTGTAATAAACTTCAGCAAACTTGTCATTTTCTTTTATGTTTGTTGCTGAAGTCACTAAAGATCCTTTGTATATTATAGTGTTTTTATCTATCTTATCATCTTTCAGTGTTTGAAAAATAGATCCTTTTGGATAAAGGATGTTTTTAGTATTATTGTCCATTTTTTCCATCGTTTTATCGTTGTTTTAATCAATTAGTATAATGATATAGTCCATTATTTTTCTTCTTCGCCTATAAAGCGATCAAATTCTTCTCCGCTCATAACAATGCGGTTAATGATAATTATGCCGTTATTGCTATAATCATCATCTTTAACTCCCATATCATCAAGCTCCTTCTTTAATTCTTCAAATGTGGAACCTGTCTTGCTTTTAAAAAATAAAGTAGCATGTACAACCTTTCCGTTGTTTAGTTTTACTCTCACGGTATAGACATATCCTTTTTCCTCTTCATCCTTTTTGTTGACACCATCAAGGATGCTATTTATCATGTTCTTATCCTCACGTGATAGGTTAGATATGGCTATTCTGCCCTTCAACCTAAATATTTCGTTTTCGTTCATGACTTTCTGTTTTATTGTTTTCAAAATATTGTCTTACGGCTTCTATGGCTTTATCGTCATCAAAAGCTTCTTCAAACTCCGTGTAGAACCTATCTCGCTCCATGCAGAATGTGTTTTTCCCTTCCGGTATAGGACGGAACACAACCACCCTCTCTTTGTCGTGATTGGTTCCTATTATGTTATTATCTAAGATAATAGAATACCTTCTTGAACTCTTGTTGATAACAACATCATGTTGAAGACCATACAATTTAAGTATTTCCCTTAATTCACTTGTTTCCATTTATATTATTCCTTCCAAATTTACTTTAATAGAACCATTTATAGTTTTAATGCTCCCATCTATGGTTGAAATCACATCATCTAAATCGTTTATAATGCCTTCCATGTCATCAACCACCTCTTCCATATCAGCTACAGCCTGATCTGATTCCCAATATTTTTCTGAGTCTTGTAACGATTCCGGTATATTATCTCTCGCCTCAGTCTCTTCGTCTAAAATCATATCAACATCATCTTTGGCTGAATTTATGTTATACTTCAACTCCGATAACTTTGATTTGATGTATTCAAAATCTGTTTTATACTTATCTACGTTTTTAATAACACCCAATATTTTTTTTCTTCTCTTGTCGTTCATGCTTTTATTCTATTATAATATTCGATAATCTTTTCTTTTCTATCTCCTGGTTTTACTGCCATATTCTCAGCCAAGAACCTAAAATACGACACCGGTATGTCCTTGAATCTAATTCCTTCATATTTTCCAAACCACATTATTATACTGTCAAGATCGTCTTCTCTCCTACCATCTCCATTCACAGATTTAAGCGAGGCTGCCCGGCGAAGGATTTCGTCTTTGGTAATAATATCACCCATCCTTATATTGGACAGAAGTTGATCGCCGGCAAACATACACCAGCCCTTAGAAGGGAATTGCTCGATTGTCAGGTCTTCTATCCGACCAAAGCGTCTCATGTTGTCGCAGCAATCAACTATCAGTGCCTCTTTCTTGTCAGGATGGATGCGAACGGCACGGCCTACAATCTGGTAAAATACTGAATATGAGAATGTTGGACGCCCAAACATCACGCAGTCAAGTTCAGGAAAGTCAAATCCGGTAGCAAGCGTTGAATAATTAAAAACCACCTTCAACTTGCCTTCTTTGAAATCGGATATGATTTGTTCTCTTTTCTTTTTGGTTGTTAGCGATGTTACGACACCGGTTATGGCTCCCATCTTGGCATTCATGAACTCTGATATTCTATTACATGATTCAATAGAATCCATGCAAACCAAAATGGCTTTACGTTCGTTCATAAGTTGAAGAAGGCGCTTGTAGATAGAGTTGTTTAAGCCATTTCGTACAATACTTTCTTTAATAGATTCGTTGGTGTATTCGGCTCCGGTACTGTTTAACATCAGAGCCGATTCATCAAACGACCATCGTTCGTACTTAAGTGGACACCAAAACCCTTGAGAAGTTAGTTCTTGTATTTGAGTCACATGAACTATTTTCTTGAAGAAGTTATGCTCGTCTTTCGTCAGCATATTGAGCTTGCTGTAGTTTCCTTCCAGCATGGAACTGTAGGTTCGGAGGCGGCAGGGAGTGGCGGTGAAGCCCAGCACCTTCGCCTCTGGAAACCCGTTCATAAACTCCATAAATTCAGAACCTTCTTCAGGAGAATATCCTGAATGACATTCGTCTATCAATAAGGTATCTATCCCTATATCCTTCAACCTCGCTACATCTTTCTTTATGCTCTTTAATGTTGCATAAGTCATAGCCGACAGCTCCTTTATACCACATGAAGCAGAATATATAGTAGGTTCAGAACCGAATGATACGGCCTTCGCATAATTCTGCTCCAGAATCTCTTTTGAGGGCTGTAATACTAATGTCGGTCTATTTATTTCATGTGCTATCTTGGATATCAGAAGGCTCTTTCCACATCCGCATGGGGCTACGATTATGCCAGGCTTCTTAGATCTTCCTGTAAGGAACTTAAGCCCGGCATCTACTGCCTCTTTTTGGTAAGGTCTAAGTTCAAAGCCCATCGCAATCTATTTTACTGTTTTTTGAAAGTTCTATTATCGCCTCTTTCAACATCTCCCTTGCTTTATCTTCGTTATCTTCAAGCAAGCATACACTGCACGATATGCCCATACGATCCCCATAAGCCTCGGCATTACCTAATGTGAATGCGCAGCAGTAATCATAATCCATGTTTTTTGCTACGGCAATAAACTGATTATCTTCTATCAGTACAGCATATTCAGCATCAGTTTCACACATGATAATGGCTTTATCTTTTTTTATAGACAACACCTTGTTTCTGAAAAGTCCGTTATAAATCCATAGTTCTTTTCCTGTATTTTTATAAAACACAGCCATATCTTCCTTGATTGTGACTTCTTTTTTCATGACTTACTTGTGTTTAACATCAGTAATTAAAATGTATTTTTTTAACAATATCTTCAAGACTCACAGAAGAACGTATATATGGTTTTTCTTCGTACTCATATAGAACGTACCCTTCTTTTATGTCTAATATCTTAATCACATGCTTGCCTCTTTCAAATGGATCCTCAAAGTAGTTCTTATGTTCGTATCTTTGACCTACTTTGATTTTGTCAGTTTTCTTCTTCATCTTATAACGATCTACTGCTCTACCTGTTTTTATGAAAGCTGTCGTGAGCAAGTATAATAAAACTAAATACAAAAGGATCGCTACTCCACATATTAGATCTTCTTTCATTGGACTCCCTTTAAGTAGTTAAACCATATATCCTCCAGCTTCTCCTGAAGTTCAAATGCTTTCTTGAAATTCCCACATCTTACAGCAACGTCTCTCATGTATTCTACGTTTATAACTTCCGGATCTTGCCGGTATTTTGTTCTTAACTTTTGAACGTCCTCGTATTTCATCGTTTTATCTTTTTAGACGGATCCCAATCCGAAGAGAAAGGGCATTCGTTTTTGTTATGTAATCCAAAGTCACAATAATAACACAGTGCTGACGGGCAGGGTAGCTTGTTTTGCGAAACAGGCTGGCTTAGGGTGGCACGCCGCTTGCTATACCTGGCTCCTTCTGCTCCCTGGATGTACGCTTGAAATGATTTTACACTATTATCTTCAAAATCATACATTTTAGACAAAGTGTCATTTAGCATCTCTATAGATTTTGTTTTACGTTCCTCATCTACCTTAACCTTTTGGTACTGCCTGGTCCTGGTAAAGAAATAGATGTTCATATCTGGTAGAACCCCACCATATCTTCTATAGATGTAAAATGAATATATAGGATGCTGTAAATTTGTTTCCAACTTCTTAGAATCAAAAACCTTATTACCTGATTTCCAATCTATGACATAATGGTGAACTACGTTCTTGCTTTTTATAGCCAGATGAAGGTCTACCGATCCTACTATGTACACATGAGTATGAATTACTCCATTTATGTTAACAGGCTTAGGAAGACGGTACGGCAGCACAAAATCTTCTTCGACTCCAACTATAGCGCTGTGTCTGATAAGTTTCTCGCAGGGATTAAGATCACTATCAGCTATCATAAACCTATTGCCGTCTTTTTTGAACAGATCCACAATCCAAGCAAGAAGCTCCCCGGATTGCTTCATGGCTATCATCATATTTTCCGGTGATTGCCAAGGTATGTCTTCTTGGTAAGCATAGTAACTTATAGCTTCCCCCAGGTCTTTTCCAGAAGGCTGTCTTCCGTTCTTAAAGAAGTATTCCAGTGTCTTATGGATAACCGTACCATAAGACGTAGCTTCTTGTTTTTCCGTAGACCTTTTGCCCTCTACGTAAGTCTTATACCATTTCATTGGACAGGTAAGAAACGTATCTATCTGGGAATAGGAAATGGCAAGACGTTTCACGCCATTAAACTCCTTATATAGCAAATGCGTTTCCGGGACCATCATAAGTCATTGTCTTTAAATCCTTCCGGGTAATATACGACATACTTCTTACCGTCCTCCGGCGTCATGGCAAACTGCATGTAGTTATTACGATTACGATGCTTGCCATCTAATCCTCGCTTCCAATACAGTATCCCGTCTATATCCACATAAGATCGGCCCCGATCCCGCCGAACGACGTCCGTGTGTAGCAGGTAGCCGTCGGAAGACACGATCCACACTTTATCCCCTTTGCTTAAATAGGATATTCTTTTTCTTACAACAACTTTTTTCTTATTATCTAATGCAAATTCCTCATCCGTCATATTCTTCATCCTCCTCTTCTTCTGTTTCAAAATCAATTCCATAACACTGATCATAATGCCCGGTCAGTTCTTCTGGTTCTAAATCTTGTCCAAAATCCATGTTAAAAATATCGTAATTAGTAAAGCACTTAAAATCACTGTTCCCGCAGGCAGGAAATCTATGAATGCTGCTTTTATTTCTTCAATTAGGCCCAAGTGTAACCTTGGGCCATTGTATTTATTTTTTGTCATCTCCTTTTAATTTCTTTAAAGTATCTGCAATCGGAAGCTGATCAATGACTCCCAATGCCGGAGCGACGGTCTTGACAACATTGTTAAGGAAATTACCGGTACTGTTCTGACCGCCGTCAAATACCGTGATATTTCCGAGGTTAATGTGCTCAAATGCCTTAACCTGTTCTCCGGCAATTTCTTTCCACTGATTAACCATCTTGTACTGGATGGCGATCTGAGGATTGGATTCTGCTGCTTCCACCATAGCCTTAAATCCGTCGGCTTCTGCCATTAACGACTTTTTCTTACCTTCGGCTTCTGCCTCCAGCTTCATCTGAATAGCTTTTGCCTCTGCCTCAGCTTTTGCCAAATGTGCTGATGCCTCAGCCTCAGCCCGGCGTTTGATCTTCTCGGCCTCGGCATCAGCTTGCAAGATAGCCTCTTCCTTCTGGGTTTCAGCCGGCACAATCTTTTCAGCCTTAAGCGCAGCCTGAACTTTCTTAGCCTTAGCTTCTTCCACTTCTTTGTCTGCAAGCTCTTTTGCTGTTTTTACAGCCGCTTCCGATTTAACTTTTTCTTCTCCGGCCTTCTTTTCTGATTGAGCTTTGATAATCTGCAATTCTGATACTGACACAGCAACCTCCTTCTGGGCATTGTTGTATCCTATAGACGCATTTTTCTCAGCCTCAGCCTTCTTAATCTGAGCTTCAGAGTTTTGTATTGCTATAGCTGCTTCCTTGTCAGCTTCAGCCTTGTTCTTTCCGACTTCTTCCATCCTTTCAGCCTCGGCTTTATTTACTTCAAGTTCTGCCTTAGATCTTACGATCGCCGATTCCTTGTCGGTTAAAGTTTTTGCGATAACCGCAGCCCTATCTCTATCTGCTTGAGCTACACCAATCTGTTTTTCTTTATCGGTTAAAGCCAAAGCTATTTCTTTTTCTTTCTTCGTTTCAGCTACTATTGTTTCCTTTTCTTTTTCAGTACAAGCAATTTGAATCTCTTGTTCTTTTTTGGTATTAGCCACAGCCGTTTCTTTCTCCTTCTGCTGTACAGCAATCTTAATAGCCCCCAGCTTCTCCTGTTCTTCGATATTAGCCTGTGCTTCGTTTAGAGCCCTACTTTCAGCCTCCTTACCAAGGTTCATAATATAACCGGCTTCGTCTCTAATGTCACTGATGTTGATGTTCAGGAGGTAAAGACCTAACTTGTTAAGCTCGTTATCAATGTTCTTTCTTGCCTTATCCAAAAACTCATCCCTGTCAGAATTAAGTTTTTCGATTGTCATTTCAGCAATAATCAAACGCATCTGACCGTAAACGATGTCCGTAATAAGATTTTCAGTAGATTCGGTATCCATTCCCAAAAGTCTTTCTGCCGCATTTTGCATGATCTCTGGATTTGTACTGATAGCTACTGTAATAGTCGTAGGAACATCTACTCTAATATTCTGAGATGACAAAGCACCGGTAAGCTTGCAATCTATTTGCATAGGCTCCATTGACAAAACATCATAGCTTTGAATAATAGGCAAGACAAATGCCGCTCCACCATGATATAATTTCGCCGATTTCTTTTCCCCACCTGTCTTACCATAAACGACCAAGACCTGATTAGGCTTACATCTACGATACCTTGATAAGACTCCGATGATTGTCAAAATAATCACTACAGCTAAGATAGCTGACACGTACATGATTGTTGTCATAACTTTTAAAATTTAATTGTTGATAAAAAAAATTAGATACTTAGTTCTCCTTCTTCGTATTTTATATTCACCTTGTCACCGTTTTTGTAAGTTTTTCCAGACAAACATCTTACTCTCATTTGCTCCTGTCTTCCATTTTTCGAAATATTTACCATATAATGATTCTTCCCTGATCTAAATACTATCTCCACCTCTCTGCCATTTAAATCTTCCGGACATTCGTACACCATTTCTTGCTTTAACTTAAGAAGTAACTTATATACGTAAAACAAAACGATAAAGAAAAACGACCCTATCACAACCCCTACTAAATGAGAACCCGAAAAGTAGGTAGTCCAGCTATATCCAAGAATAAAATGTGTTATACCCTTAAATGATATGATGTCTGATAAAGACATGCTTAAATCAGAAGCATTGTCAATATCCGTATCCAGATCAGATCCTAATATCGACAACAAAAACTGTATAACAAAAGCAAATGATGCTATTAAAGCCATGCATAAAATTATATCACTTCCCATACCCTTCTGTTATTATTTTGTAAACAAGATCAGTCATATCTTTGATGGTCTCCATATCATAATCAATAATAACAATATTGAATTTTTGTTCCACCATCACTTCCAGTTCAATTTGATCAACAGAATCTAATCCAAGTTCTTTAAACGTCACATCTTCTTCATGAACTATATCTATTTCCGAATTAAGAAACTGAGTAATAATTATATCCTCTATTATCTTTCTGATTCTTACTTTTTCCATTGCTTTCTAATTTTGTTAAATAAATACGTTTTTATGTTTTTCAATCGCTCTTTGTCTGTTTCAGAACTTCCGGTAAACAAATAATCCGGATTGCCTTTAGCTGGCGGCGTAGGCAATTTAGATACGGCAAACAACCAATCCATTTCCTTATTCTTCTTAGACTCCAAATAAGGCTCGGTAGCGATCTTAAATTTTTCAGCTATTAAGTCAAAGAGCTTTGAATTTTTAAGGTTCATATGAACTGAAAAAGCCTGAGAAGGCGGTTTCCATATGAAGTTACATAAGCTCATTGTATAATCTCCTGACTCTGCTATATAAGATTCCGTTACCTGAAGTATGACCTCTTTCTTGAATGAAGTGTTACCCATAAACCAACACAATCTGGATTCCGCTTCTTTTCTGCTGACACCTATGTCTTTTGAATATGATTCGTACATTCCTATCATAATCTTCAACGTTTCCAGAACCTCGTCTGTCATCTCCGGTGTCTCTATATAATTCACAAAAGACGTTCCTTTGTTGGTCAATCTCATCACGCCTGATTTTAATTTCTCAACCAGGCCAAGCTCTATATACCTCCCAGCATCTTCTTCCGGCATGGCTTCGATCATAACCGTATCCTTCTGTCTTATGGCAAGAAGATTGGCAAGATCATTAGGAGTCATGTCTGATGCTGCAAGTTGTCTGAAATTGATGTACATTCTTAATCAGCTTTAATAAAAATAACATTCTTGTTATCTTGTCTATCAACATGTTCACATGGACCAATAATTATGTCTGTACATGAACAAGAATCGTAATCTTCGAATATACACCTATCGCATGTATCACCTTCCACACATTTTAATCTTACAAGTCCGGCAGTAAATACTTCTCCTACTTTAAATTCCTTCTTTTCCATATTCCCTCCTTGTTTTTAACTGTTGTACCCTTCTTTAATAATCGAATTTCTACCGGTAGATACCGACTGTCGAAGATCGTCATGTACAGAATCTACCGTAGAATACTTGTTTCTGGTTGTAAAAATCACTTCCAGCATCTCCTTGTAATCACCTAAAGCTACTTCGTATCTCGGATCTACTTTGGCTTTTCTTTCGGCCTCGGCATTACTTTTAGCCAGTTCTCGGTCGAGGAGGTCTTCTTTGATTCGGTCAGCAATCATATCAAGTTCTTTTTTAATAACTTCTCCTGCTGCCCGAAGTTGACCTTCTACGTCACCAAGCTGGTCTTGGACGGTTCCTATTTCTTTCTTTAAACGATCGTATTCGTTAATCATACCCATATCACCTGCATATCCGGAAAAGTCCTTGATTATTCTGGTTCCTTCTTTAAGGAGCTCAATGACTCGTCTTTTACGTTCTCTGCTTATTAAAGACGGAAGACGATAATTCATATCCGCCACCGCCTTATCATGTATGGAGTTGATTAAAAACATCTCTCTTTCATCTCCTGCAAACTCAGTAAGAACCAAAAGGAACTTACTTATCAGGTATTCGTTTTCTTCTACTGTCAGTCTCATGGTTCTTATTTTTTTTAATACAATGACTGTTCTTCTTTTGTCTCTTGTTCTTGTTCCTGATTGTCCGTAACGTCTTCCACAGTATAGAGCTTGGGCGGCGTCGGCGGCTGGTTGGGGTTCACGAACTTCGTCCCGCCCTCCCCGTACATCCATCCATATCCCGGCAGTATCTCTGGGTGGATTGTATTAGTAAGCTCTTCCATACTAACTTGCCTTACCTTCAGTATATGATGAAACACAAGTCCGGCTGTCCTGAATGATGTTTTGTTTTCAGTTTTAAACCTATCAAGAGTCTGATACCAATCTTTCCCAAATATCATATACTTATCCAGCCCGTACCTACGAGGATTGTGCAAACCTATCATTAACGTACATAACTGACCCAGCGTATCAGATTGGTAAAAATCAGAAAGACGCGGAGGTTGCTCTTGTGGGCTTTTTATCCTTCCTTCTATCTCTCTGTTGAATTGGGATATGATGAGGAAAAATATGTTTTTATATACTAATTTAGCTTCGTTCATAACCGCCACCAAATCATCTATAGCCGACTTAGGATCCAATCCCATTCTTTTTATCAAAGCAATATGATCGACTTTAAATATTATAAGACGTTTGTCTTTGTGCTTAGTAGCTATATGATATACAGCCGCCTCAAACTCTTTTACCGTACACGGAGCGTCGATGTATATTATATTATTTCTGATTTCACCTTGAAGGATTTCAAACATCCTCATCTCTTCTACTGTATTAGAATCTTGCCTTCTTAATATTTCAGGAGCCCGTTTTTTCATATCCTGACTCATTCTGCGAAGAAGAAGATCTTGAGGATTCATTTCGAACTCGCAATTGACAAGAAAATAATCTTCTGCTTGTGGGTTGATCATCGGATTCATCACATTTTCCAATATCTTTTGGGCCACATACGATTTACCTACAGATGGCCGGGCTCCTATGGCAATAGCATGCTGAGGGAAAATACCTCCAAGCAAAGCCTCATCAATATAATCGTATCCGGTTTTAGCGGGGATAAGCTCTCCCCGCCTGTATTTCAAGATATTCTCATACGCCTCTTCCATGACCTGTTTAGAGGTCTTGAATATCCTTCTTATATCTATTTTATTTTTCAGATCCTCTTGCATTTTTGTCACCTTTTGTATCCGATTTGGATCCCCTATTAGCTTTTACTGATTTATACCTAAGACCGTTCTTGGTATGAGAACAATCCTTGCCTTTCCTCCAGCCCTTGCCCTTTTTCTTGTCCGTTTCGTAGTTTTTACGACCAAGTTCCCGGCGTTTTGCTTTCTGTTCCGGTCTGGCATTTATTTCCTTGTCCTTTTTAGCCTTTTTCTTCCTGGCTTCGGGATGAGTCCTGTAGTACTCTGTTGATCTGCCCATCTTCTTACATTTTTTTTTGATTGATAATAGCACAAAGATAGGCAATTCGCGCCCTATTTCAACCTGCCGTAGCTCATATCAGGATCACACCAGACATACCCGTCTTTCTCATCATGAAGATACTCAGGACATCCTCTGCATGCGCTACTGCCTGACACTATTTGATTGTTTTTATTAGGGCACTTATCTCCAGGCTTATGCCATTCTATTCTCGAACCTGATCGTTCTTTGTTTACATGACAGAACTGAAAGACTTTTCCCATCGTCTTCTCGCCAAACATACCTATATGTGTGTACTCTTCCGGTATAGCGAGAAATTCAGATAAATCTTTATACATCCTTTCCCGTTCCTCCGGCGTAGACCATAGTCTGTCAAGTTCGGCATGGACTCTTATCTTAAGAGATCTCAGTGATGGCCCTGCAAGCCGGCCTTTAGCTTTTCCCTTATTCGGCCCTGATTCATGAACACCGACATAAGCGTTGCATGGTTTGCACATCATAACCATCCCTAAGCCTTTTCTGTTATATACTTTATCGGCATTGATCAACTCGGTTTCTCTTCCGCAATAAGGACAAATTTCGCCTCTTAAAACCCGTTGTTGGCGCTCATTAAGTTCCATACCCTATTCTTTTGTTTTTCTTTAAACTTTTCATACAAACTGTTTTCAGTTTCCATTTCCGAAATCTCTACCTCTACATCCTCTCTTTTGAAAATTACTTTCTTGGCTGTCGGATACGCACATTTAGAGATACGAATAGCATTACGAATAGCGTAAACAAAATACGTTTCTGGTGACGATTCGATCACCACTACCTCATTTAAAGTGTTTTTGTAATTTTCCATATTATCTGCTTGCTTCAATTATATAACCAGGATGATCTTCACACGCCTCTTTGTATTCGATAAGAAACTTAAGAAATGAATCATAAGACCCCCATCCATTTTCTGGCTCGTATTTCAAAAGACTTTTTCTTTTGGAGATCATAATACATATACCTTTTGTAAGTACATTCTTCATCTCATCGGTATCTATTTCCCTACCCAATTCTTCTGGTCTCCAAACATAATCGTACAGCGTTTCTTTATTTTCTGATACGAATATTCTTTGTGCCATCTTGTTCATGTTGTGGGTGATGTTTGCAACCCATTCACGATCCTCTTCTTTCTTCTTACTTTTAATATAAACGTCCAGGCTCATACTGTTTTTCTTTTACCTTGTTACTAATTATCAAATCTGCCACATCATCTCCGTCTCCTACATTTTCAACATTTTGAAGATAGTCTGATACTTTTATCCTTGACTTCATCATCATCCCATCTATCTTTTTACTCCATGTCTCAAATGCTTGTCCTTTGTCCGGAAAAGCTACAGTCTTTCTATCTTTTAAAACATCTATCACTTCCGGCCTTAGATTCTGCAACCCACCGGTAGCTACAAATAACTCATCTGGTTTATTCACAGCGCATATAATAGCCGTCTTTTCTGATTCCACCAGATTAACTACCTTATCTGGATACTGGCTTAGAAGATGTTCTCCAAACAGGCATTGTCTAAACAAGAAGTCTCTTGCATGCAACGAGTGATAAAACATGACATGAGGTCGCTCATTGTCACCGTCTTTTTCCTTCACTCTTTTTACATCAATCTCATTCCCCTGGCTGTCGGTCTTTATATAAAAATCCATAATCTTGCCGGTTCTGCATACAAAGTCCTTATCTATCTGCCAGAATATACAACACCCTTTCCATCCCCATAAGTCCATTGTTCCAACATGATACCTTCTAAATACGTCAGATACCCTTTCTTTTCCCCATAGAGACGATAAAAATCTAAATACGGTGTTTCTATCGTCTGGAACTACAGTCCTCTCAAACTCGCTAAAAGGTATGTAATTTACAACGTCAGGATTTACAGGAGGACGATAAGCTCTTATACACTTGTTTCCCGAGATCCAAAGATCTTTGTCACCTACATCCTTACCAGTAGGTCGTTTATCGTAACCGCAAGTCCGTTCATGATCGCATCTTCCGAACTCGTTGCCAACAACCTGGCCTGTTGCCACATCAATATAAGGGGTGAGACACCGGCTTTTCCCGCAAGCTGGGCAGGTTAGCTTCAGTCGGCTCCTTCCGGGCCTGCGGTCAAGTTGAAACCGGGGTACGTTTTCGTATCTTCTGAAATCAAGCATTTTTAACTCCTCTCATTGCTTCTATGATTCTATCCGCTATAGTTATAGACCATGACACCACATCTGGTATATATACTCCGCAATCTATTTCTCCTTTTCTATCTTGCATTTTAATGAACTCAATAGAATAAGCCTTAACAAGATCGAATCTACGTTGTTCCCAGTCTACATCTTTGTTCTCATCATCCACAGGAAGGGTATCGAGATAATAATTTAAACTCTCATTTATCACACTTCCGTTGCTGTCATAGAATTGTATTTTGTCATAGTCTCTTCTTATAGTTGAACCATTGAAGGTGATTACGTCTATTATCTCCCCGGTTCTTCTAATTTTTCTTTTCATACTCTTCTTGTGTTTCTAACCAGTATAGGCATTGTCACATTAACAGTCTTGCCATATTTCTCGTAAGATGTGAGTATGCATATTGCATACTTATCCCCTATTTTCAAATCTTTCGATAATCTTAATCTTGAACCCCTTTTGATGTTAATAAAATAATCACCAAAAGGATTGATACATATCGGTTTTACGATTTCCACATAATCTCCTTTAGGAATAACAATATCACTCATATTACGAATCTTTTAGACATTTCCTCAGCAATATCATATACGACAATATGATCCTCTTCATTGTACGGCTTATTGATATTCAGCACTCCTTTTCTCACTTTAAACCTCTTATCTTTTCTGATATGATTCAACATCCCTTGTTGGAACACACAGTCCGCTTTCTCCATAGCAGCATTTTTATCAGACCATTCTTTTAGCGTATAACCTTTACTGTTCGTGCTTTTTGGAGAAAAATTCATAATACGTGCATCAATTCCGTACCAGTTTTTAACCATTCTCCTTTCAGCCTCCAATTGAAAAGCATGTTCATTTCGTATGTCACCTGATTTAAAATCTAAGATAACAATCTCTTCTTTCTCCACTTCTCTTACTTCCTTCTTCGGATCTCCTTTTTTGAACTGCCCCGTAGCCCTTTGATACACGGCTCCAAAATAACCTTCTTCTTTGTATTTGAATGTCATTTTAACCATCGCATCTATCGGCGTAGCTACCAAATAATCTTCTAATGACAATATTCTTTCAATCATCATCGGCTTAACCTTATACTCCGAACAAAACTTAGCAAACTTCATAACTCTGACAATCATATCGTCAAGATCATCTATGCTACCAAAGAATTTGTCAAGATTCTTTTTTGATATTTTAAGCTTGCCTTCTTGCACTGTCTTAACTATAAAACTTCGATTTAAGACCATATCTCTACCCGTCAAGTACAATCCGTATAGGTAGTGCATGATCGTTCCTTTATCTGCATCATATTCTGATACTTCTTCCGGATTGCGACCAATCATCCTCATCTCCTGTCTCCATTCTTGAAGAGCCGTCTTGTCATCTACGAATCCGTCTCTGATCATGGTTGTTACCGAAGCATATATCTTGGCTGTCCCATCATCCATCTTTCTTACATAAAAACGATTACCGTCTAATGTCAATCTTACGAATTTGGGAGTCTCGATCTTCTTTAACTCATCACAGATATAAAACGGCTCTAACGTTTCCTGATTTTCTGTAAACGGATTCGAATCCTCTTCTCCAGGGTTAGAAGCGGCTCCCTCCTCCGGAGCTTCCGGTTCCTCCTTCTGGGCCTGCTCTGGCTCAGGCGCCGGCTCTTCAACTACTGGAACCTGTCCGCCTCTTTCTGCTATGTCTCTGTTCTTTATTAAAGACATAACTTCCTTTTTCAATTGCTCTGGTGTCTGATTAGGATCTGATACCGACATCACAACATCGTTCATCCTAAATAACGTATTTCCTTCTCCTTCCACCATAGGGACAAACCCTAAATCTGTCAATATTTTTATTTTCTGTTCTATCATAACATTGTCTCAATTAATGCTTCTTTAACATAATACAACACAGTTTCAGCTTCATCTATATCCGAAGCCGCTCCCTCAAAGTCAATTTCTCTCTCACTCTTTTTCCTTTTTACGTTGGCAATGAAAATGATTTCACCGTCAGCTTCTATTGTGACCTTGTATTTTTTTCTCATATCTGTCAATTATTTCAATAATCAATCTACCTCTTTCTTTAATCATTCCTCTACTTTCCATATCCAGTACCTTATTTATTGCATATTTCCATACAAAAGGAAATTCTGTTTCAAGTTTATCAAATTCCATCCGGTCAAGATACATGTCGAATATCGTATGCTCCGATTCATGTAGGAAAACTATATTATCTCTGCAAGTAGCAACCGACTTATATATCCTTTTAGGAAGTATGTGACATACGTTACACACTGTAGGAAAATGAATAGCCCTACCAGTCATAGACATCCGAATACTATTTAACTCTTCCAGCATAAGACGAAAAAACCCGGATAAATCCGGGTTTTTTAACTTTTTCTTCTTGTTGCTGTTTTTAATGGATGTAATTCTGTTTTTTTTCTTCGGAGTCAACTCTTTGCTCCTACAAGCCTGGCATAAGCCATGACTTCTTATCATCACTTTTCGTCCGCATCGTTCGCAGACGTATAGCTTCTTTTCCTTGCTTTCCATTCGAATAATAATGATATTATTGAAAAGAACAATCCCGCTGAAGCCAGTAGATAAGGTACGTTCATTAATAATTTAGATACCTCGTCTGTCTTAATCACTATCAGAAGGAAAGCGCCTGCTGAAAGCAATGATATTATCGCCACAACAAGCGCTATGTTGGAAACTACATCAGCCTTACTCTTCACTCTTCTTCTCGCCTAATTTTTCAGCTCCCTTCTGAAGATCGTATTTGAATACGTCAATGATCTTCGTTTCAGCAATAGCTTCGCAATTCCAGTCTCCTAACGTGCCCTGCATACCTTTAGTTAACACAGCCTCAGCGTCTTTCGGATTGCCGGCCTGGACATACATATAGCATGGCGTTTTCTTTTCTTTACCTTTCTTTTCATTCAGTGTAATGTAATTCACCTTACACTTATACCAGTACTCAGCTTCTCCGTTGAAGAAGATTTCCGACACTTTAATAGGATTTATTTTAATAATGTCGAACACTTGAAATAAATCCTTGAAAATCTCTAAAGATCTTGATTCTGCCTCTGTATAAGACAAGGCATCTACCAAATACTTTTCAGTTACTTTCTTTTTTTTGCCGTTCTCGATATTATCAATCTCGGCTTTTACCGTAATTTCAAACCAGCGATTCATTGTATTAATATTTAATTAGTTGATTTCTTTCCTTTCTCTATACTATTTTTAAATCTTTCAGAACACCACTGCAAAACATCCATCATCATCATCTCATTATTAGATAAGATGCCTTTTATAATTAACGCCAATTGATGCTGTGACATTCTTAGGCTCATATCAAATCTTCTTTCCTCTTCATTTACTATCGTGGCTACGAAATACTTACACCCCTCTAAGTGCGTCAGGGCTTCAATCATAGCTTCTTTTATCTCTTTTTCTTCCATTCTGTTTGTTTTTTTGGACAAAAATATGTCTTTTGATAATAAAAAAGATTCAAAATGATTTAATTTAGCTTAATTACTACTCTTTTGATTCGTCCGGCATAGGCATGTCAAACTTTTTCCTGATAAACGATTCTGTTTCTTCATTGAATGGATAGGCCTCCTTAATAAAATTCATAGCTACCTCCATATCACCGTCTGCTATATCTTTATACCTTTCAAAGATACCAACCAGGTCATTGTTATATGAACGCTCTTGTTTTATGTTGTACACGTATTTCAACACCCTGTCTTTAATTTCATTGGCTTTTTTCACAGTATCATTGAAGGAATTTATACTTTCCAATTCTGGATCTTTGCTTTCCTTGTTTACCTTATCAAACTCTTCTTTGCTATACCCCGCTTCCCCTTTAATAGCCGGGCAAACACTTTCTTTTATGATCCAAAACTGTTCATACGATCCTGTCAGAAACCTTGATTCTATTTTAAATGCATTATATTTAACAAGCAAATTAGCCACCTCAGTTGCACCTTCTACGGTTCTAAAACCGATGCCGATATCTTTTAACATAAATACTGGAACTCCAGTTCTTGGATACACGACTTCTTTTTCGTTCTTTATATTCCAGTTTTTAGCTTCAATTGGAATACCTTTACCAGCAAGCTCCTTGTCTATATACAGACTTATCTCTTCGTCTGTCAATGCCACAATCTCATCTCTGCTTAAATCAAAAACTGTTTTCATTTTTTTTATTCATTAAATTAAACAACTTACTTCTTTGTTCAGGCTCCGTATATTCCACCCATATATCGGCTGCCACATTTCTAAGAAATTCCATAAAGTCTTGATGATCCCTGTATTCTTTACTTGTGCTCATGATATGCCCATTTAATACTGTGAATCATATTTTCTTTCTCTCCCGCTGTCTTCCCCTATAGGATTATCCCATCCGTATTTTACAGCCGTAGCTTTAAATAGAGGTAGCCCGTAAAATCTATAATCATCCTCATCCCAGTCTTCAAGACCTTCTTCCAGGATGTAGTTCCACATCATTACACATTCAAACATTAAACTGGCTGATATTCCTCTCTGATTTAATGCCTTTTCAAAACCGAATCTTACATCTTCTTCAAGCTGTTTCAAAACATTCTCCCTGGTAAATTCAACTACAGTACTGTTCCACCTTTCTTCGTTATTGTATTCTTCGTTCGGCTCCATACCGAAATCCTTTATCATGTTATATGGGATAAATTTAGCCAGTCTGTTAAAATCTCTACCGTCTAAACATTTTGATGCTAATCCTTTAAGTTGTTCTAATGTTTTCATAAGCAATTTTGTTTTATAGGTTAATCCCATCCTCCAGTAGTGTACAAAGATACATCTCCCTCCTCTACGTTTACACCTTTAATAGCCTGTAGAAGTTTTTTCTTTGTCTCCCGGCACATATTGTAACCATATCCTTTATACCGATATGAGCGCTCCCATGTACTTACTGGAAAAGGAATATTTTCGTCAATGACCAGCCTCTTCATATGAAGATGTTCGAAGAATTTCTCATGATAGAGTAGTTTGTACTCGTATGCTACTATACTTGCAGATGAGAATGGAAAATAATCATCTTCTTTTTCTTCGTATTTGGGCTCCTTATAGTAAGCCATTTTTGTCACAGTAAAATCGAAGCTCCTAAGAATCTCTTTCGGCTTTCCAAACTCTGACTCTATGAACTCTATCCATACCTTTTCTCCCTCTTTCTGGAACGCACATGCCTTCTCATTTCTGTACTTAAATTTCCATCCTTCTTTCTGATGTTTTTCATCATTGAACGAATCAATAGCCTCCTGAAAATCGCTTTCACTTTCAAAGAAAATATCAATGTCTTTTACTCTTTCTCCGGAAAGGATATTTTTAAAACATCCACCAGCTATGAATCCTTTGTGGCCTTCCATATACTTGTCAAGCCATCTTATTTGCCAGAAATTATCTGGAGTATCTATTACAAAATTATTCATATTGTTTATGTTTTGCCGTTACCAAAAGTAAATTATAACGATCTGCACAGTCTTTTGACTCATATACAAATTCTATTTTAATATTACCAATTAATACTGAACCTTCTATTTCTCCGCTTTTAATTTTTCTCGCCGTATTTAAATCAAACGGAACAATAATTGGATTTTCCATATCTTTTTATTTTTAATTATGTAATCAATAAAACAAGATGGGTTACTTAAACCCATCCCAGTTGTTTTGCTATTCTCTCCATTTCGTTATATGCTATCCTATGACATCCAGCGGTTAGCAAATCGTTTTCGTACCGATTTAGACTCCACTGGTGACCGGTGATGTCCTCCACCAGACCGTGCCGAAACTCGGCGCCCCGGTGCATTGCCGACACAGCCCGCCACAGTTTTCTGGCTTCTGTTATTCCAATCTTTATCTGTTTACTTGTCTCAATAATATTTCCTTTTATACGAATCCAGGCGTTAGGTTTTTCACCAGGAATATAGAAAGGTGTATTCAAGAAATTGATTTCTCCTGACTTCCACTCTTCCAGTTTTTCATCAAAATCCTTGTGACGGGCTTCTTCTTCCTTGCTTAATCTCTCTAATTTTATTCTTTCTCTTTCTTCCTCACCCTTTCTCCATCTTTCAGATCTTTCTAAATACTTAATCCATGTACCTTCCCCGCAAACTTCATCAACAATCACATTTACGGTCCCTAACACTTTTAATCCTTGATGATCCAATAAAATTTGAAAGATGCGTTTTAATTCATGTACGTGCTTACGCTTGATACTATCTTCGCTCTTGGATAATTCATGATTGGTTCCAAGCCAATCATTAGCACTCTTTTCAAGGATACTCTTAGCAGTTCCCATGTTAAAGAACTGAATGTAATCCATCATATTCCCAAAAGCGCCCCAAATATCTGTATAAGATAATTCTGTTTTAGCTCTTTTGTATTTTTCAATAGACTTCTTAATTGATTCCAGTTTGCTGGCAACAAACCTCATATTACCAGTATCCGATATATTATCCCCTACACTGAAAACCATTGCCCAAATTGGTATCGCATTACGAACATAGCGTTGATGTCTGCCCGTGGTAGCAGAATAATAATCTTCATTTATCAGGTATGCTTTCTTCCCTTGTTTGTTTTTTACTATTCTCCCGACTTCAAAGTAATGCCCATAAGAATAAATACTTGTACCTTCAAAGAAGAAATTGCTCCCTGATGCTGATTCTTCTTGTTCATGAGCCCACAAGTGAGCGACCATTGAATTGTTCATATAAATATCTTTTTAATTGTTTAACTTACCTTTATCATATGACATTCTCTTTTCGTATTTTTCAATACGTTCGGTTATCATATCGCAGAAGATTTGCCCTTCTTTTTCGGAACCTCTGAAGTAACCAATCATCTTCATGATATTCCCGTTAAACTCATGGACAAACTTGTTGTAATAATGTTCCCCCATAACTTTCCCGTATTTTTCCATGAACAAATCCTTATCCAGTGATTCATCCTTAAAGCAGCGGTTGTAATCCCATCTTACAACACGAAACAATGTTTCAAAATTCAATCTTTCCATATCCTATATTTTATTTAAGTTCAAACCTAATATCTTCCGGCAACTTGGAGCGGTCTACCTTATTCACAAAATCATCAAACTCTTCCTGTGTGATTTTTTCTCCATAACCGTTCCAGTTGAAAGACAAAGTGTTCGTGTGAGGATAATATATAACATTATTAATTGGCAATCCATAATCAAACACACAGAGCATTATCTTCTTTTCTGCTTCTGCTTGTCTGATTTTCTTATCGTATCGCTCACAAATTTCAGCACGCTTTTTCAACATCTTTGCCTTATGAACCTCTTCCCTACGTTTTTCGATATTTTCTGCGGAATAATACCCGGCTTTAATGCGCTCTTCAATAAGCAAACGTTCCTCGTCCGTTAATGTCAAAGTAAACCTTTCCTTTTCCGGCGTATACGGATTTACCCATTTCTTACCACACAGGTCTTCAAGTTCAACAAGAAGCTCGTCTGATTCACGTTTCCATCTATCTACAATTCCTAAATCGAAAAGCAGATACTTGAAATACATCTTATCCTCAGAGGCTTTATATAATTCTACGCATTCTTGTTCTGATATACGCAAATACTCCATTGCCACAGACATACCACTTCTTCTCACGTGATATATGCCATTTTCTACCGGATGCATAGGAGCACCATAATGGTTACAAAGATGCAACGATATGAATTTCGCTAATTCCGGAAAATGTTTTGCGACTTCATCGTGGCAGCAGCCTCCTAAGTAATCCTCATATTTTCCATGCTTGTTTTTCCAGTCAACGTCGGCTGTTATGCTCCAGTCGCATATGTTATTTTTGCAGTCATCATCCAAAGAGATTCTAACTGTTATTCTATAATCTTCTTCATTTTCTGTAAAGAATTTTGTACCTGAATAAAACAGTTTGTTTGTAGTTTCCATATTATTTTAGTTTAATCATTACACTTATGAAAAATAAAATCTGCACACTCTCCGGGAAGTGTTCCTGCGTCATTACAACGGTAAAACCCTTGTGTTTCCAAATCTACATCTACCGGATAACCTTCTGCTGCTTCCAAGAAGCGTTGGATTTCCTCACATTCTTCATTCGTTAATCCAGTGTAATCATCATTGATTAACGGGCAAGCCCAATAAGAGGGCAACCTGTATCTTATTACTTTTATGCTCATAGTTTTATTAATCTACAGTTACTATCTTCAAATACCGGAACCTTCCCTTGTTCTCTAAAATAAGCAGTGGCCACCTTGAAAGCATAAAGCGGATTTACTTTCTGGATTTCTTGTTGTGATTTATAGAAAGATAGCGGCTTACATACATAGAAATTTTCATTGCCAAGACTCCCAAAAAGCCAATCCATACTACCTTCATCACAATTAGTGCCACCCAGTATTATTAAATCACATCCGGTCTTCCGGGTTCCCAAAATAAATGCCTTGTTCTTATTCTCTGGCTGCATAAATATCTCCTTGTCGATTTTAAACCAGTCGCTCTGGCGACTCTCCACATCCCGGCGAACTATTTCGTCAATTTCAAGTGCATATTCTTCTTGTGTTTTCATAAGATATGTTATTAAATGTAGTTATATAATTTCTGGATAAAATCACTCATGGCATCAGCATACACAACCTATTCTTCTAAGCCATTCTCTATCATGACTTCCTTTATCAATTCATCTGTCTCCTCGTAACATCCCCAGCAAGAATCAACCTCTTCCCATTCTTCGCAATCTTCATCCTCTCTTGATTTGTCTTTGTATTTCTTGGTAAATGCTACCTTCTTTTCAAGAACGTACCCTTTTACATCTCCCCACATCCACATACCTATGGACTTTACTTCATTATCTATAATCTTGGCACAATCTTCTTTCCAGTCTCCTTCTTTGTTGCAGACTTCATTATCATATTTTTCTTTTGTAACGTATACTATCCCTTTTATATAATCACCTTGACTATAACCCCTTGTTGACCACTCTATAGCTACCACATCTTTTCCATATTTGGATATGATATCTAACAGGTCTTCATCATCCAGATCCTCTATTAATTCTCCTCTGCAATCAAAGTCCGTCAAATCACTTGGAAAAAACTCTTGACCTATATATGGACTTGTCTTATGCTTCAACTTCCATACATTGCCACCTCTGTTGTATGTGAATGAGATCCCATTCGCTTCCCCTTTCTTTAAATATTTTACAATGTCTTTCTGTTCTATATGCTTCATTACAATAGCATCAATAACATCTCTAAGATCATGCTTGTTATCGTAGAAGAAAGTTTTCCAATTGCATTCATCATGCAATCGATGCATATCAGAGTATTCAAAAAAGAATGACCCAAACAAACCCCAATTAGTTATAGGGCATTCTGAATCACGGCAATAATACACTTTAATGCGATAATCGCCTACTTCTTTTGTTGTAATAAGATCGTCTTCCATGTCTTTATATTTTAAATAGTTCTTAATTTTTCTTCGATAAATGCATCTATTTCATCATAGTATGAGCCATCAAAATAATAATTCCCATATTTCTCTGTAAACTCTTTGGTCCACTCTTGAATGATGTTAAATGCCTCTTCCCTGCTACGTTCTTTTAATCCCATTAGATCATCCACGGCTGTCACCGACATCTCTTGTAGATTTCGTAAGTAATTCAAACCTATGCTATATGGTAGCTTACCTACTTCTATACATACATGATGACCTTGTTTAAAGGCATCCTGTAAATCTTCCAAACTTTCTATCAATGACTCGGACTCATCATCTACTCTCACCTTGTATAACTCAAAATCTTCATTTTCTGCCGACACCCATATCTTGTAGGCTTTTTCGTTGGACAATCTTTTCCAAACAAATCCGTCACTGAATACAATTAGGCTGCCTGTTACTATCGTATTTTTCATAATCACTTTCTAATCTGTTACTCTGTAATAATAATCAAGTTCTTCTCCCTTAAAGTTGTTCATGGCATACTCGTCAGCTTCCCGCCACAACCGGTCATACAATGCAGCCAGTTCACGATTGCTTTTATAATGTTGCCAGATTTTATGATTCAATACCAGCGTCAATTCTGTAAAGAACTTATAATCGTCTTTCCATTCGCTGAACGCACGTTTGTAGGTATCTTTGACACCTGCTATACCATACTTGTCGGCTATGCTGAAATCTTCCCAAAAGGTAGTTATCAGGTCATAGCCGTTCTCTTGCATAAATTCTTTAAATGTCATATACTAACTATTTAAAGGCAATTCCATAATTACTCCAAAACTTTACTTGTTGAGACAGATTCCACGGCATAGTTTTATATGCTTGGAAATATTCCCACTCGATTTTATCCTCAAAGCCGGGACAATGATGTTTGACGTAAGCATAAAACTCATCATGCTTCTGTTTTGCAAAATCATCCCGAAAATCGTTTTTTTTGACATACACCTCCGTTAAAAACATAGGAATCCCATTAATTTCTATTATCACCGGAAACTGATCATCAAAGTCAAACGCATCATTAGTTTCTTTAAACTCTTTAAATTCTTTGAATTTTAGCTTTATAATTCCATTGTTTTCTGCTAATGCTTCTTTGATGTACTTTAATCTTTTTGCATTCAGACTGACCTCTGCTTCTTCTATTTCTTTATACAATTTATTTAGATCCATATTCCACTATATTTATGTTGTCAAATTTTTCTTTTATAATATCCAAGGCGCCACACTCGTTTGTTATCATAGCATGCTTTCCTGGCTTCATTCTCCACAGATTAAAATACCTTGTCACATTCATAGTGGCATTAAATAATGATATTTCGTATCTTGTGTTCCCATTTTCATCATGTCCCGCTTTTTTAAAATAACATAGGGTCGGCTTGTATTTGAAATAATTAAAAAGCCTATACCATCCCTTTCCGTTACATGTTTCACAATTCCATATTCCAGCAAGCTTCCTATATCCCCTTACCGGTATTCTCTCTATTTCTTTTGGTACGATCTTGACATACTTTCCTTCTCCGATTGGTATGGTCATATTACCTGCCTCTTCCGTGCAAAAGTATTCTATTTCAGATGCCATTCCTTTATACATATAGAACCGGTATAAGTTCCCGTCAGGGTCTACCCGATCCATGTAATATAAAACCACTTTGTCTACTTTTATCGTTTTCATTCCTTTATTCTCCTTATCTTTAAATTGTCATTCTTACAGTATTTCTTCAGCCAATCATCCGTTAGATAACGATTAACTCTATCATATTTCTTTTTCGGACCCTTGCTCCAGAATTTCCATTCGTTTGTAATATCGTTCCCATATTTATCAAACCAATAGATATAATATACTACGTTACCGTATAAATCCACTTTGTTTCTCTCCTGTATGATTACCTCGTAAGGCATTTCCTTGTCTCTTTTCTCCATCTTTATCCTCCTTTCTTAAAAAAACGACACCTATCTTCACAGACCAGTGCCGGCAACTAACTTACATGGAAAACTACTTAACTTCAACTAATTCTACAGAGTTGTAGAATTTAGTGAAGCTACCAACAAATTCTCTTATGTTTTTATATTCTTCTGGTCGTTTTCTGTTACCGTCTTTTATATCATTTACCCACAGTCTATCCTCTATGCTCTTAATCGCATTCTCTATCGTAAATTCGTCGCTGACACACATTAAGCACGAAGACCCGGTTTTCTTATGCGGTTTATACACCCTTGAAAAAGACCACATTTTTATCTTGTCGTATATATATCCGTTGTTGGGATAAACGAATCCTATTCGTTTATCACCTTCTTTGGCGTAAAATACACCCGGTTCCTTTCCTCCCTTTCTATATACCACAAATCCTTTTTCTTTTAGGATCTTAACTACTTTATCTAATTCATTTTCTACGTTCATTTTCATGCAAAAATTTAAAAACGACCTTCATTACATTTCCAAAGTTCTCCACCTTAACCCACTCATGAGCTACTGCTCTAAGTACGGATGTCTCGTATGTCGGAATATCGTCTTCTTCAACCACCTTACAAGAAGCCAGAACTCCTTCGGTCGGCTTTAGTCCTCGGTCATGCAGCTCGCAGAGACCGTCCGGCTGGCGGAATGCGCACCACCCGTCTTTCACTGTTGGCTGGATCATCGCTATTGGTTTTTCTTTCACTGCAAGATACCCTACCATCCACATTGTTTCTTTTAGCCTGTCAGCGTATCCGGCATCTATGATAGCTTCTATGTCTTTTGGCGTACCAATACAAGGAACCTCACACATGTTCTTGCATTTATCACATGTACAAGGCTGCTCCCATCTATTATGATCTATGCCAACCAACTTCTTTATCCGTTCTACTTCCTCTTTCATATTATACTGTCTCTGTTAGTTTTTCGTAATACAACTTCATTTCCGGTGAAGCGTATTCCATGAATGCTTCGAATAAGTGTGGTACCTCTATTATCATATTCACATTACAACCTTCTGTCTGTGAAAGCGATTCAAGATCATTACTGTACAGGCACGTAACATAGGCACCTATATTAAATACATGCAAATCTATCCTTACGTATTCTATACATGAAGACAATGCATTAAACAAATTCTTTACTTCATTCTTGTCAAAAAGTTCTACAAATTCTCTCAACCCCATTATTTTACCACCCTTTCTATGTGTTTAATTAATACTACTGCTATTCCCTTACCGGTTTTTATCGCACATTCCGACCCTTTTATCCATTCTACACACCCTACATACTTTTCCGTAGCATGAAATCCGGGATTGTATTTTCCAGATGTACTGAACTCTACCGTATCCCCTACCCTCAGATCATCAAAAGCAATAGACCATGTGGTCCAAATTCTGTCATGTCTCCCAGGCTGAATGGCCCCGATTACGCCTTTTTTACGACCGTTTTTTATTGCCCTTAGTATTATCTTCCTATCACCTTCGATAAGGCTGCAAAAGCGCCCGTAAAAGGTCAAATCAACCTGTTTTCCTCCTATTTCTTCTCTTATTTTTGTTATTCTGTTCATTTTCTGATTTTGTTTTATTTTTTTCTTTGTTTTTTCGATCTTCTATAGAAGATGATAATAACATTATCTTTTCTATGTTACTTTTTGACTGTAAAAAAGAATCGCATTTCATTACTACTACCACCTTCTTAAGTTCCCCATTATCGTATAGCGATACACGCATCATGTTTTGCACCTCGTCCACTATCAGACCTGGAGTAGTCTTAGCCATTTTGCGTAGCTTATTATACTCCGGTCTTTCCATTTCCTCTGTTTATTACTCTATAGTATTTATCCTTATCCCCTTCTTTCAACTTCTCCAGATAGAAAATTCCATCATGTAAATGAGACAAACAAAACCTGTATCCGTATTTCTGTACTCTTCTTACATGATCCCGCAGTCTTATCTCTTCACTTTTGTCTTGTACTTTGATTTTAATACTGTCTCCTTCTTTGATTGTGTATAAAATAGTTTGAATCTCTTCTTTTTTCATCTTATAAAATATTTTAACGGCAGCACCTATACTCACGCACCACTACTGCCTTATGTTTAACAATTAAATACTTAACTCTTCAATGGTCAAGCCTTTTTCTTTTGCCCACTTTAGCATCGCGCATAATTCTGTTTCTGACTTATATTTCGGATCACGCCACGCCCATCCGAATTTATCCAGGACATGATGATATAATTCGTCGGCCTTTGCCGTGTAAATGTCTTTGAATAAATGCTCCGAACCTCCCGGTATAAGCATCTCTGTTGTTGCAAAATCGGAATACGATAAACATCCGTAAGCATATTCTGTTATTTCACTCCATGCTTCTCCGGCTTTAAATCCAAATTCTTTTACAAAAGCCAAAGTTAGATACATATTTAATAATATTGTTACATCATATCCGGAATCCGACTTTCTTTCTATTATTTCCTTTTCAAATTCCTTTAAATCTTCAGGCCCTAAAAAGATGTATCCTGATACCGACCGGTAATTAGTCTCCGCATACTTCTTGCATTTATCATCATTGACAATCTTACTAATGTTAGATAACATCTTTTGCCTCCATTCATCACAAAACTCTACCTCTACGTTCATCCAATCAGTACCATAATTATATTCTTTCGGATATCCGACCGATGTTACCTTTATACTATTCACGCCATATCCGTAAAGGCGTTCACTTACCTCATTCGCCCATTCCTGTACAAAAGGAATAAACTTATTGTAATAAGAATCAAAATCAAAATCCGATTCCTCCTCATATTCTGGCATCTCTTCATAATCCTGTTCAAAGAAATGACGAGGATCTGCTATTGTTTCGTAGAAACTTACGTTAATGAAACAAAACTCGTTGGTTGTCGTTTTTAATATCATAACTTTTTGTATTTACGTACATTTTTCTTGCCATAGAATCTACACATGGCACGAATCTGACTATAAAATACTTTTGTCCTCCTGGCCTCAAAGTATTTAAACATTTCTTCATTCTTTGTTTCCCAAACGTAATCCGTTTGGGAACTCATGCGATCTTTCTCCTTGCGTGAATAATGGTAATATGATACCACAACACGTTTCATACCATTCTTTACAGGTACGATATTTACGTCTATACTATTCTCTGTCATATTATTATTGTTTTATGCATTATACAAATACAAAGAGCGCATACCTTCACAGGCCGGCGCTCCTTTCAATAAAAATGAAAAAACTAATATTACATAAACATATTGTTTTCTACTCTTTATTACAATACTTTTGTTCCGCAATTATTATATCTTCCGTACTCTTTTTTCGTATCATTCAAGATTTCAAAAACCATCTTCTTGTGATCTTCGTTTGGTAACCTATCCTTAACAGCCGATATTACGCCCGCTATAGACGTAAAGCCTGAATCTGTTATTGAACACAGCAACACGCCTCTGTCGGCTCCGGTGCTTATTGCTGACGCCTTTATAATATCATTCTTATATATTCTCATAACTTTTTTGTTTTATTGTTTGTGAGATGCCCAGAATCGAACCAGGACCGGCACATACGCACCGGCACGCCGCGTCATCCCCTCTATGATGCAGAAATAGGCATGCCTATCCTCACGAACCGACATGCCAAAACCCAAAACTTAATTTGATGAATAAAATAGATTAACAAAAATACTATTCTAATTCTTTTATAATATCTTTCACAATATTCAGCCTTACCTCCTTCGTTTCTGGACTAAGACAACCAAACCACCCATAAAACGTTCTTGTTTCCTCTGGTTCTGTGGCCATACTTATCTTCTCCTCCAATTCCGGGAAATATATTCTCACCATTTCGTCTGAACGAAACTCATAGATATTTTTATGTGTTTTGAAATACATAAACACTACATTTCTTAACGCAACACATATGTATTCCCCATCCTCTAACCTATCAATCATCTCATATACCTTTTTCCATATGAATAATCGCTCTTCTTTTGTAAACATATCCTTCTTTATTTTTATGGTATTATTTGACTGTATGCAGACTTTTCCATGTACACAATATTATGCTCCTGTCCAAATATCTTCTTTGCCGCCTCTTTCTTTATCGCACAATATCTTCCTGTACGATACGGATTCTTTTGATCTGATCCATCTTCAACCTCGATAATAAAACAACCACCATCATCTATTATCTTTTTGCAATCGTCACATACTCCGCCCGTGCATATATGATGCGGCGCCTGACCTTTGATATTATTTCCTAATAAAGCAATGCCCATCTCTTCGCCACATATCATGCAGACTTCTATAGACGGATTCAATCCGTGTTCTGGATGTAATGTAATACCATCTTTCATTTTCTTTCCTCCTTTGTTTTTAATGTTGTGTGAGATCGCCGGAATCGAACCGACCTACTGCACCATGAATCCCATAAAGCAAATACTCCGATCTTCGCAGACGGGAGCATTCTGTCTAAAGCATAAGAAAATTAATGAAGAAAATCTTCCTCACTTACGCCATAGCATCTAAAATAGCTATCAACACTATTTCTATGACAAGCATAATAGAGAATGTCTTAAATATCTTTTTCATATCTCCTCCTTTTTTTATCTGTTCTTTTCACGTTCCACAATAAACTGTTCCGGCTCTGCCCTGGCCTACGCTCCACCTACAACCGCAGGCCTTAGCCCAAGGCGCCGCCTACTCCCCCTCTATGGCAGCCTGTTCGTACCTACTAATCCAATCTCCATCTATACAACTATCACTACCCGATAATAAACATTTATCCTTATAACAATCATAAAAAATACACCATCACTACTCTAATCCTTAACGTCTACACAGCTAACTACCTTAGCATATACTATACCATCACTGCCTTCTATCCCTTTCACCCCAACTACCTCCTTACTCAAATCTAAGTCAGGCGCAAAGTCATATACGTTCATGTTGTTTATATTTTAATTGTTAAACATTTCACTTACTACCAGCCTATGGAATGATGGTTTAAAACGCTATCATACTTTATTTTGTTGGAAAACCTATACTGTTTTAAAACGCATGTCTTAATTTTGAAACGCTGTAAGTCTTAATTTTGTTGGAAGTAAGTCTTAATTTTGTTGGAAGTAAGTCTTAATTTTGTTGGAAGAGAGTGCCCTATTTTGTTGGAAGAGAGTCTTAATTTTGTTGGAAAACCTACAGATTTAAAACGCTGTAAGTCTTAATTTTGTTGGAAGTAAGTCTTAATTTTGTTGGAAGTAAGTCTTAATTTTGTTGGAAGAGAGTGCCCTATTTTGTTGGAAGAGAGTGCCCTCCCTCTCCCCCTCTCCAACTCCCGCTAATCCTCCGGCTTTCCGCATAGAACCCACGCCCTACCGCCTCACTACCGGCATACGGAGAGCGCTACAAGCTTATACTCTGGCATGGAATATGGAGGATTTGGAGATAATATCATTCCATAGAGAGAATAGAGAGACTTCAGCCCACGCCCTACCGCCTGCTCCTCCTATCAAGATAGATATTCAGACCTATAATCAAAGCCAGAAACAAAAAGCAAAAAACCATCACGATATTATACTGATCTGGTCCGTACTCTAACATAGACCTTACTCCAACCGATAAAAAATACAGGTCAGATACTAATAAAAACCACCACATAAAATAAAAAATTTACAATAAGTATGTCCGAAAATACGGGTATTATAAAACATAACTAATTGATAATCAAGCATACCTCGTTTTTAAGAAAAATACAATAAGCCTGATTTTCAATCTATAGAGATGAAAAAGGCGGCATCCGACACCCTATTTTGGGTCAGAAAACCGCCTCAAGTTTCGTTTTAGACCAATTTTAACGACATGATATAGACAAAATACCGGCATTATATCCAAACTATCCTATTTTAGTTTCGTTTTAGACCAATATGGCACACATCCGCCGTTCACTCTCAGAATACCTACCCGTAAATAGAAAGAGTAGGATACGAAAATAGGGCTGCTCCGACGTTCGGAACAACCCTACTCCTATTTAAATGCTGTTTATGTTTTCCTTGACGTATGTTCGTGATGTATGAACTTTACGCTTGCATTTGTCCTTTCCTGTATCGGCATGATACGCTTCTTTGAGATCACGATACAACATAAATTCACGATACGCTCTTTTCCGCTTTTCTTTAGCTTCTTTCCTGGACAGACCGCGAACGTCTACCATGTGAGATTTAAATTTCCTTTCCATTTTCTTTATGCTTTAATTATGATTAACCCCAGCGGTTAAGTGCTTCAATATAGAAACCTTCCGCCTCTTTGTACTCACTTTCGCTTAGTGCTTTCACCGTCTCGATATAGTTACGCAATGTTATTTTTACGCAACTGTTTTTAGATTTATTGAACGCTTCAATTAAAGCGTTGATCATTGCTTTCTTTTCCATGCTATTATATTGTTTATAATTTAGAGGTTGCTCCGGAATCGAACCGGACGCGCATTCCTATCCTATAGAGATTTTATGCTACAACCAACAGCCCGTAATTAGTACGTAGTCCTTGTGTACAGGCCCGTACTATGTTGTTATTATATTTTCCGTCTGCTACACAACTTAGCCACAAATAAAGGCGATTGTGTCCTTGCGTTTTGATACAACATGTTCCTACATGTTAGGCTACATGTTTATACCCTGTAATTTAATCTACAGCCTTGTCCTATTTTACGTGCAGGCAAGTAAGGCACATTTCGGTCTGGAGATAAACCGCGTACAACGGTATGTTTTTCAAACTGTACTAACATACCTAACATAACTACATTTATCCAATGTAGTACATGCAGTAATACCAGCCCTTTAATTGCCAACGGCAAGGGCAAAGGTATATCTATCTCCAATATGTAAAATAACTCTCTGTTTTGTCAGCTTCAGTCTAAAGCATACGCGGGACGTGCACCCACTGACAACGGCGTACAAGCGCGTTTAACGGTACGCGTCAAACCTTTGGAGAGCTTAACGGCGCTCTCCGTGCCTTGTTACTGCTGGTTGCTTTCATGTGCGAGGTATTCACTTACACACTTTGCCACAGTGCGAATAGAATAAGATTTGATCTTAACAGCCACATAAGTAGCTTTATACTCGCCATTTTCTTTTATCAACCATTTAGTGCTTTTTTTGGTCTCCAATGATTCGGCAGTAGTAAAACCAAATGATTTATATTCGCTACCGTAAACCACATTCTCAGCGCACCAATCAGCCGTTTTAGCCTCAACGCCTTTCTCTTTGTCTGCATTGGTATCCTTATACACTTTAGAGTATAAAGCAAATTTAACAAATGTATCGTCAACTTTCGGTAACATTTGGCTACACACAGCTACCAGGCGTTTTTTATCCTTGGCGAGGGCTGCAACCTTTACGGCGTATTCTGCCGGTATTTCCAAGGCCTTGCAAATAGACTTGAGATCAGCTCCATTAGCAAATAAAGCGTTGTATAACTTTACGGCACCTACCAAATTTGCAGCATTTTCTTTGATAACAGCATTCTGTAGTTTGTTTACATTTTTTTTAGTAATCATAACATTATGTATTTATTTGTTAAACAAGTGATATTCAATTCAATAGCCCACAACGCAAGCTATTAACAGATACAGATATAGCGTTATCCAACGGATACACTATATAGGTTCATCATGTCAGCATGTGTTATCGCTTTAACACATTGCAAATATACTACTTTTATTGTTATTACAAATATATATACTATATTTTTTTTGTTAACTTGTATTAATTTCGATTCTATTATCTGATTATCAGCAATTTATAAAACGAACGAGAGCGGTATTATACGCGTACATTAATATGTAGGATATATGTTTATTTAAGTGGCTTATAATCAATATGTTATAATAATACATTGATTATCAATAATTTAAATAAACTGTTGATAATCAGCGAGTTTATATGTTTGAGGTGAAAACGCGTTTCCGGTTTTCCAGCGAAGGGGGTGTGGGGGAGAAAACGCGTTTCGGGGGCGGGAGGTTCGTGATAGGTACCCCCTCTCTCCCATCACATAAACATCTTTCATATCCCTCATCACATAAACAT